CATAGAAAAAATTGTAAAGGCAATTGGTGTTGTAGTTGTAAAAGTATTCAAAATAATAAAAGATATTATTACAGATCCAACACTTAACAAAACTATACAACAATTATTAAAAACTGTAGAAGTAGTAATCAAAGAAGTAGGTAAGGCTATTCAGGTTGTCGGTGATATTATAATAGCAGTTGTTACAAATATCGGTGGCATTATAGAATCAATAGGAAAGGCTATTTCGGATGTTATTAATTCTATTGGTGATACAGTAAGTAAAGTAATAGGGGCTGTTGGTGATTTAATTAAAACAATTGGTGACACAATAGTAACTATAATAGATGGTGTAGTTACTGGAATAGAACGATTAGCCGCACTTAGTGCCGGAAATATGTTGGCAGTCGCGGCAGGATTAACTGCAATGGCTATAGCTCTTGCACTATTTGGAGCGGGTGCCGCTGTAGGTGCGGCCTTTATGCCCACTACTGCAGAACTTGAAAGTATAGCCAAATCTGTAGAAATGTTTGGTGCAATTGATTCGGCTAATCTCTCTGCCGTAGGTGACGGTATGAAAGATATTGGTATTGGACTAGCAGCCTTTGGAATGGGAGGAGCATTAGCAGCATTACTAGATCCAGGAGAAGGAGGATTAAAAAGTGTAGCTAATAGTGTAGAAATGTTTGGTCAGATTGCCGGAGATAATCTATCAATGGTTGGTACTGGAATGGAAAAAGTGGGTGTAGGATTATTAGCCTTTGGTGCTGGTGGAGCATTAGCCGCATTACTTAATGATCCAAAAGGATTATCAGAAGTTGCAATGTCTGTTGAAAAATTCGGAACAATAGATGGATCAAACTTTGCAATAGTTGGAGACGGCATCAAGAAACTAGGTGTTGGATTACTAGCCTTCGGTGGTGGTGGAGCTATTGGTAAAATGGCTAGTGCCTTTGGAGATATGTTCAGTAGTGAGAAAGAAGACCCCGTTGAAAAGTTTCAAAAATTTGCCAAAATAGGACCAGGTCTAAAAGACGCTTCTGATGGAATTATGGGTCTTGCAAATGCATTCGGAGCTTTTGATGATGCAGATCCAGCTAAAGCAGGAAAAGCCATAAATGAATTTGCCGAGTCAATTGATCCTGCTGCAATTGCAAAACTTAAAGATTCACTTTCAGGAATATCTTCAGAAAAACTTTTGGCGGGAGGTATTTACAAAATGGAACCTATAATGGGTCAGTTTGAAACTGGCGGTATGGTTCCAGCAACCGGCACATATAAATTACACAAAGATGAAATGGTTGTAGATAATCAAGCTATGGAAGTTTTCAAGGCTGGTACACAAATTTTATCCTCTATGCAAACAGGACAAGAACTTACTGGATTACAAAGAGAAAGTAACCAATTAACTGAAGGAGGCGGAGCACCGATTGTTGTAAATTCACCATCTACAACTCAAATAAATCAAAATCAAGGTCCCGGCTTTATGCTCCCACCTTCTCCAATTTCACCAAATCAATCTGATATTCCTAGTACACTTGATTAGGGTTTATAAAAACCATCTGAAAGATTGTATATCAAAGCATCAATCAAATCAGGTGAACCCCAACATGCTACAGATAAACTAACCACAAAAACACAAAATAAAAATCCATACATAGTATTATTTTCACTAGACATTAATCTTGCTCAGCTAATTTTGCAAAGTAGGAATACTCTTCAGAATCTCCTGCAGTTTCTGCTACAACTGGAGTCTCAGTTACAGGTGGTTTAACAGCTGCTTGAGTAGGAGTCATAGGTTTACCACCATCAAACGGAACATCTTCAGATACAGTAGTTGTTAATCCGAGTACACGTTCCATCTTCTCTTTTAACTCTGCATAAGACTTGAAATTCTTTTCATCAGTAAACTCTTCCAAAGAATGTTCAGTCTTCCAGATTTCTTCCATCTTGGCTTCATCTTCATGAAGTGCAGAAGGAGTTTCAAATTCACTCTTATCATAATTGGAAAAACCATCCATCTTACGAATCTTGATTTTGAAATTACAACCTTCCCATAAATCAAATGGATTTACTGGAGTCTCATCTTCAAATTGAGGATTCATCTTATCATTGAGTTTATCCCAAATCTTCTTACCAAACTTATACAAACGAATTGTGCCTTCGTTCTGAGGATTGGCGGGGTCTTTGATAACGTAAACATTAGAAATGTAAGTAAGTCTACGTTTCTGTTTACGAGCAATATCTTTATTTGCCTCAATACCAGAATTCCAAAGTTGTGAATTATATTCACTAACTGGATCTTTCTGACCAAGAGTAGTTAAAGAGTTTTCGATATACCATCCACCTGGACCTTGAAATCCATGATTCCAAGTTCTTGCCCACGGCAAGTCTTCACCATCAGGTGCGGGCAGGAATCGAACTACTGCCATACCATTTCCAGACTTGTCCAATTCTGGACGCCAGAAACGATCATCATCACCTTGACCTCTGGTTGGGGTATTAATTTTTGCGGTTTCTTTTAGGAGGGATTGGAGTTTATCTCCACGTTTTTTCTTCATATCTGCAAACGACATATTTTCCTTTCGTATTATTCGTATAGCGTTGTATTAATTGTATTGCGATTTATTTCACTTACATATAATTATATTATAACACACTTTCCTTATTTGTCAAGTATGTTATAGTGGAAGTTTAGAAGTCCTCTCAATAAGATGAAGGTCTTCTGCTTCCTCCTGAATATTTTGTTTTAGTTTACCACCGATCATTTTACCGGCGGTTTCAGGTTCTAATTTATTTTCTTCACAGTAATGCATAACAGCATCTATATAGGTCATCTTAGTTTGTTGAACCAAGTTCTCAATATTCTCCATGAAGACCATAGAGTTATTCATTTTAATGCCCATTTGCTAATGCCTCTTCCCCTTCCTTAGTTTCAGGATCGTCTTTCTCCTTGAACCAGAAATCGGTTGACTTCGCTAGCACAGCCACGTAGGCTCCTACCAGAATGTTTATCAGTTGCATGTGATTATCTGCAACAGCATCAGAAAAAAACAACAAATATAATAATATTAAAAATGTTCCAACGACAGCCCAAGATAAAGAAATCCTTGCCCATTGTGCTCGTCTTTTTCTTACTTCTATAGATTCAATGTGATTTGCCATATTATCCTTTATATACTATTCCTTGCTCATTCAGTAATTTTCTATTAGCCATGTGAGCATCTTGAACATCATCTTTATTTTGTCCATGATATCCCACTGCGTGACCATTCTCACACATCCATTTATTTATGTTTGTCCATCCACTATGTTCACCTTCTGAAGTACAATTAATCCAGATCTCGCCTAGTATTCTTCCAAACTTTCCTCTACTGTCTGCTTCTGGACATCTAATCTGTATATCAATATCATCTCTATCTGACATGATTGCCCAATGTACCCATGACTTGAGAGCTTCCTTAGATTTTAAACCATAGAATTTTTCTTCTAGATCTCTTGTCCTAGATTCGGGTGTATCTATACCTAACAATCTCACACGAAATTTACCCATAACATCAAACCCCAAATCAAAGACACAATCTAATGTATCTCCATCTACTACTTTCGAAACTGTTTCAACTCTATATACAAATTCACAAGGTTCGTCATTTTTATATTCAGCCATGAAGATTCTCCCATTCTAATTTCCATGTATCTTCTACAGGGGTTACTTTTAATCTACCTAAATCTTTTGTTTCAGGATAAAGATATGTATATCCTTGTCCACCATAGTTAGGATTAACTTCATGTGGTTCACCCCTTTCAATTCTACCGGCCAAGTCTACCAAATCTCTTGTCTCTACATATTCTTCGTATTCTTTTCTTTCAATAGGTATTCTTATATATCTTGCTACTTCTGATCTGTAACCATTTTTATAATCTGACATAATTGACTCCTATTAAAATTAGCTGACCGTGCTTCTGTTCCCAAGTGACGGCCACAACTCGGCTATATCTTACGCAGCGATTGCGTATGCATATGCAGGTGTATAATCGTTATTATTTGCGATTATGTTTAATTGAAACCTCTTTCTCTGACATCACAACCAATCGAATTCTATTACAGCCCCATCAACAATTCACAAAATGTGATAGTGAACTCTTGGTGGAGCTGACCGGAATCGCACCGGTGTCTTACCTGCTATTCAGAAACTTCAACAGCTTCAATAATATTTAGGTCACAAAAGATGTGACTCATAATATAATTTTTTGGCTTCCCAAATCTTATCAATCCAATCATCTCTTTTTTCTACAAATAATTGTGGTGCTTCATTTTCAACTGCCATAATTATTACAACTTGTGGTACAGGAATTTTTGTGAGTTCTTCGTATGCAACTCCGTAAAATGCACCTTGAGCGAAATAACTTTCACACCACTCTTTCTTCTTTGCCTTATTACTTGTCTTATAATCTATTATCGATAACGTACCATCAAACTCTGCAATTAAATCTGTTCTCCCTGCGATCCCAAAATGATCCGAATATAATGCTAATTCAACTCCGTGAACGTTATTGATTCTTTCAAAGAACGGTTCAATCGTTTTGAATAATTCAATAATGTTGGGCGTTTGTCCATCAATGAAATCGTCTTCGTTTTTGATATAGGATTCACAGACAGAATGTACGCTTGTTCCTCTACGGGAAGCTTTTCCCGAAATTTTATTTGCCTCTTCTTCTCCAACGCGTTCTCTCCAAGCCTGTATTGCAGCTTTGGACAACTCGCCAAGTACTGTTGTGATTGATGGATATAGTCCACCTTCAGGGGTAACATAATGTCTCTTTCCATTGTGATTTTCAGTCCTCATTCCAAAAGACAATTCTGGTCTATTGGCAAGATGTATAAACTTTTTCATAATGTATTGCCAGGAAATCTCTTCGATTTTTTAAGATCCTTTATTTTATCTGTATACCAACTTGGAACTTTATTATTTTGTGAATGTTTAGTTTTTATATTATCATAACCAAAATATGGAGCATGCATAACTTGTGTTACTTCACCATTACATTTAATACTCATGTGTTTGGTTTGAGGTATATCTTGTTGACAAGGAGTTTCACAGGGCGCATTACGATCTGCTATTTTTAAAGTCTCCTCAAATGTATGTCCACATTCTGAACATTGATAATCATACGTTGGCATCTATCGTTTCCTCTGTTCTTATAATCCAATCTGGTGCTGTTCTAGTTGCTCCCTCTGGAGCACTCCATTTACAATCATTATTATCAACCCACCATCGATAAAAATTTCTATATCCAGCAATAGTGTTTTGTAAGTCATCTTCTAATTTAGTTTCTTTAAATTCTTCTGGAACTAATGAGGAGGGGGAAGTGAAATTACTATCGGGAATATTTTGGGGAGTATGACTTAACTTATTATACAACGTATTCCAATCTTCGTGCATTCCATCAAAACGATACCAATATTCTTTGTTCATCCAAAACCAAAGATCATGTAACCATTGATAGTTACTCTCTGCATCTTTAGCCCAAGCTACCTGAACTTCCATCTGAACATTCGGAAAGCCTGGGTCTAAAGGTTTAATGTGTTCAATAATCTCACCTTCTGGATCTAAGATGTGATGTGCATTAGATAATATCTGAGAGTATACAGGAATCATTTCATGTATATGTTCATCACAATGTGCAAATGCACACATTGACGGATCACTATCGAAAAAAAATATATTCAACTGACTTGCATGACTAAAAAACATAATTACAATCTCATACTATTTGGCCTATAAAAAATATGTGTATCTATCTTTGTAGTTACCTTTTTCTTATTCCACCCATTAGGAATATTAATATAACTAGCGTGATAAAAAAGTGCACCATCTGTAATATCTGGCAATTCTTCTGATCTCAATAAAACATATTTTGCCAACTCTTGTGCATCTTCCCACAACCTTGATCCTTCTCTTGGATCATCACCTTTACCATCACAATACCACGAAAATTGACAACGATCCCTTACAGGATAAAGTTGACCATTTGCTCCGGTATAATGTGGTCCTTCATAAACAACTTCACAAACTGAACTTGGAAAATGTTTTGAATCAACTCTATTTAATGTTACATGGGCTACAGCTAATTTCCCTGCCGTACTTTCGACTGCGGCTTCAAAGAAAATATTCTTTGCCATACATGTAACTTCTTTATCGTCTATTACTAAACTTTTACTAATAACGTTTTCTGCTATTTCAATTAATCCACTTGTTGTTGTATTTTGTGGATGCATGTAATAGAAATCTCCTTTAGGAGATGTTCCTGAAAATCCTGTCATTCCAACAGAAGCAATGAATAAAATAAGAAGTAAAATAATTTTCTTCATAGTCCTCTTACTATTGGGTTAACGTTCCTAGAATTTCGCTCGACCCCTTCGGCGACTTCTGACAACAGTTTCGTTTCCTGAACCTAATTGAGAATCTTTAATATATTCTTCAATATTAAAATCCGATTCAATAATATCAGGTCCTAATCCACCTCTAAATGTTTTTCTTTCTTCATCGTAATTTAAAGTCATTATTGCATTTAATGGTGGCCCAACAAATCTTGCTGTGACAGAACGTGGCATAGCTGAAGAAGTATCATAATCTATACGCCTAATTTCGGCGTGACTAACCTTTTCAACCCCTTCAGATATACGCTTAAATTTAACTATCCTATTTTCAAATTTATTTACATCTATCATTATGGTAATATTTCTGGAAAAGTTTCCTTGACTAATTTATAAGTTAAACCTCTATACTTTAACTTTTTATCTTTAACTTGAATTACTACTTTAGCCTCTTTGGGATGTAATCCCTCTAACATCTGAATAAAAAGTGACTCCCTTCTTAATTGAGTAAGTCCGTCATGACCCCCTTCAATGTATAGATAAAATTTTCTAATATTGGGATATAGATATGTGGGATTATACTCATCAGGAGATCCTACACATTTGTATGGTGGCTCTCCAGAAGGTAGAGCAAATTTTATATCTGGATGAAAGGCATATTTTAATAAGTCCTTTAGAGGATTTGATTCGTTTTCCAATAAGACTTTCTTTCTAGCCTCAATGGAATTCGCAGCTGCTACATCTTCAAAAATTAATGGAATACTTCTTATCGCCATAAATTAAAACTCCGATAAACTTTCTGTAAGGTTTTTCAATCTATGATTTATAAAATATGTGAGTAATCTTTTTCTATCACCAACTGCAATAGTTTCAAATTGTTTAGTTATATTTATACGAATTGATGAAGGTACTTCACCCAAATCAACTAACTGTTTGTTTCTATTATAGTTTCTTAACATCTCACTACTACAATACATATCTGGATCTAGTTCATACCAAGCATCTACTTTCTTCTTGGTTATTGGTTTCTGGCGTCTTCCTTCATCTATAAATACATTATCATCACTCATAATATTTGGAACACCATCTCCAACATCACCCTTTATAATTTTTTCATGAAGATTCCACTTAGCATCTCCTTCTACAAACTTCTTTTGCATAGGGGAATATTGTCTAACATTAAAACCATGTAATTGAACAAAATCTTTATCACTTGATAATATCAAACTTCTTTCATTTATTAATTCTACTAATACAGCGATAATATCATCTGCCTCTGCCTTCTCTACTTGAACTAATTTATAAGGAAACCATTCTATTAATTCTTCTTTTAATTGATTTAAAGATTCGTAAAGATTATCCCAATCTATTGAAGTGGCCGCTCTAGTCTTTTTCCTAGACGCCTTGTAGTTTGGAAATATATCTTTACGCCATGTCTTTCGATCATCACAACATAAAATTAATTCACCAAACTCAGATACAAATTTGGTTCTATACATTCGTAATGTATTTAATACCGCAGGTCTAATTACATCCATATCTACAGTAGCAAATTTGGATGCGGACATATATGAACCGATAAAGATTTGAGAAAAATCAACTAACTGTGCCATCTACTACTTTTTTTAATTTAGGTATATATTCATCTATATGAACAAATGATTCTCCAGACAACCAACGATAATCTACCATTAATTTTCTTTCAATTTTTTTCTTATCACGATTATCTTCATAAGACTGATCTACAAATGAACCAAAGGTAAAATCTATTCCATCTGGAGGATCACCTATAGTATTACTTAATTTTTTAAAAAAGTCACCTACTAATTTCTCCATAGGCCAATCTTTTTTATCATAAGTACAAACCCATTTAGGTTTATAAGTATCACCATCTTCAATGTATTCTAATTCATCTCCTATTCTAGAAAATGTGTGTTTATAATTTTTATAAGATCCAATTCCTAATACATTATAATTTGTAGATAATAACATTGCTGGATTAGTATACAATCCGTCAAGGTGTATATCTTGTTGTGACATTTCATCCCAATCTATTTCTTTTTTATACACCTTCAATTCTTTTCTATGTTTTCTTCCTTGTCTATCACAATAATAATCGTATGGGGGTTCTGTTTCATCTTCCCACCCTGCAGCCCAATATTGATTATTATCATTTAAAAATTTAGTTATTCTTTTTGAAACTTCTGCATCAAATTGTCCACCTTCATGTTCACGATGTACACCCTTTTCACCATGAATTGTTTGTATAGTTATTTCCGATATATTGTGGTTTGCTAATTTTTGTATATCTGAAGAAAGTCTATCCAAATCTTTATTTAAGTTTCCTGTATAAAAAAAGATAACATCCGACATTGTAAATAATCCTAATGAATTTGCATAGTCTATAAAATCAAAAATAATAGTATCATTTTTTGGTGTTCTTCTTTTTTGTTGCTTTACTACCTCTTTATCAAAACTTTGAACACACGCCACTACTGTATTGAAGTTATATTCTTTTACTACATCTAATTGTTCCTTATTCCAATCTGCCATGTGGAATTCCATTAACTTTCTTTTCGTTTGTTTGAAATTAGGAATAAGCTCAAATATATTATTCATTATTTCTGCAGACATTAATGTTGGAGTTCCACCACCCCAAAAATAATTGCGGATGAGATTCGAACTTAATATTGGTTCATAAAACTTAATCATATCAGGAAGATATTTTGTATAATAACGATGGAAAGCATCTTTTTCAAACATAGTACCTTTATAAGTACAATAGGTACATTGTTCTTTACAAAAGGGGCTATGGACATATACTCCTGTTTGTAACTTTGTATTACTCCACAACGTTAAAATATCTTCAGAGGCAAGTTCTTTCATATTATTCAATTATTTCAAACTCAGCTTCCTCTTCTACTTCTTTTCTAATTTCTGCTTTTTGTTGTTCCACCTCAGGCGTGTCTTGTATAGCGTGTAAAAATTGTAACCATTGTCCACCACGTAAATCCCAATTATAAAACATATCAAAATAACTTCGTTGTATCTTCAAAAGATTTTGTACATCATCATCCCAAAAATGTCCAATAGCTCTTCCCAAAATATGTCCATGTACTTGACAATGTTTATCTGCGTCTTCTTCGTAACCATACATCCACGGGAAGTTTGCTCCTGTTTCGGGCAATGCACCAAGATTAGGAACTACACCTAAACATCCTGCACTCATTGCTTCAATTAAAGTAAGACAACTTGTTTCCTCATAGATACTTGGATATGCCATAATATGTTGACTAGGCAACATCTTTCTAATATCATCATTAGAAACAGTACCATGATAATTAACACCATCCATTTCTCTTGCACGTTTATAAATGTGTCTAAACTGTTCATCTAAATGTCCACGATCATAAATCTTAAAACTTGAATAAATGTTTAACTCTGCATTTAATCCTTCCTTAAGTTCTTCCCTCATGAACTCCCACGCATTCAAAAGTAATTCCATTCCTCTATGTGGTGTAGAAAAATAACACACATTGATCTTACCATCGTTTGGCTTTTCATGTGCTGGAATAGGATAAATTGCATTTTGAATTACTACACCTTTTTCATAAGGAAAACCTAGAAGCACTTTAAATTGATGTTGTTGCCAATGACTGACAAAAACTATTCGTTCAAATTGTTTCCAACTTTCTGGATCTTTTAAAAGTTGTACTTCTGGATCATTTGCCAAATCATGAATCCAAAGAATTCTTTGTTTATTTGGTTCTAACTTTCTAACTCTAGTACTAATGAATTGAAACTTATCTCTTATTCCAGGCTCTCTCTTATCTAATTCTCCAAATAACCAATCCCTCATTAATTCTGTACCACCAATAGCTTTAGATGATACAGCATCTAATTGTAAATTATCATTATCAGTATTGACAACAAATTCTACATCAGCATCGGGGTTTTCGATCTGAAGATCTGACTTAGATTGTTTTGGGGGGTTTCCTAAAGTATTTGGGCTTTCATCGATGTTCACTGCTTTAACCATAATTCTCCATATTTTATATTTCTCTCTATATATAGTAATACCACAGGAGAGCAACTTTGCTTTCGTGGTGAGAGAACGGGTCTATGTACCTAATTAATATTAATCAGGCGGAGAAAACCCCCACGATTACCCCTGTGGTATTTGTAATATCTTTTATTATAACATGTATATTTAAAAAGTCAAGTCATGAACTTTCCCAAATCAGCTGAAAATTGTTTATCTGTTACTGACTTCGGCCCCTTATCTCTAGGAGAAGGTTTATCAAAACTAGGGCTTTTATGTTTCTTCTTACCAAAGATAGCTTCTGGCTTGTGATCCATCCATGTTCCATCTTTGACAAGTTTTTCTAGTTTAGTATAACAATCATCTGAACAAACATAAACTGAATCTTCTGGATTATTCCACCAATGTCCAACATCATGTTTTACTGCAATCTGTGTTTTATAACAATAAGAACAAATCATAAATCTGCTGTAAATTGTTTATCTGTTATTGCAACTGTTTTTGATAGATGATGAAGTTCAGATTTTGTAGGTACATAATCTGCTTCAATCATATCTGATTTCCATACCATATTAATATCTGGATAAAATACACCCACATCACGCTTTGGAGTTCCATCTGAATGATATGCCATCGCGACACATTTCCATGTTGTCTTTTCGTTTTCTTGTGGCCCCATAAAATCGGAAATCCAATCTCCAGATTTCAAGTAGTGTTCCATATATCTAATATACGCTTTTTTACTATCTGCTAAATTCAATTCACGTTGTTTTACTTGCGGTGTCAAACTACGACCTCTTGAATTTTTTAAGTGTGATGATACTGCTTCTTTAGTTTCTTTAATCCATGCTTTAACATTTTTCAAAGATAGTTTATCATCATCGGGTTTTGCGAGAACAGACTTTGCTATATTCTTATACTCTGCTGGTTTTTTATTTGCCCTCATTTTGGCAAGTCTTGCTCGTAACTTCTCTTTATGTTCTTCTGAAAGTTTACGAGTCTTTTTCACCTTAAGTGGTTTTCTTTTTACTTCTATTTTTTTCCTAGCCATTTTATTTCTCCGTTAAACATTCGAAAGTGTGTTTACATTTTACTTCTAAAAGAAAACTTATTAATAAAGTTTTTGTTAATTCTTTAGTAACTAACTCTTTACCATTATCAATTAAGTATTTACCATTTCCCATAGGATCAAATAGTATTAACTTATCTTCTTGATAAAGTTTATAATAACCACTTGTTAAATTTACATCTGTATTATTATATTTAATTTCTCCATCAAACCCTATCCAAGATAATTCATTATATGAAATATTGCCTTTATAATCTACTACAAAATTATGTACACTTTCTTTATTAGTAATTTGTTCGTGGACAATATTTTTAGGATCACTATAGTTTACTTTATTAATAATATAACAAGAACCATCACCACATCCATAACTACGATAATATAAATTACTATTATTATCTGTTAAAATCTTTTTATCTTTTGAATTATTACTTTGAGGTAATGGACATTTAGCTTCTGAAGTATCTTCGTGGAGTGATACTCCTAATTGATAAACTAAGCCAGTTTCTTTATTGGTAAGATAACAAGATGTGGGATTATCAATACTACTTCCAAAACTAAAAATTATATAATCTTCATCAACAACATCTATAGCTATTGGAGATTTAGTAATAGTATGTGTCTTATTGTCAGAGTCTAAAAATTTAACTTCTTCAAGTCCACCATCTGTAATTTTAAATATTTTATCTTCTGCTTTACCACCATATTCTTTTGAAGATGATCTACTATTAGAATTGGAAGAACTAATGAATACTGATCTTGCATTTGAAATATCAATATAATGTAGTTTGTTAGAAGATGAAGAATTTGTATCTGAATCAGAATATTCTTCTGGTGCATCTCCACAAGATGCCATCATTGTTGTAATCAATAAACTGTAAATAATATTTTTCATTGTTTCTCTCATAACAAAATTAAAAAAAGAAGCCATGGATTGATCCTTGTACTTCGTCACCATAGTAACAAAATCCTGTTGTCTCACGACCAGACAATTTCTACCCTGCGTGAACAATCCTTGTGTTTTCACATTCAAAAGGATTGTAACCAATCCACATCACGTTCCTACCTCAGAGCACCATTGGGGGGAGTTACCCCTAGTAGAGCCGTATACTAACGGATACTATCTCTGAACCATTTCCACCACCCCCTACTCGGAACGCTTAGGCTTATAATGCTCCATTGTAAATATATCTATCTAAAAAATACCAACCTTCGTATGGTAATTCTATATATCTTAAAAACTTAATAAATTCGTAATGCCAAAAACTCCATCCCATTTGAAATGAGATATAAGTAGCTAACATAAAAAGTAAAAAACTTATTCCAACAATTTTCACACTACCTATCATATTAACCTATCCCAGTCCAACGAACCATTTTAACACCTTTGCCAGTAAGTACATTGCCTCTGGCAAAGTTTCTAGCGGGTGCCGCCCAACCTGCGGGCTTCAACATATCGCCTTCTAGGAATTTTTTATCTCCGGCTTTACAAATAAAACCTTTAACTGATCTTTGAGCTCCACTACCACTTGTACCAGTAATCTTCCAATAACGACTACCTTCGGTAACTTCAAGTCCATTACAATAATTTTCGGTCATCTCTTTTTCAATATCTGGATTAGAAAACGATCCTCTACCTTTAGCGGCATAAGTCCATCGTTTATAATCATCTCTCATTGCTTCTAATAATACTTCAATTTCATTTCTCATAATTAACAAACTCCTACTAAATCTCCAGTTTCATCAGATAACCATTCATAACCACGAAACTTGTGATTATACATCGAGCCGTGATTTACAACTCCAAGATATCTGTCATCTTTACGATTACGAACCAAAGACCATTTCTTTCCGCTATTGTTTCGTAAACTATAACCAATATATTTGCCTTCATGTTTTGTAACTGTTACATTCTTGGCAACTTTTCCATTCAAGATAATTCTCATATTGCCCCCATATCTGCAAGGTAATTTTCTAATGCGTAGTAGGCATCTAATTCTTCAGGACGAGTATCTTCATCCAACTCTATTCCGGCTCCGTGAGCCTCAAAATAAGAACTGATTAATTCTTCTAAACTTCTGTTTAGACTCAAATCAATTCCACCAAATTCGCTTTCTCTATCAACAATCATTTTTTCTCTCATTAAAGGGTTTCGAGAGTTTCCCTCCTGCGCCTTTCGTTGAGGGGGAATGAAGGGGGCTACCCAACTCTCATCTTACATAACTATTATACCAAAAACCCGTCCAAATGTCAAGTGTTTATTAAAACTTTTTTTGAATTTTTAATTAATTCTTCTGCTGAAATCTCATAACCAAAAAAGTGTTCATCGATTTCAACAACAACATCATCAGCTTTACATTTTCTCAGAAAAGTATCTGAGACTAACAACTTGGTTTCTTTCATCGCCCACAATCTTGCTGCCTCTAATGTCTTATGTATTTCTGATGAAAGGTGTTCACCCTTCTTAGACAATTTTGCAATGTAGTAGGTTTCGTTATTCTCCATTTTTACCCTATCTCAATATGTTCTGTGATAACCATTCTTTTGCCACCACAACTCCAATGTTTAATAAATCCGGCAATGTCATCATCGTAGGACATAATCATTTCTGCCCAACCATAAGTGCCTTCTTCAAATCCTTCATAAAAACATCTTATTCTACACATTATCTCTACTCCAATTAAAAGAAGGTGATGCAGACAATACTACATCCATACCCTCTGTTGTTGCTGTGAAATCGTGACCTAAGTTTTTGAGCTCAGTAACCAAATCCCACTTGCGACTTCTAAAGTCATTAACTACTCTCTCAGCTTCTTCAAGTCTCTCTTGAATTATTCTGAGTTCTTCTAATTTGGTTTTCATATTATTCATAATATCTCCTAAAATAATTTCGTGTACATTCCAGTATGTTTCTCAAAAACTTCTACCATAGAATCATTGTAAACATTGTTATATTCTGTGATAGATTTTTTCTCACCCATTCGGGAAACTTTGGCGAATTCCATATCGTACAAATCCATCGAGTTCAATGTGATTTTCAGATAGTTTGAATTTGAACTGTTTCGTCCAATCTTCATCACAAGACCTTCGGAAAAACCCATAAAGTTTTTTGCGCCAGTCATAACACGGAATTTGTTTCCGCCAAGTTGATTTAGAATTTCTCTCGCTACACTCATAATATCTCTCGTTAAAAGTTAATCTCTCATTTTACAGGTCCATTATAACACAACTGGGTCAGGATGTCAAGTGTTTATTAGAAATTAATTCCTAATTCTTTTTCAATCTCAGTCCATCTGATTAGGAACATTGCTAACAGTCCTTTTTCTCTGCCGTATGCTTCAATTTCGTAGGGGAGTTCAAAGTATTCTTCGTAGGTTGTTGAATCACTTGTCAAAACATCTTTTCTCCAACAAAGCCCCTTTGCTCTCATCATTAGTTCTCCTGTAAGGTATTGCTTTACATGAACCATTTCGTGGGCTAATGTTCTGAGAATTTCGTGTGCCCATTCAGTAGCATCACGCTCTCTACCATAATCATCTATCTCTGCTCGATGATGATCAATGATAACTTTGAAATCTCTTGGTCGGTAGGGATTGGCATAATCTTCCAACATAGCTTCTCCACCTTCGCAGTGATGCTTTAGGTGAACATTGATGGAAACATTATTTCTCAATCGATTGGAGGGAACTAACTTAGACATCGCAAACTCAGTCATCGCATAGAGGGCGACTCTGAGTTTAGTGTCAATCATTCTCGCTTTAATATTAATCTTCATTTTGATCTCTCTCAAGTTTCAGGTATATTATAACACGAAATGGTAACAAATGTCAAGTGTTTATTTCATATATTTATGAGAGATTGGGTTTGTATTCCTTTTGCACTATGCCATCTTCGTAAAATTCACAAGGAATATTTTCTCTGACATATCGTTGATATACGTCTTCTACTTTTTCTTTAATGTGGGAAGCAAACTGTTCTGATGCAGTTTCAACTTGGTAACGGGTCAGATTAACTTGAAAGGTCATGGGAGTGTCCTTGTATAAAAGTTATATTGGTGCTACTTGCTCGTCTGTAAGATTATAATCTTCCTCAAATTTATAATACCTCTCTTTCCACTTATATAATTTTGCATCTTGCTTATTATATTCAGATGCATATCTTTCATAATCTTCTTCTGAAATTTCTGTATGTCTTTCTTCTATAGGTTTAGTCATTCATTCTCCTAGACTATGGGATTGATCGCAGAGGGCGCCCCCTACTCCTATGGTAGAGAGCGCCTTGTTAAATGAACTTCTTCCAAGTATTTTGTTGTCAACTAGCGACAAGTCTCTGATCGTATAACACTTCAGTTATTTTGTATATACGTGCCGCCTCATGTTTTCTGTCAAACTTCTCTTTAACAGAATTTAGGTCTTCCGCCTCAACCTTCTCATGACCTGTGTGCCATGGCGGAAGGGTGGTTTCGTAGTCCACCTCAAATTGTCTCATTGGAATTTAAAAGGATCTCCTTTCTTATGGGATTAAAAGGATAATGACAAAAGGGGTCATCACTTGGTAGGATCATAATTATCAAATATTACTCTATATATAATTTTCGTTATCTCCACTCTGGGCCGAAAATCCATGCAACCAAAGAATACCTATCACCCTCTTCAACAGGGGTTACACAATGATTACAATAACTTGGAAATGCTACAACCTTGCCAGGAGTTTCTTCAACTTTTGTTGAAGGTAAATAAGGTAGTTCAGTATTGTTTTCATTTGGTAAAATTTCCCATCCATCTTGAACTAAAAGATTACCACCTTTTTTCGCTGGTTTAAGAAAGACACTAAAGGATAATTTTCTATGATCTTGTTCAAAATTTATATGGTCATCTGCGTGCCATCCAAAATGTGCGTTTTCACTTTCTTCAAATTTTGCTAATTGTAAAATCATATTATTGTAATTAAGATTAAAGTCAAAGAAATCATTAGCTTTGATTGCCAATTTAAACATAACATTACCAATCTCTTTTTCTATATCATTCTCATCTTCATGAAAATTCCATATCTTAATCTTTGCGGTCATACTACATTTGTCATAACGTGGAGTACCATCATCATAATAACCGGCAGTAGAGCTATAAAGATCTACTTCATCATCAATATATTTTATAACTCTATTTCTAAAATCTTCTTCAAGAGTATCGTGCCAAAAAATAGGTTTTAACATACTATCTCCATTCCGGTCCAAAAATCCAAGCGACCAAAGAATACCTATCCCCCCTCTCAACAGGAGTTACACAATGATTACAGTATGCAGGAAACGCAATTACTTTTCCTGGTTCTTCTTTTATTTCTTCAACAAATACAGAAGGTGAACTAACATCTTCTGTTTCTATAAATTGATTTATAGTATTAACTAAAAGTTTTCCACCCTTGGCTGCAGGTTTAAGAAAAAGACTAAAAGCTAATTTTCTATTTACTCCTTCAAAATTTATATGACCATCTGCATGCCAATGAAAATAACTTTCACCCTCATCCCACCTTGCTAATTGTATAATCATATTATTATAATCGAGATCATACTGAAAATGATTATTAGATTTTAATGTTAACATATACATGGTCTTTGAGATATATCTTTCAGTATCATTTTTTTCTTCGTGAAAATGCCATACGCGATTTTTACATTTCATACCACAATTTCTATCTCTATATCCTGTAGATATATCATCGCGAAATTTTTCATCAGTTGTTTTTACATAGGGATCATAATCTATGTCTCCAAGAGGGGCGTCTTCTTCAAGATATTTTATAGTTATATCAACAAATTCTTGAGATACCTTATCTTCCCATATCATAGGTTTTAACAAACTATCTCCATTCCGGTCCGTATGTCCACGCAATTAATGCATATCTATCACCTTCTTCTACTGGAGTAACACAATGATTATAATAACCAGGAAACGCTATTACTTTGCCGGGCGTTTGTTCTACCTCTTGAATAGGAAGTGTTAATTCTTTAATGTCTGTAGATTTAGGCCAGACTTCCCACCCCTCTTGAAGAAAAAATTTTCCACCTTTCTTCGCAGGTTGAAGGCAAACAGTAAAAGATAATTTTCTCGCGAATGGATCTTGAAATGTCATGTGTCCATCAACATGCCAATCAAAATGAGCATTTTCTTCTGGCATATATTTTGCTAGGGAACAAGTCATGTTATTAAAGTCAAGATCAAATCCATATACATTATTTACAGTTACAGATTTTTTAAACATTGTTTGTGAAATCATTTTTTCAATTTCATTTTCTTCTTCATGAAACTCCCAATGTTTAAATCTTAAGGTAGGTATTAGTGATATTGGCCTCCCACACCTCCCACCACCCTCAAAAGTGCTATTAAGTGTTTCTAGTTCGTCTTTTGCTTCTTGACCTTGCAAACCATATTTTTCTTCTACTATATTAAGATAGTAATCGTAAGAAACTTTATCAAGTTCTGAGTCATCAATATATTTTATAACTGCATCAACAAATTCAGGTGAAACTTGATCTTCAACGTAGTCTGGTTTCATTCCTTCGTCCTTTCTTTTCGCTTTTTTGTTCTACTTATATTTATTTTATCTCCATTAGTAGGTTGCTTTTATTGAGTCACATAATCCTAATTTCTTTGCTTTTTGAGCACTAAGCCAAACATCATGTGGGGGAAGTAAATACTCTCTAATTTTCTTTTCATCCAAGCCAGTACATTTTTTATAATGATTAAGTATTCTCTCTGTAGTCAAATCATATTCTGTAACTGCGGCAAATAGTTCATGTTCCTTACCATATGTTCCCCATGAATATTGATGTGAAAGGATTGAAGTGTTTGGGGTAAGTATTCTCCGGCCTTTAGTGCCCGATAAAAACATAAGTAGTCCACAAGATGCTATCATTCCTAGACCTACTGTTTTAATAGGAATCTTTGAACCTTTCATTATATCCACTAAAGCAAAACAAGCATTGAGATCCCCGCCCGGAGAACATATCCCCAAAGTTAGTTCTCTCTTCTTTACTATAGGTTTATTATAATTTTCGGCAATGATCCAATCAATCAAAGGTTTCATTGATTCTTGTGTCACCTCACCCATAAAGACATGATGACCTCTCATAAACATTTCACCATCTGGAGGTAACACGGGTGGCGGAGCATTAGGGGGCGGTACTTCTTTATTTGTATCTTCCATTTCTATTTCATATTCTATCATAATATTTTATCCTATAGGGTAAACATCTATATTCGTAGTAAATGTTCTACGTGTTTCGTTTTTATTAAAATGAGGATATACTGTGTGAATCACATCATAAGGATGAACAACAAATGCCCCCTCATGTAATCTTATTAGAGTGGAAAAATTTGCAAACATTTTTCCGTGACCCCCTCCAAAGAATTCAGTAAATCCATTGCGTGGATTATTTTCTCTTGTAATCTCATCTCCCATATCATCTGGAATCTTTAGTCCCATTAGACCTATTAATCCTATTTTATGAACCATATTCTCTAGCGGTGATTTTGATGTGCCTGTTCCTCCATTGTGGTTATGTACAGGACTATATTCACCCACTTTCATATCATTGATCCAAGAGGAATTTGTTTTTATTCCTTGATAGTCTATTCTTAAAATATGGAGATAATCATGAATTCTATCCTTTATCCATTGATGAACATTCTCTGGTAGAAAGTTATGATTATCTACTTTCTCTGTATCATCATTTTTATAAAAAGAAGAACTTTGATATAAGGAATATTCATCTTCAATTTTTCCTAGAAGTCTATTACTCATATTATAGAGCATTCCTTCAGATACATATTTCTCATAAAGTTTATTCATAGTGAGAACTATATCTTGTGGAGCTTCAAACACTATAAGAGTTTGGCCAGTCTCCATTCTGACATAATCTAAATGGGTATGACCTTCTTCATAAACTTTAGGTTTGTCTATTGATGATATGGACATCCTGCTTTTTTGGCTTCTTTCTGCATTTGATAATAAGCTCCCTTGAATTTAGTTTGAATCATTCTATCTGTCGAATGTTCCCACTCGATTTCTTTTTCTCCACGTTTTACTATTTCCATCTCAAGGTTATCAGCAGAACATCTTTCATAGGGTATGAACAAACATAGTGGAGTACCACGTTTAATTGTAATCTTACCATATCGTTTGAGTATTATTTGTGGATTGACTTGTGTATAGACATCAGTCCATATTGGCCCAGGCGGTACTTCAAAATCTTGATTGAAATGATAATACATAGGAAACTGATAACAAGATATTCCAGCAGGTGTCTTCATACGCCATGGGCATTCAAGGTTTACAAATCCAACTGCTCCATTTTCTTGTTGTTCTTTTGGCAACCATGTGATATATGTAATGTTGTCCATCAGTCCACCTTGAAAATCTGGATGAGGTGTTCTAAAGGTATACTGTTTACCTCCAGGTGCACCAAGAGCTCCATCTTCGAAAAGTTCTATATGAAGATCACACCACATTGGAAGTACCCAACCTGTATTAAACCAATCGTGAATAGCAGGACAAAGTTTTATTGTACCATCAGCTCTTGTTTGTAGATTGGTTTCAAATTGAGGCGTTCCGGAATCGGAATATTGAGGACCATTTATAGCCGGAACACCAGAAGTATCAGAATGAGCTGGAACTCCTTTCCACCATTTGGGAATAAATTTACTTGCCGGTTCAATAGGCGCCCATTCCTCAACACCAGGCACTACAGACCAAAATTTTACTTTATTTTCTACTGGACCGTCACCTTCATATTCATAAGTCATATTATTTCTCAATATAGATTGTTTGCACTCGTTCTTTGCCTCTATCTTCTATTTCTTTTACATCCCATAGCCATTTTAATTCATTTACTCTTCTCTCTAATTCTTCCAAGCGTTTTTCTATCTTTTCAATTTTAAATTTTAAATTTTTTTCAGTTTCGGTCATTTTACCACATGGACATAGCCAATTCTTCCCTCATAAGAGGAGTTACATTATAGATACCACCCGCAGCAACATCAGCAAACTCCCTTTCTTCAAGACTCCTACTCAGACAATAGAACTCTGGTGCCCAATCAGCAAACTTCTCCTCGGCGTATGTTGTATAATGGAGAACAATCGGATTAAAATGGTTCTCATGTTTCTTTTCCAAGAAGGTTTGAGAAACATCTTGATCCCCAAATAAACTAGTCCTAATACTCCACCTACTCATCAGAATCCAAAAAGCGAACTCATCCATTATCCTGTAATTGGGAATACTGTAAAATACTTTGAATGTACGAATCCGTTCCAATAAATCTGTGTAATATTCCATAACTTCTGGCGTAAACAACTTGTGTACACTCTGATTCAGTAATATCACACCTAAACAATACTTCTGTACCTCTGTCTTACCACCTTGAGACATAATAGAAGCATCCAACAAATCCAAATAGAATCGTGGGTCTTCTCCGGCACATCCAAGATTCGGATCATGTCGAAATCCAAGTTCCTCTCGTCCGTATACGGGATCACGTTTGTATATGTCGAATAACAGTCCAATATCTCCATGACAGTATGTGTCGGCATCCATATACAATAGATTCAAGTCTTCATCCGCCCATTGTGACATATTATACCATCGATGAATACACCATGCATTAGGTTCAGTACCTTTAAAAGTATCAGAGAAACCAAACATCTTAATATCAAACTCATCACATAATTCTGTCCAACGTACATCATCTCCATCATAGCAGAATCGAACTTCAATATCTTTATTAAACTTCCTCAGACTTCTCCAGGATATCCTCATTCTTTTTAATTCATGATCTCCTATAGCTGGCTTATTTGGAGCTTCCATAAAAGAATAAAAGACTACATTCTTGTTTACTCCACCCTGTTCATTCAACATTAGGTTAGTGCGTGGAATCGTAGTCCTGTACTGGTCTAGGGCTTCTCTTATTGTTTCTTTGTAGGTTACAATATCTGGACTCTGAACATTCTTATTCTTAAGTTCCATTAGGTAGGTATGTAATTCTTCACTAGTCATGATTTTTTCTGTGCCCCTAATAATTTTCTTTCTAATTCTTGTTTAGAAACTTTTCTTATATTCTCTTTTATTCTTTCTTTCCTATATTCGGAATGTTTCTTTGGCTTAGAATGTTCACTCTTTTCTTTCTCCCTTCGTTCCATCTCAATCTCTTTTCGTGTCTTTCTCCTTTTCTCTGATTCCTTCTGTAATAGGTACTTCCATTGTGGTGAACGAGACTCATCCCATTTTCTGTATTGTGACATTATTCCTTTCTTGTGATAAAGTGGGTCAAGCGGCTGGATATACCTAGTAACCGGTTTAGGTCAAGGGTCAGCAGCCCATTTGAGTTTAAACTAGTATACTCTCACTTGACCCATTATTAATATATATGGGTCCGATTAATTTGTGGGGTGGACCGTTAGAAAAACATTTCACCTCCAGATAAAACGACCATCGGGTAAACCCGTCTTGGAGTCCTCAAGGGTGCTTTTTAATCTGTTATAAAACAACCGCTAAAGATCCACCACCCCAACACCACACACCCCACCAACACTGCGATTGGTGGTCAACTGCTCCAGAAACTCCCTTCAGTCCCTACTGGTACACCTTATACCACACACCCCCTATACACTCCTCACCCACGTATCTGTGCGTGGAAGGTGATGGGCTGTACTGTGCATCAAAGTTCCTCTCTTGCTCTGGCACAAAGTCATACGAAACCTTGCCTAGAGCTTCTTGGATATCATCCCAGTCTTCTTCGTTCTTTCTTTTCATTAGTCACTCCATATAAGAAAACCCCCATGCCATCTCTGACACAGGGGAAACAATAAGAATAAAGATTTAAGTAGTACAGTTTTTGTTATGCGGGCTCTGCAGTGATGTCGCAGGTCTCCGGGAGTCATGTACTAGGACATTCCCACCTCACAGGGTAGGCCGTACCCTGATCTGTTCGACAGACAATCAAGGAAGAAACATCTCGTAGAGTCTGTCTGAGTGGCTTGTTCCCACTCTCTGATCCCTGACACTCATCTTCAGCGCCGTCACATCGGCCGTCTACACCCCCATTACTCTGTGTCTTACGTGTGTCCCTTAGTCGAACACACACCACAACGGGTACTCTGTAGGTGACTAGCGGAGGGTAGCCAGAGAATCCCTACCCTCTATTTCTAATGGTCAATCTATGTCATTTCATTTGATCCTCTCTCATTCTCAGGTACTATTATACCACAGAGAGTGGGATTTGTCAAGAGTTTATTCAATCTTTTTTTATGTGTCTTCATTAATCTTTTCGGCTTCACACCTCATTATACCACCCTTTCCTGAAATGTCAAGAGGGGTCGAGAAGGCGCTAGCGGGTGTCCTATGGGGATCTGCCTTCGGTCTGATCCACTCACAGTCTGTCTATGACACGTTACACACCATAGGCCTTCTCTGTCTCTATATAGTATCGTCATCTCTCTATTATATCACACACTTAGGTCAATGTCAAGTCATTTCGTAGGGGTGTCAAAAAATTTTGCTCCAAAAATAACCCCCTAAGACGACTAGTGCCACCCGATTTAAATGTCATTTATCCACCCACCTACCTTTTGCGTTATATTCCTTCTGCCACTCAATAAACCTCACAGGAACAGTCTCTAATCCCAACTCTATAGCTATATTCAGTCTATGATGACCTTCGAATATTCGGTCTTCACCACCCTCTCTCCTTAACATAATCAGTATAGGGTATTCTTCGTTAAAACCACAAGTCTCTATACTCTCTTTTAATTCATCATACCTTGCTTCTCTTTCTTCCCTAGTCAAATGGGATGTTTCTTCCTTACCATCATAGGCATTATCCCTATGTCTTCCTACTCCCCCTTTACCATATCGTTCCAATCCTAACTTACGGAGATAATGTGGATTGATATGATATAATTTAGAGGAAGTCTTAGTATAATCTATCATGTACCTTTTAACATTTGTTTCCTAGTTGAATGTCTAAATCGTGTCTTGGTATTACCCATCCATCGGAAAGGTGTACATAGTGTACATCTTGGAATTCGTCTACGCCAAGATTTAGACTTGCGTTTACCCGTCTTCTTTTTCTTCATATTTTACTCCTTCTTTCAGTATCCATTCTTTATGATGATGGTCGAATCTACAGTATTTTGTGAGGGTTTCACCTTTAGTGGCATACTCTTCTGGACACAGTTCTGGGTAGGTGATGGCAAAGTACCCCATGAGTGAGAGTCCTATGGCGATGATGTATGTCTGTGGAATTAGTATCATATCAATAGTGTCCTTCCATGTTCTTCTACGGAGCCTATTAACATTTTTCTGAGATCTTCTCGTTTATATTCCGGCCATTTGAGTAGTAATTCTTGTACTTTTTTAGCCTCTCCATACAGTGCTTCGTGTTGTATTTCTTGGAGTAATTGGTGTTCATTAAGATGTTCAGGGTGTTTCTCTGGAGAATCGTGTGGTATATCATCCATTCGTCCATACTTGGCTTGTGATTCTCTCTTCTCTGTTGCGTTTTCGTAGTTATATTTGTATTTCATCGTAATATTAGGTCTATGGTTATGTAAGTGAAAAATGCTGTAATTATGAGTATTGGGAGGTGCATTACTATTCCTCTAATTGTTAGTTGTTTGAGTTTTTTGAGACTCATCGATTTCCTTTGTAATGTTTTGTATTGTTTGTATGGGATTCGGTGAATTGGTCACAGTGCGCCCTAGTATGATATAATCTGCGCCTAATTGAAAAGCTTGTCGTGGAGTAGTTGTACGGTGTTGACCAGTATTGTTATGACCTATGCCTGGACAGACTCGTTGGAAGTTATGTTCGAAATCTATGTAATCGATATCTGGGAGATCTTTCGGAGAACAGACTAGTCCATAGAAACCTTCGATTCTTCTGAGTGATTGTTCCCACATAGGATCTGGCATCTGTCTGCATATTGCATATTGGTCTTGTGGAGTCCATGAAGTAAGGTAGGTAACACCTAGTAGTTTTATCTCAGATTTGAACTGCTGTAGATTATCGAAAACGACATCGTTGTTGAACGTGGAAATGGTTGTCATGGTGACTGAGCTTTCGATCAATCTTTCCACAACGGAGACTACTGTATTAGGTGTGTCCCAGAGTTTGAAATCAATGAATATTTCTTTCTTCTTCCATCCTCTGTATTTTAATCTTTCCCACAGTATATGGTTCAATTTGAATCCATCTACATAATCTGCTAGCTTTTTTGCTAGTTTGAATGACTCTTCATCCTCTAAAGATACTATAAGTTTCATTAACTAGTTTTCTCATTTTTAAGGGTCTGAACCAACCAGATCCTATTGAGATATGGTCAGCTCCTTCATTTAGATATTCTTCTATATCTTGAATTGTGGTCACTCCACCACCCGCAATTATCTCTATATTTATTGATTTGAAGTCTGTTCTCACTAGATTGATTAGTCTCTTGGTATATGAAATGAGAGTCTTTCCTGAGAGTCCACCCTTCTTATGTGGTAAGGTATTTGAGAAATGTAGTTGTCTGAATCCTTGATTTACTACGTATTCGATCTCTTCTGGAGTGGTGAGTGGAGACATCTTGGCGATACACCATCTACGATCCTTATTAGGCCATTGATTGATGAAATCCCACGGTAAGAACTTGGAGTTAGGACACGAAAGATTTAGTTCTATTGAGGTTGCTTGGGGGATGATTTTATTCATCTCTTGAAACTCGTTTCTATTGACTTCTGCAATAGAAATTACGTCATTTCTAGAGGCGTTATATAGACCTTTGACAAGACCAGGATTAGGTAGACCAAGTTTGTTAGTCCACCCCTCTTTTGTATATCTGAGAGACTTCAGGACTGCCCAGAATCTATTTCCTTGAGGATTTAAGGTAAATGTACCATGTACTGAAGTTGTATGTCTTGTTCTAAGGTAATTACCAAACGGAGCTGCGATGAAAATGGTTGGATCATGTGATTTCATATAGAGTATAACTCCATGTTAATTCTTCACCACCTACTATATCCCTATTGGCGAATATCCACCATGAACCATCTTCCATTAGTACTTTGCTACAATTAGGATCATCAGAATGATTACCGAAACCACCTAATGGAGTCCTTATATATTCACCCTCTTGATTGGGGTCTGGTATGTGTATCTTACCTATCATGACACCCTGATTGATAGATTCTTTTACGAACACTCCTAATCCCTGTATCGGAGAATTTTCTATTGTTAGGTATTCTGGTAATGGTCTATAGCTCATTTGTATTCACACGTTGGACAGTATTCTTCTGGGGTTTTGGCATTTTTAAAGGTTTCACAACCTTCAATTCTAGTACATATTAATTCTCTATCTTCTAGAGTTTTCTCTATTTCTTTTATTATTTCCACCTTCTCATAGATGTATTCTACTTGAGGTTCTTGTTGTTTTTTGTTATATATTACACCCGCTATTAACCCCACACACAAGATAATTGCTAGTACCCACAAGAACAAAGCTTGTAGTCCAAACTCTATCAGTTCCCATATTATCTGAAAGGGTTTTAACAAGATGCCCTCCACATCTTTCTTTTTTTACGTATTTTAGAGGCTGATATATCTTGTATATTTTGGGGTAATACTTCTTCTTTTATGGTGTAACCGACATCTCTACCATAGGTGATATGTGTAATATTAGGCATAGGATATATCTCATATTGTCCTATGTAGTCTTTGAGGGCTTCATTGATTTGTACTATTCTGTCTTCTAATGAGTATGGATTGTCTTCGTTTTTATCCAGCTCTCTGAGCAAAATAGCAACTTGTCCAGTATAGGAAAGTGCTTTTTTGAAGAGTTCTGTGTGTCCATCATGCCAGGGCTGAAATCTCCCTAACAGTTGTGTAGTAGGTTTTTTTGAATCTATTAATGATACATGTAACATACCAAATCCAGTAATTTTACTCATTTTTCAAGGAGTTCTTGTTTAATTTTCTCTACATATACTGCTCCATCCATGAGCTCTTCTTGTAGGTGTTGTAACCATTCTAGGGTAGAAAGATCAGTTCTTTCAGTATTCACACCATATTTACTTAGTCCACGTTCTTCTCGTGCTCGTAATTGAGACACCACATTCTCTACATTTTTATCCATTTTCTAACTCCTTGACACGCCGTTGTAGTGTGACAATCGTATCAGGAATTCCTGTTAATCGTTTATCTTCAGTTGGTTCAAGTAGTGTTTTCAAATGTGCTATCTCGGCCTTGAGTACCGAAATGTATGTCTGTATCGCTTTATCCATTCTATTTCCGTTGGTTAATGTATCGTTCTGTTTCTGTGTAACCACCTATATGTGCTCCATCGATGATTACTTGAGGTACAGTATTGACTTTCTTTCCACATGCTTCTTGCATTTCCTTTACTTTTTCTTTGCTATCAAGATCAATTTTAGTAATCTCTTCGCCATATTCTTTTAATAAATTTACTACTCTATCACACCAAACACAGTTAGTGCCTGAATATACTATTGCTGTCATATCCTCCTTTTATATACCATAAGAATCTACTAATAAATGTGAACACGTTACCACAAGAGAAAAACATATCAATATCAAGGTAACTATTATTATATTATGATGTTTCATCGTTGTAAGTTTTCGTTGTATTGTTGTTCTGCTCTACGGAGAGCCTTATTTTGATCTTTAACTCTTTGTTTAGCAGCTTCTTCTCTCTTAAGTTTCTTTCGGGCAGAGGGTTTAAGATAGTGTCTTCTGCGTTTGAGTTCAATAAAAAGCTCTTCTGTTATTACTTTATTCTTTAATTTTTGTATTGCCCGTTTGGGGTCTTGTTTTGGTCCTATGTTTATTGTAATCATATTATTTTATATCAGATTAGATAATTTCTTTTCCACATCACGTAATGTAAAAAACTTTGGAACACCATCACCTTCTTTCATATACGAAATCCAGTTCTCGGCGTTATAATTATAATTCGTTCCCTTATGACTAAACAGTTCAAACTGTCCAGTATCACCTTCTTGTATTATGACATTGAAACCTAATGCCTTCATTTCAGCAGAAAGACTTTCCGCCTGAGGTTTATAGTTTCAAGATCCACAATACTTAATCAACCAAGCTGGGTATTTTGGGTCTTTATTCATAACTCGACATATATCCTTTGTTGATTAGTTCTTTTGATTCTTTTTCTAATTCTTCAATTCTGTGTTCTAGGGTCGAAATTGTAGTGTACAAATGACCCGTATCATGTTCTTCAATTCTCGATCTGAAAACTTCTATTTGTTCTCTGAGTACTTCGATTGTTGCTGCTGTGTCTCTGTGACTTCTGATGTTATCTGTTCCCATGTTGAATCTCCTAGTTGTCTTACTGTAGCAATACATTCTCCATAAGGTGAATCCCATTCATCTGGGCTGATTAATGTTAGTACCAACTTATCATCCTTTTCATAGAGATAATATTCTTTTAGAGGTATAGGTTTAAATCCATACTCTGCTGTTGCTATGAGTTCTGCTAACCTCACTCTTTCAATAATTTCTTTTACTTGATCAACCAATAGAACTGCGTGTTCTTGAAGTTTCTTTATTTGTTGATCTGCGTGATGTCTCATTACTGTTAAACTATCTTGTTTAACAAGGTCTATTTCGAAATCACCCTTCCATACTATATTCTTTTCACCCATTCAATACTTTTGAAAAATAATCATCTGAGTGTATAGATTTATCACAAATATATAAATCCCAAACAGGCTTAGTAGCAACTTGAAGTTCATGATACTTACAACCCCACTCTTTAAGTTGTTTTTCAGTAAGTTCATAAAAAGCAGCCTTTTCTGCTATATGATCTGTTGATCCACTACCAGCACGTTTCATTAATTGTGTATGTCTATATCCTCTAGCAGTCCAATAAGTAATATTATGTTTACCATCATCATATAGAGAATTAATATGTTCAATTCTATCATAATAAGGTTTTATATCTTTATAGATGTTTAGTAAATCTTCAAAATCGAATGCTGCTATTTGACCCGTATCGGCACGGGGCACATTCACACCTTTTGTGTAATCTTTTATATCAAAGGATTTGTGTAAAGTACATATCGTACCATCTATATCTACATAAAGTTTTTTTTTCATAATAATATTTATTTTTTAAGATTTTCCCATATTTTATAATCTTTTTGATAATACTCTCTAAGGAAATTTTTAGTATAATCATTGGGGTGTATAGTCATGGCGTATTTGTTTGAAGAATTTACTTTCCAAAGAACTTCAAGATTAGGATAAATCTTTTTAATTTCTTGTTGAATATTTTCAAATTTTAAAATTATCTTATCTCTTAATCCATTTATCCAAGATGATTGAGGAGCCCAAGACTCATGCCATAGTGATGTTCCTTTTTCTAGTAATCTAGCTAACACATTAATGTCAACCGATTTACATATATCATAATCATGATGTTTCTGTGTGTCTCTGTCGTGCCAAAAAGATCTCTCCATTTGGGCATATCGATATGCAGATAGGAATCTTTCTAAGGGGTCACGAAATACACAAAACTTAGTGTAATCATTCCAATCCCATTCACTTAGGTAAGGTTTATAATCTTCCCAAAAGTGATGACCAATATGATCCATCTTTCCAAATTCATTATTGACTGCTTTAATTATAGAAGTTCCTGCACATCTAGGAACATGAATAAAAATTACTTTGTTTTCTCTATCAATCGGCATATTTTTGGAGTCCAAAATTGTGCATCTTTGGTTGTCACGCGGAAATCATAAGTCTCTGGTTGAGTAAATAATCTATTAGTATCATCATATTTATCTGTACCTTTAGTATCTACCCATACAGTAAAATCGGCATTGAAAATCTTCCTTGTCTCAGGAGTTGGACAAATAAAATCACATACAACATAACCATCTTTTGTATCACAGAAGATTGCTAAATCTCTCATACGATATGCTTGTCTTATTCTACCCCTTTCAGTAAAATCCCAATCGTCAAATTTTTCTCTTATTTGATCTGCATTGAGAAGTTTTGCTTTTAGTTCAAGACATATCTGGTTTGCTAATGTACTCTTCCCTGTTTCGGGCATTCCCATTATTAAAATTTTCATCTATAATGATAATCCTGTCACATTTGATAAGTAATTCTTTTCAGCTTGATCTTTGGGTTCATCTACTGCAATAATCAAACTCTTTTTAATAACCACTTCTTCACATTTTCCTGCCATCAGCCAAGGCATGAGTGCCATTCCCACTTGATTAGCTTGGTTAGTTTGGACAGCTTGTAAAGTCATAGGTTTATTTAAAATAACTTCATCTTCTTTTTCTACACATCTAGATACTAATTCTTCTCCAGTTGATAATTTAATTATTTTAACTTTCATGGATATTTTTCTTTAAATATTGATAAGGGCTTGGAAAATCTTTAATTTGATTTCTCCAATTTTTTTGTCTTTCCTCAAGTTTCATGGCATGAATAAAAGCTATTTTTTTCATAATATCTAAGTTACCACCACCATATTTTATTGAATGTACATCTGTAGGATTCCAATTCATGCCAGCCGCTAGTATATGAACAGGACTATATGAATTGAATTGATTATTAAATTGTCTATCTCTATATGCCTGATGAAATTTTCCCGATAAATCATTACAATTAGGAGAAAAAAGTTCTTCTGGCCATTTTTTATTTTGTATTTCTCTCCAATATTTAGAATCATCTCTATGGGAAAGGGCATAATTAGTTACTACTGTTGCCGCAAATCCATAATAGTCATCATGACACTTGGTAGTAAATTCTTTTCTATCCCATTCACTTACATGATCTCTTTCTAATATACGACATAAGTTAAATAGAAATTGATATGTACAATGTAGTCCATTAGATTGTAATGGTTCAATAAACCCAGCAGACAAACCAATTGCACATGTATTTTTAACCCATAATTTTGAATGAATGCCACATCGCATTGAAATCAGGTGATAATCTAATTCTTCGACATCTTCATATCCCTTTTTCTGTAGTTCTGCTTTAAACTCACATAAAGCGTGTCCTTTAGTAACGAATTCATCAGAAAACACATAACCCGCCCCCATTCTAGACCATAAAGGTATTTCCCATACCCATCCATTGTCTATAGCTGTACAATTTGTATAATTTACAATTTGAGTTTCAGGATCTTTATAGGGAATTTTTGTGGCCCATGCCAAATTATTTGTAAGATAATTATCAATGTGTATAAATGGAACATCAAATTCTTTTAATAATAAAGATTTAAATCCAGTACAATCTATAAATAAATCTGCTTTAAGTCTTCGTCCATCATCTAATATTAGATATTTAATTCCATTATCATCCAAAGAAGCCTTTTCTACTTCTCCTAGAATATGTGTAAAGTTACTGAATTTGTTACAGTAATTGTCTTTTAACCATATACCGAATTTAGTGGCGTCAAATTGATAAGAATATCTTGAATGTAATTGAACTTCATCGTTTATTTCATTTAGTTCTGAATGATCAGAATTAGAATTGAAACTATCAGTAAAGAGGGATTTGTTTTGATTTACAAGTACCATGCCTGGGAAAAAATTATTTGCATAATCACTTGTGGGGGAAGCTTGGGGGAAAAATATTTTTTTAAAATACCAATCATCCAATCCAATATTAGGTAGAACTCTTGGCTGACCAAAAGGATAATGAAATGTCCCCGAATCTTTACGATACCAATCTTTAAATGCTATACTTAATTTGTAGATAGAATCACAATGTGGCATAAAATCAAGATCATTAATTCCTACCAAATTTAACCAATTAGCAATACCTTGAAAACCACTTTGACCACCCGCAACAGTACTTTCTCCTACACCTATATTAGAAATATTTGGGGATTCTACAAGTGTAATTTTTTTGTTAGGAAATTCACTTAATAGTGTGGTTGCTGTCATCCATCCTGCAGTACCACCACCTACTATAATAATATTCATATTACAAACAATAAAATAAAGTATCGTAACCTTGTGAATCATAATCAACACACCAGTTACGAGGTTTCTGAAATATTAATGTACCTACTATTGCAATTTTTACTGAGTTCTCCCACAACCATGCTTCTGTAAGCCATGGTAGAAACCATACTATAGCTTCAATCATCTATTAATTTCTTTGTTAAATGTTGGATGAGGAGTACCACAAACATTAAGCCATTCTTGGTCATCCATAGTCCACTCTTCAAGTTTGTAATCATAGACCATCCACATTTGATGATCTTCCTTATTACAATATTCACAGTACATTTGTTCAATTATTGTTGTAGGATCTAATTGCTTAGAGTGAATACATCCTATTTGTCTCCATCCCTTTATAGGCTCTAATTCTTTGAAGATTGTTCCTTCAAATCCGCCCATTCTCTCTGTCAAATCTAAACAATGTTCATCTTTACCACATTTAACATTTTGCCTTAAAGGATCACTCCACTCCCAGTCATCAGGCAGTTTAAAATATCCTACACATCCAGTAATTACTAATGTTAATATAATTAGATACTTCATTCTTAAAAACGCAATTGTATAAATACGGGTGTAACACCGGTCAAATTAAAAGAAGTAAGGTAATTGAAAATAAAAAGATTACCAAAAAATTAAATAGAAAACATAATAGAATAAACACACTAAAGCGATCCATTCTATCTGCATCCAATGTCCGAAAAGTTTTCCTCTCAAAAAACCCCCCTTTCTGAGATATCAATCCCAAAGATCTTTATCCCAATCCTTGCGATAATGTTCTTTTGACTTCTTGTGTTTCTTTTTCTTCTGTTGACTAGAGGAAGCATCATTATTCCAAATTCTACCTCTACTCTTTCTTTCTAATATCGATCCCATTGCTCGGATCTCTGTTATACTTGCCATATTTTCCTCATAATGTATAAACGGCCAATACTTGACCAAGAATTAAGCCAGCAGCTATTGCTGACAAAAATATAAACCATTTAGTTGTATTATCTCTACCCAAAATCGTCCTTGTGTATAAAATTCTCACAAGACTCTCCGATGCCTGGAATTACAGGTTTTCGTGGTCTTGTCTTGTCGTTGATCAAATCAGGTTTTCCCCATCTCGCTTCACGAAAGAATCTATACTCGTTTTTTGGGTGAGTGCATCTAATACCTCCACCTATATCTACGAGCCATTGTATATGATGACAGTTGTTACAACAAACTACATCTCTAGGGATATCATCCCATACTCTATACTTACTCATATTATTTATTTAATATTACCACTATTATACATGATAATTGTAGAAAAGTCAAGTGTTTATTAATTTAACCAAAAATCATTAGATTCTTCTTCTAATATTTTCATTCTTGCTTTTTCACTTACTCTATCTGCTATTTCTTTGGTATAATTCATGTGTATTTGTACAAGTTTATTTTCATCGTAAGGTTTAGCTTTAGAAATATACATTGCTAATTTGATTGCATCTTGAGGATGATCATACCATTCGTGTTTCCAATATCCGGCTAAAAAATGTTGATCTTTAGTTTGATAAGATATTTCTCCAGAATTGTTTTCATACCATAGGTGTAGTATTCCAACAAATTCTTTTTCGTCTGGTGCTTCAAATCCTTGTATGATATGATTTATACCCATAGATGCTAGGAAGGGAAATTCAGGAGATCTATAAAGTTTATAACGAAACTGAATGTTCATAGCTTCACGTATTTCAAGAAGAGTTTTTTCATCCATCTTTTTCTTCTTGTCTCTTTACCCAATCTTCTAACCATTCTGTTTGTTGTTGAGCATTCTTATTGTCCAACATTTTTCTCAATCTATCATATTGAGCATCAAAATAATCTCCAAAAGAGCTTTGCTTTTTTACCATTGCCATGATCCACTCCATTTCATATTTGGTTCTCTATCAAGTAGTAAATAATCAACTTTTGTGGGCTCCATTTGAGCCAATGATTGTACAACTTCAACATGAGAAAAATCTGCACAAGAATAAACATCACATTGTACTAAGGCGGGTCTTTCTTCATCCCAAATGTGTATTGCTATATGTGATGTTTCTATCATCACTATTCCAGTTACACCACGATTACCTTCTTTAGTCACATAAGATGAATATGGACCTCCTAAGATATTCATGTCTATTTTTTTCACCAAATCGCGTAGCCATTTTTTAGTTTCAGTTGGAGTAATTAATGGTTCGTTCACTTCTGCTCTCATAATCATATGCTTGTGAACAACGTTTGGCATTTTACCTTTCTGAATCCACTATGTAAAATTCATTCCTTTTTTCTTGGATTTATTAGTGGTCTTCTTTTTTGTGGTTTTCTTTTTTGCTTGTTGTTTTTTCTTTCCAACTTTAATTTCTTTGGGCTTCCTTTCCACAGTTTTTTCTTCTAAGACATAATCTTTATTCTCTTTTTTAAATATTCCTTTTAGAATGTTTATAATATAGTCAATCATTGTATCTCCTCAACGGTTACTTTTAATGGATATTGATTATCTTTTGCTTCTAAAGCTGTATCATACGCTTTTTGTTCTGCTATTTCAAAATGATATATTCCTGCAACTCCCATACCATCATTGTGTACACTTAACATTATTCTTTCAGCTCGGTCAAATGGATGATGAAATACTTCTTGTAGAACAAATACTACAAATTCCATTGGTGTATAATCATCATTATGTAAGATTACAGCAAACTTACTTGGTTTATTAGGTTCTCTTACTCTCTTGAGTCCACGACCCGTAGCACCTTTTCTTGCTTTTTCTACTACACCACCTTCTTCAGGAGGAGTCTGGTCCTGTTGCACTTTCGCCATCTCTACATCCTAAAGTATTATATTTTACTTTTTTCCACAATTCTTTATTTTCATCCCATCTCATCCAAATTTGATTACCTTTAGGATCACAATGTTGAGAATATAATGAATCACCAATATTGAAAAATCCTGCCCGTTCTAATCCTAGTGTCTGTGGGGGAGGCTTAACTTTGGTCCAGTCTTCAGGTTCTACAGCACAAGAAGTCATCAATAAGAATATAGTAACACATAATATTATTTGGATTAAATTAAGACAAACTAAATTCAGAATTATTATTTCTTTTTTGATTTTATTTTTACTGTGTATTGAGTCCATCCCATTCCGTTTTCATCTTTATATTTACGTATTAATGTTGTTACTATTTCAAAAGAATCTGGTGGTATATAATGATATTTTCCATCTTCATCCTTGACCACGATATTTCTTCCATCCCCTTTTCTTATATTTGTTTTTTGGTCTGGAACTTGTAGATCTTCCTATACTAGTTCTCTTCTTGCTGGTATTCTTTTTTTTATATTCAACAGCCGACCATCCTCTTGCTTTTTTAGCCATTATGTTTAAACCCCTCTTTCATTTTAATATCTGTTTTATATCCACAATGTGGACAAGTCATTGATGTTGGTCTACCATTTATTTTTTTCTCTATAATTCCCGCGTAACTCCACCAGTTCTTACATTCTCCACAAATGAAATGAAACAATGTCTCCCATGTATATTCATGTTTCCACCCCACGTATTCCCCCTTTAATTTAGTATGTGTGGAACTTCCTCCGTTATTGGCCCGTAAAGGTCATCCCAAATTTTTGTAAATACACTTTCTATTTTATCTCTCTCTAAGATTAGAAAGTCTCCATAGATATCTATAATTAAATAGTTTCCACCATCTGTAAATTTGTGGATGAGATAATCATCTGTACTTCCAACAAATTCTGTTGTTTCAATAAGTTCTTTAAACTTTTTTACATTCATTGATATTTATTATGTAAAAGGCTTTTCCTTAGTTCTAAATTCTTTATGTTGTGCATTTAAAGGAACTACCAAATCTCTTGCCTTCCAATATCCTCCCATATATGCTTCCGACACTCTCCAATTAGCTGACATTACTATTCTTTCTTCATCAGGATTCATATGTGGGGGCGCTCTATGTAAAATGTGAGCCGGAAACATTACTAATTTTCCTATTTTAGATTGCATAAAAATGTCAGGATCATTGCTATTTTGATCAGGATTATAAAATTGTGTTACTCCAATATCTGATAAGTAAAAGACTGAAGACATATTCGGTCCAATGGATTCCCAGGGGTGTGCCACATGTTGATGTGTTGCATGATAACCTTGTTCAGCATATATTGCAGTCCAATATGCTATCATGTGAGCTTTTATATGTGGATGAAATACGTTTTCAATGGCGGGTTTAATTATATTTTCAAATCCATCAATAATACAGGGTCCTGCGTGATCTGTCCAATAGTCTATTACTCTATCTTCACGATCTACTGCATATTCATGAATATACTTGTATTTTATTATCTTTTTCTTTTCCTCCATTTCATCTAGTAAAGGTTGAATTTCCTCTTCACTAAAATTAAATTCATAAAATAAAGTAGGGAAAAATTCTTTTGAGTTCCATTCCATTATAACCTTTCACGTTTTTCAATTTCCCAAAGAGTTTTTAATTTATTTCTTTTATCTCTTTCTGTAATTAATTTCCTTGCTTCTTTGTTACGTTCATTCCAATCTTTTGCTCTTTTTAGAATAGTATCTTTATTCCTTACATAATACTCTTTTAGATACTCTTTTCGTTTGTCATCATGTTTCCATTTCTCGGCAAGACGATCTTTGTTCTTTTCGTAATATTTCCGATTGGCAATTCTTTTTCTTTCTTTATCGGTCATATTAAACCTTCAGCTCCCGCTTTTGCTATAAAATAAGAATCCACTATATCACTAATAGGATTGATTATTTTCTTTGCTTTAGGAGTTAATTGTTCTTTTAGATCTGTGGGGGTAAGAAGTTCATCGACAAAGGCTTCATACATTTTTTCTTTATTAGAATTACCTTTGCCTGTAGCAAACTTCTTGATAACTGTGGGGGGATATGTTTGAAATTTAAGTTTATTTTTCCACATTTTATGTTTTAACAATCCTGTATTCTCTGCCATTGAACGAACACCGGCTTGTACTGAAGTAGCAAACGCATATCCTTCAAGAAACACTTCCTCGCAACCTTGAACAATGTTATATGCCCAAGTTGCGAGTTTTTCATGTCGTTCTTCTTCAGATTGCCATTCAGGATAGGAATCAACTCTTAAGTTTTTTAACCCAGTCCTGGCGGCAAGTTGTTGTTGTTTTTCATTATTAGATAGATAATGAAACACACACCTATCAAAGTCAAAATGTCCACCATTTTCATCCTTATATACACAAATCGCTGGTGAAGTTAATGAATAATCAATCCCAGCTATCTTCATCATCTGTTTCTCCTGATTCACTATCTATTTCAAGGTAGTGTCCACAAAAAGAACATACTTCTAATCCTTCTGTATCACTTGTAAAAATTTCATATTCTTTATCACATCCATCACATTGTATTACTATTGTTGCATTTCCATCTTCCCAGATTATGTCTACTGGCATATCTCCAACGCCTTTCTCCTAGTTTCCGTTAATAACATGATCTTTATACATTTTATCTGTTGGAACAGGAAATACTTTTAAAGTAATGTTACCAATCTTCATAAAACGTTTATCCCTAATAATATTGATAATAATTTTTTCACCAATTTTGTTTTTTATTAATTGATCTGCCAATTCAACATCAGTATTAATAGGAACATCATTAATTCCTATAATAGTATCCCACGGCTTTAACCCCTCCGGTATCGGATTAGTTGGTTTATTTTCATTACTTATCATTAATCCGAAACTGTTTGGGATTGTGGTATTTATATTAGGATGTTTTTTCAAAAGTTCTTTTCGTTGATTGTCTTTACCATTTAATGCAATAACCATAACACCTAGTGCTGGGCGATCTACTTTTCCCGACAATAACATTTCAGCGAGTGATTTTTCTGCAATATCGGCTCTGACTCCTAGACCGACTCCTGCATTTGAGTTTGTTCTAGATACCATCAAAGTAGCAACTCCTACGATTTCACCTTTTTCATTAATTAGAGGACCGCCTGAGTTTCCTTTATTTATTGCGGCATCTACTTGGATAGATTTGATGTAGGGGTGTCTGGCATATCTATCATTATTAGAAATAATACCTTTTGACAGACTCCATGCCATTCCCATAGGGTGTCCAAAAGCATATACTTCTAGTCCTGTATATATCTCTTCAGAATCTATAAATTCTAAGTATGGAACTTTTCTTTTAAGTCCAATTACTTCAAGTACAGCAAGATCGGCTAATGGATCTTCCCCTATTACTTTTACTTGATATTCTGTCCAATCATCTTCATCCCAATAATATAAATTGATTGTTTTCTGACCATACACACAATGAAAGTTGGTTAGTATATTACCTTTTTCATTGATGGAAGTGCCAGAGCACAATGAATTTGGTGAAGTTGGTGATGGATCTTTTAGTTTGTTTACCGATAGCAATACTACCGATTTTTTCACCCTTTCGATTATTTCTTTCTCAATAGCTTGTGCCGGATTGAAAAAGAATACTAATATAGAAAAGCATAATAACGCAAATAATTTAAACTTTTCCATTTTTTCCTTTAAAAACTTATTATAGGCGAATCCCCTGTAGGTACTTCCTCTGGTTGCTCTGGTGAGTCTGACTTCCCGGAATTGACAGATGAATCATCCTTCTTTTCAACTTTTGTTACATTATCTTCCGCGTACTCATCAAACGCTTTTAGAGCGTCTTCATCTAAAATAACTAATCCTTGTAGAGTGCCAAAATCTCTTATACACTCTAATGATTTTCCCATAAACAATTTTGGTATAAGTGTTGGTGCGAGTTTATTATCTTCTGCGATAAAATCAACATACGCTTTGTACTTATACTCTGTTCTAACTTTATCTATTACACAAAAACAATGAACCAACATCATACGTGCAATGTGATAAGGTGGCGGTTGATTTAAAAGGTTAGGATTTCCCATCGCAACCCACCTTAATGTTCCATTGTAACATACGTTTGTAGTGTCATAAATGACTTGACTTGGCCAACCATCATCAGGTACTTTATCAAAATCACTAATATGTTTTGTTCCATGTTCTGCCCATATAAAAGGTAGGAACATAAACAAAAATACAATAATAAACATCATCAAAATCTTTTTCATATCGCAAATCCAATATAAAGCAATAACAGTATTATTATAGCTAACTCTACGACTAGCACAGTATGATACCATACCCACCTAGTCTCATAGAGTTGATCTTTCTCTAATTTGTCTCTGTGAAAAGTAAAATATACTTTATCTTTAACATCCTCATACCACACATCAAATTTATCTTTAAGTGACATGTGAACCCCCTATTAATTGTTATGAGACTGCAGGTGAAATATCTACTATTTCACAACCTTTCTCTGAAGTACACGCAAACTCTTGACTAGCACTAGTATAGTCTTGAGTTTCGTAATCTGCTAAAGATGCCCAATTTACATCTTTTGGCATCTGATCTAATAGTTCTTTATACTCTTTTTCTGTACAATCTTGGTACGGTGCTTGTCTATATGTATGATCACTAAATGGTAAAAAACTAATACCACTTATGTCATCAAAATTTTCATATACCCAAGCCGCTGTATTTACCCACTCATCTTCCTTGATAGAGACAGTAACACTTGGTTTATGTTCACACCATTCTTTGGCGTAGGTGTGCCATAAGGATAACTGCTTCCATGCAGTCATTTCTGTTCTACAAACCGCCCCTTCTGGGCTTTTTTGTGGAAATGAAAAGACAGTAGTATGTTCAGGCTTACTTACATCAGGCTCATGTGGAAACCCCTCTGCTTTCATCATTTTACAGAGTGGGTCTTTATTATCGGCCCTTACTGTCCTAATATAATAAGGATTATGGCGGGCATGAATACCAGAAGCAGAATCAACGAGCTGAGATACAGTACCACTAGGTTTGACACACGTAATGGCGGCGGCTCTTTCGATTCCAAGTTTTTTCGCATATTCTTTATTTGTTTCTACTGCGATATCTCTAAGTTCATTTAATGTCTTTTTTATATTATCTTTTGACCCATTCGTTAAGGAATTATCCATGATTCCGGTGAGACTAACTCCAAGTAATCGTTCTTCTTCACAATTTCGTTGCCACTCTCTAGAGAGGTATTTGAAGTTTGTGAGAGTAGATTGGAATGTGCCAAGGATAGTTGCAACCCTAACTTTGTCTTTGATAGACTGCAAATTATCGTTGGATCTGAGGACGACTTCGGACAAGTTGCAGAATTCTCGGGATCGTAAAATGATCTCGCTGCAAGGATTTGTGCCAAAATCATCTCTTGCCAATCTTCTTTGAATGTATGTGCCATCTTTATCCTTTTCTCTATTATTTAGTTCACTTACATGGGATTTGCTTGCTAAACTACTGTAAATACCACGCTCTCCAGACTTACTATCGTAGAGTGATAACCACTCTCTCATGAAAGTTCCTACATCTGGTTTCTCTTTATAATTAACTGAGTTGTTTGCGAGTGCTCTCTGTACGTTATCTTTGTACCATTCACCATGTTTGGCGAATCTCATTTCTCTATCATTAAGATTTGAAAGACTAATGAGAGCCGATCTTCGTACACCACCTACTACAACAATTTCTGCTATCTTACAAACTATATCATGACATTCTACTGGTTTAAGTTTTCTTCCTAATGCGTTTTTAATTGTACTAGTTGTGAAATTAAAAAGGTCTACAAGGGGTTCAGGTCCTGAAGCTCTACCTCCAAAAGTCTTTAATGGTGCTCCCGCCTCTCTAACTTTACTTATATCCCACTTAGGTATATGTCCACCATACAGTAATGAAATCAGTTCTTTAAATGCTCTCGCCCAACCTAACTTAGAATCTGCTACAACTATAGTAGTTTCTGTTTCGTATAGTTCATCAGGAACTTGTGGTAGTTTATTACAATATTCTTCTTCTACTGAAAATCCCACACCCGTACCATTCATCAGTACATAGAGTATTTCATCAAATGAACGTAAGTTGTCTATCTTAACATAGCTACAGTTGTAGCCCGCAACGTTTTCTTTCTCCAACGCTGGTCCAGCTGTCATTAAACATCTCATTGAAGGCATTACTTTTAATTCCTTGACTGCATTTTCCAACTCTACTCTTTCACCATTTTCTAGATCATAACCACACGTTTCTTTCAAATGTCCTTTAAAAAAATCAAAGTAACGTTCAACAGTCTCATCCCATGTTTCTCTTCTTCCTTTGATATAATCCCATCGTGCATATCTTGATAAGTGAATAAATTGTTGGTATTCGGTAGGTAGCATGATTACTTTCTTTCTATTTTAATTTGTCTAAAAATTCTCTTGATTCTCGTTCTGACAATCCATACTTTGACATCACCCAGCTTCCATTTAGATTGTCCTTTATTATTGCCATTTCTTTCTTAGAAAAGGTCTTTGCTTCTAACACATAATCTGTAAATGCTTCACAACATATAGGGAAATGTGGTTCAACTAATTGCCACATAGCATCTGCAAAATGTTGTATTTCATCTTGAGCATGGTCATCACCCCTCAAGCGATAAAAATGGAAAAAATTATGTAAATCTATTTTCCATATAACTTCAGTATAGTTAGCCACGGGAAGTACTATTCGTGCTAACTCTCTTGATAGATCCCAATCTAATAGATTGTGGTAGGCGTTCTTCGCACCATCAAAAATTCGAAATATTTCAAATTGAATTTCTCCTGGATTGCGTAATTCGCCATCTTCTCTACCTTGTTTATTCGATGTTGATTGAGGTTTTAATTCTTTCCCTTTGGGGAAATAAAAGTCATCTGACATGACTGAGTATCTTCCAGAGTACTCGTTCAGATTTGCCGTCCTATGACGGACTAACTGGCGCATAACAAATATTGGGAGTTTCAAATGGAACTTGACCTCGCACATCTCAAAGGGTGAGGTGTGTTTGTGTCTCATCAAGTAACGTATTAGATTACGTGTCTGACTTGTTTTTCTTGTTCCTTCTCCATAACTAATTCTTGCGGCGTTCTCTACTTCATCATTCCCCATTACATCCAAGAGTTTTACAAATCCATGTTCGTGTACTTGGATTTCCTCATGGAGTTCACCACTTTCATCAATCGTAATAGTTTCAGTATTGGACATTTCTCCACTCTCTAGCTGCCCAATCTGCTTCTAATCCCCTCATCGTTCTTTTATTTATTATAAACAAGATTTCATCAGTTAACAGCCCACTCATAATTAAATCATTAATATCTTTGAATTTTCTTTCCTTACCCCAAATGACAACAGACCAACCATCATCAATTGCTTTCATTAATTTTTTAACAGTATGTTCGTTTCTTGGCTCATTATCGAATATTAATACAGTCTGTTCCTTATCCATTTTTATTGTTTGTAGATCACCTCCGGCAACCGCTAAACAATTTGGAAGAAACATAGAATCTATTGGCCCCTCTGTAATATATGTAGTGTCTTCAGGATTCCATCTATCGAGTCCATAAATTTTACGATAGCTTTCTTCAACCTTAACTGTGATATATCTAAGTTCAGATTTACCTAATGCTCTACCTTGAGCTGCGATGAGTTTTCCTTCCATATCAAAAAAAGGAATAACCATTCTTGGTTCATCTTTACCCAAATTAGAATAATCTATTTTGGATATCTCTTGTGCCCATTCTCTAAAGTCTTCAGCAAAGTAAACTTTATCCTTAAAACTTTCTGGAATTTTTCTACTCTCAAAATATTTACGAGCAAAATGTTCTCCATCAAGTTCATCTATTGAGGGTAAATTTATCTTTGTAGGTTGTGGTTTGAACTTTGGTTTCTCAAAATTAAATTCTGGTATTTTTTCCTTTTTACCAAATACCATGTGTTTAGTTCCTTCACCATATCTTTCTACTACATATTGACCATGTAAATGAGGATCAAGTTCCTTTATAAAATTTCCAAGATTAGATCCATAACCACAATTATGACATTTTACAAATAAGCTCTGTTTCTTTTCATAAATATACAGTCTTTTTTTGGATTTATTTTTTGAGGAATCACCACAAATAGGACATCGAGAATTCCACAAATTTTGGCGTACTTGTTTGAATAAGTCTAGGCGAGGTGAGAGTAATCCCACGTATTTTTGATCTGTGTATAAACTCATACTATAATTATACCACGAAATGATGATAAGTCAAGTCAGTTGATTTTGTATCTTCTATCTACATGCCTTATTTTTGATTCATCATGATCATAAATGTATGCTTCTTTGATTGGGCCGTCAATGTGTTTATCCCAATAATCTAAAAATTGGGTTATACGTGGATATTCGGGAAGGCGATCTTCAGTTTGCCAAGCGAATTCATTGAGGATATGTAGATAATCGGGAATGTAATATATAACTTGAACAGTAGCAACAGTCCATTTGCGTACAATGTAAACCATAGGTTATACCATAAAGATATGATACTTTATTATGGTATAAATGAATCCTAAAAAGAATATAGTCATACCAATTTCATGTAATCTTTTATTATTAATGAATACCATTGGAGTCATAATACATAACATAATAACTCTTCCTATTACTTTCATTGACATTAATTCTCCTTTAAAGAATACAAAAAGATTCGCAAGGAGACAAACTTGTAATACTACTGCCAAGCCTAATATAACTTTATGATTGTCATAATAATATTTTTTTAAATCAACTTCTATATCTTTATATGTGTCAGGTTGTGGAGCAATTATTTCAGTAACCATAAAAAACAAAAATGGTACAGAAAGATACAATATAAACGTGAATAAATTCCATCCTTCGTTTGGATAATAAGTCAAATCTCTTAAAGGATATGAAGTCCACCAAAATAATATAATAGTAAAAAAAGTTATAAGACTCATTGCTGTATGTGGCCAGTAAAAGAACACATCATCATCTGGACTATCATTGTAATTTTTTGCTAATAACGAACTATAATTTATCATCAATCGAACCATAGACAAACCCAAAATCACAAATGCAACCATAGACAAATGTGAGAAGGCTACCATAGGCAATTACCTCTTTTTCTGTTCTAGTTCTTGAGCGATCCACATTTTTGCGGCAGGTTTAGTTGGTGGGCGTTTTATAAGTTTACCTACTTCGACAAATGATTTTCGAAATACATCTTCTCCTGCTCTATTATTAACAATTTCAACAAATCCTCCAGCAAATAGATTAGCAAGTTCATTTTTAATTCCTTGAACTTCATTCCATGTTTGTCTAATAATTTCATCAGGAAGTTTTCTTTTTCTTGAATTATTTTGTTGAATTGCAACATCAAGGGAAGTATTAACAAATATCATGTGAGTATCATAACCAACATCTTCTAGTGCTTTTTTCTTTATACTAAGTTTAGTTATATCTTTAGCAGTACCATCAATGATTAATCCTAATCTTCCATTGACCCATAACTGTTCTTTTTTTGCTGTCTTCTTTTTGGCTTTTGCTCTAATCAGTTCTTTTCTTGTAGTATCATCATCAGTATATGCCTTCATATTAGAAGACATCTTTGCTTTCATCAAACCATATTCTAATTGTTCATCAGAGTTGACTACTTTCAATCCAAAAGGACCGACCTTACCAGGAGTAATCTTCTCCATAGAAGAATCCCAAGAAAATTTTCCTGCAGCTGATCCAGTTGCTTTTTCTGCTGAATATGACTTACCACTTCCCGCACCTCCTGCTAAGAAGAATGCTTTAAAAATGCCAGGATCATATACACCTTCTAAAAGTTCTTGTTTTAAATCTCCAAATCTCATAGTTCAGACCTTGTAACTTGTATAATTTTTTGTTTTTGAGCTTCTAAGATAGGTATTCTATTTGGCCATCTAATATATTCTTTTGTATTTCCATCTTTTTGAAGGTTCTCTATCAAAGGAAGAATTAACTTTTCTACTGCTAACATACGAGCTTTATATTTAATATCTATATCCTTTTTTCTTTCTTCGAGTTCTTTTGCTAATGATGTCATATCATGAGAGGATTTTTGTAGTGCAGTAACAGCTTCTAACTGTTCCATCTTTAGAATCTTTTGGATATCTTTATCCATGAATTCTAATTTTTCTACGATTGGTGATAAATCGGGAGGATCAGCCGAAACAGTTTGTACTGCTCCTGCGACTTCTGATAAACTATCTAACTTACCTGAAGTACCTTCTAGAAGACTTTCAAGACTCTCTAGTTTAAGAATCTTATCAACCTTTGGTGACATATCTTGTAGGAACTTCATGATCTCATCTTGTTTTCCTACTGACTTCTTTGCTTCTGCTGAAGCTGTTCTAGAATCTCCAGTTGCATCATTTAATTGTGAAAGAATATCTGCTGTAGTTTGTGCTCGTTCTTCATCTAATTCTAATGAAAGAATCTTATCAATTTTTTCTTCAATATCTTGTAATTTTCCCTCTTGTTTATCTTTATCCTCTTGAGTAAATCCAAAATCACTACTACTTGATTCATCTGCTTTAGTTGATAAATGACCTATAATTTGTTCAATCTTATAATCTAATGCAGCAAGTGCTTCAGGACTGGCAGCCCCTCCAAGTCCAGTATTTTCACCATCTGTCTGGTCTTTTTCATATTCATCTGCGGTTACGGCACTAAATCCGAAATCCATCATTTCTTCTGCCATTTTTTCCCCTTTTGTTTATTTTTGTAATATTTATTCTCTTATGTCCCTAGAGCCTCTACATTCAGCATCACATTCTGAATGATTATATAGTATATCAAGGTAGTCCTTAACAGAATGTTCTAAAGCATCTGTCTGTAAAATTCCTCTTTCCTCATGATTTTCACTCCATGATAATGTATCAATATCAATCACCACGCCTGAATGAACATAAGGAAGAGTAGGCAGAAAAGGCACAGGATCGCTCCTATCAACCACCCGCCAATGATTGGGTTCGTTAAAAGTAAATGTAGTACTGACTTTTGGGCTTCCGAAAGTATAAATTTGAACATTGTGACTCCCTGTCGAATGTAACCATAATCCTATGATTTGTGCTATTGCACCACCTAGTGAATGTCCTGTCAAAAATACTGTGTGATCTAATTCATAATTTCTTTTAATGTCACTATAAATAGATTCAGCCGCATCTCTAAAACCTCTATGAAGTTTTGTATCTAAATTGTCATCAATAAATGGTCTTGCATCAAGATCCGATAATACATTTTTCCAATTTGATGTTCCTCTAAAGATGAGAATAGTAACACCATCCTCTTGTATTACAAAATAAGAAAATTGATCTTTTTTAACGCGGTGTTGATCTGCGATCATCCTATTCAAACCATAGAATTCTGGTTCTTCAGGCGATACTGTACCATCAGCAAATATTCCCTTATTTGTATAAATCAGTTTAGAATATTCACCCATTTCAATAAGGGAATCTAATGTTACTGGTAATGTATCTCGATTTCCACTTTCTCCATCTTTATATATAAACCAATTCGTTATCGAACATCCACTAAGTAGTATCAGACTTATTATTATGATGAGCTTCCAGTTCTTCTTTTTTCTTCCAAGCAGTTGCACCTAATATAGCTCCGAATGATAAGTGAAACATTGCCCCTGCTCCTAATGTTAAAGGAGTCCACCTAGTAATATCACATTCACTACCATCCAAACCTTTTTCAAGTGCTGTCATCTTTATATCATAACAATAAGCTTCCATTTTAAGATTCCATATCAAAGGAGCAACAAAAAAATCTATCAGGCAAATGAATAGATAAACTAATCCTGCCCAATCTCTCCAATGTCTATTAATCGTTTTATTGATACCTAATTTCATTTCATTTTTATAAAATTACATGTTGTACTACAAATGTTATAATTGCACATGACATTCCTGTGAGAAAACAGTTATATGACCATTTCAAATACTTATATTTCTTTAATGCAAGTATCTTTCCTTGACCATAGATATCTCCTGCCATTGAATCATATATACTGTCATCAGTACTTAAAATTTCTGCGTAATCTTCTTTATATTCATCTATATCCAAATGTGCAAAGTGACCAAAGAACAACGGATTGAATATAGGTGAATCTCTATCAATTTCCTTAGACCATTTTACTCTAGGATAGTCTGTATTTGGTATAATTGCAAATATAGCAAATAACAAAGAGAAAAAACTACCAACGGCAAATGTTAGAAGAGTATAACGCATTACTTCATTATCTAAATTTGCAATAGTTATTGAAAATACTATCGATGCAACAGTAATCATAATATTAGCTTTTGCATCTGCCATCAATCCTAGTCTCATTTGATTACCATGATTGACTCGCAGAATGTTATCTACTGCTGTTCTATTTTCTGGAACATCTTCGAAATGTTTTTTTCTTCCAGTTCCGTATTCTGGTTTAGAAAAGCGGGTAACGTGGCCCATGTGTTATTCCTTTACTTAAGAGGCGGGGCGTACAATAATCCTCCATGAGTATATAATTTATTCAAACCACGTTCTAGTCCAATAGGAGTATTTACCCCCACATTTCGTTCATATATTTCTTTGTAATTTCCTACTAACTTAATAATATTATATGACCAGTTTTTGCCCAAACCGAGTTTAGATCCAAGATGAGGATGATCTGTTCCATTTAATTCACCCATAAATCGTTGTACATTTGGATCACTATTGTTTTCAAAATCATCAATATTATTTGAATTTAATCCAATTTCTTCTGCAATGAACAATACATAAACTGTCCATCGAACTATATCTGACCATTTCTGATCTCCATAACGAACTACCATACCAAGAGGTTCTTTTGAAATTATCTCTGGTAAAATCAAATGTCTGTCAGGATCACTAAAACTTAATCTATTTGATGCTAATCCTGATCTATCTGTTCCATACATATCACAGTCACCCCTCTTGTAAACGTTTCTTGTTTTTTCATTTGAGGGAACGGGGACTGGTATGTAATTTATTTCATGTAATTTAAAGAAATCTTTTATGTTTTTTGCAGCAGTTCCAGATGAACTAAAACATATTCTTGCACCTTCCATCTGTTTCGCAGAAGATACACCAAGAGTTTTTCTTACAATGAATCCTTGACCATCGTAATAGGTTGTGGGCATGAATTCTAATTTTTTCTGTACATTTCTTGTATAGGTATATGTCGTTGCTGCTGAAAGTACATCTATCGTTCCATCTAACAAAAATTCAAATCTAGTTTTTCCATTGACTATTTCAAATTCTATAGCATCTGGATCTCCAAATATTCCTGCTGCAATTGCTCGACAAAGATCAACATCAAAACCTTCCCACCTTTCTTCACCACCACCACCAAGTATCATTTCTTGAGAAAAGCCTGGAAACTCATCATTAGTTCCACAAATGACATATCCTCTTGCCTTTACCCTATCGTAAGTTGTACTATATGTGGGAATATATTCTGGACTTACATTTTGTCCTTCAGCAGTAGAACCAACTATAACTATCCATACTACCCATACTAATGATACAATTACTTTTCCAAACATTATCATTGTAGTGCCCGATATATTTCTAGTAATTCATCATCTGGAATCGGAGTTTGCATTGTATAATACCTTTGATGTCCTACTTGCATGAAAGCTTTAATATCAGAAAAACTAGGATATTTGGTGAGTAAGTTGTGGAGTAGATAATCGGGGCTTAAATGACAAGATGCACATTGATTATCTCTTGCAAATACTCTAGTAGATTTCTTAAATCGTTCTGATTGTACTAAAACAGAATTTAAGTCTTTCTCCATCCATGTAACTTTTTCTTCAATAGATGGAATAACCAAGAATATTAAATATGCTAATAGTCCAATAATTAAGTAAATAAAAACCTTACTAGATGCAACTAGATTCTTAGTTTCTCTCTCAATCGCTTTTACTGGTTCTAACTCTACTAAGGTTTCTTCATGTTGATGTTCTTTGTCTTGTTTTGCCATAATCTACCTCACTTTTTTCCTGCTTCTCTAAGTTTTTTAGTTATTTGTTCTTGAAACCACTTTAAAACTATTGGTATACTTACATTAGAAGTGAGTCCAAACAAATATCCAATCGGATATCTATAACTTTCATATTGTGCGAGTTGCGGAACATTTTTGAATACTACTGATACCAATAAGTACCCCGTAACAGACATTCCCATATTAATGAATAAGTCTAATACGATTAATGATTTAGCCCCCGCATATTTGTCTTTGTTGTCTTGTCTATAATTAAATAGAAAGATCCAAAATGAAGAAAAAACGACAAGCCCCATCATCATTAATTCATCAAACGTAAATAAATGTTCCATTGAAATCCTTAATTATCTATTTGTTTAATCCCCACGCCTCATATCCTTATTTTTTTCTAACATAAGAGGTATTCTTTGTGCATTTTCAATAGGGGGAACTAATTTGTATTTATCAATACCCATCCCATCAAATAGTTGTTTATCAAAATAAAAAGTGCTCCAATCAATTTCATCATTATAAAATGTACGTGGCATACCAAAATCCAAAAGACTGCACAACATGGTACCCTGTTCTCGTAGACCTGCATTAATTTTTGAGGTCACACCATAACAAACTTTTTGTGGACAATTATAAGAACATTCTACATTAAGAAATAGTCTGAGTTTTTCCTTCTCTTTAATACTTTTAAGAAATTCTATATCATCATTTAAATGTATAGGTAAAACAATCTCATCATAAATTCCTAATGAAATCTTTTCATTCCATTTTTCAATATTATTAATATCTTGTATACAACTTGCTTCTATTTTATAATCTGGAAAATCTTCCTTAATTCTTCTTCCAAGTTCATCGTGGTAAGTAATGATTGCGTTACCTTTTCGATGATACCATTTCAGGATATCTAGACTTTTATTGTACAATTCATCACTAAATACTTTTGTGGTGAAAGGTAACTTTACACCAATATTATGATCATATAACCAATATTCATCTACCTTAGTAAGTTCCAAATCGCCGTGCCCGGCCATTTGTGCTCTGCCTCCCCATAGTGTAGAAAATCCTTCCACTACACCGAATGCATAATCTATGTCTTCAAATTCAAACTCTATTCCACCATGTATTTTTGCATAACTACGTTGTAAATCCAACCAATCTCTAATATGAAATTGGACCATCTTTCTTGCAGAACAAGATATCATTTCACCTCACTTATAACCAATGTCTTTCAGTTGTTTAATACTTCCACTTGCACTTAGATGATGTACTCCTATACCCCCAGCGGCCCTAAATTGTGCAATATTCTTAGAGTGATCATCAATGAGTAAATTGGGTCTTCCATCTCTACCATCTTTTGCGAATCTCATTTTATCCGCTCTCATGACAGGATACATCCTATTGGGAGAAACACCAAACCACCTTTTCATAAATCTAGTTTTATCTTCTGTTGCCCTTGCCGCAATAGGTCCTCTAGAGGATCTTGGAACGGCAGTTAAAATAAGTGGATCATATTTTCCAATAAAATCCCACAATTTTTGTGCGTCTTTCATTGGTTCTAATTGTAAGAAAAAATCATCTGGTAATTCTGCCCATCTAGCATCAGAAAATTTGCCCCCAATCATATTTTTTACTCCCTTTTCAAAATCTGCTAACACTCCATCCATATCACAATAAATTTGTGGTGTATCGAATTCTACTATATAATGTTTAAATTTTTTATCCATTTATACCTTATAAAAATAAACAGTAAATTCTTGATCCTTATCCATATAATTTTGAACAATTTCTATTCTTTTGTGATTATGTTCTTGTAATCTATAATGAATCCACATTGGATTATATGCCTCATATTGTGAATCTTCGTATGGTGCTTGTAACATATTGAATATAATTCCTTTATTGGTAAGTCTTACCATATTTTCAATAATCCAAAATGTATGTGATTCTTTTAATCCTAAATTAAAAACACCATTTGAAATAGCCCAATCATATTTTGTTTCATCCAAATCTTCTATTGTACCATGTATTGCATTGATACTTTCATCAATCAAATCAATTGCTTTTTTATTTGGATCAAATCCTAAATATTTTCCGTTCCACCCCTGTTCTTTTAAGTATCTATGAAGATGACCCACTCCACAACCTACATCTAAAATAGAATCATTGTCACCGATTCCACCTTCATATATTTTTTGAAGTCTTAATTGAGAATTTTCTTCTCCATCTAACCAACCTACACATTTTTCTGAATGTTTACTATATTGTTTTACATATTGAGAATATACATTATCAACTAAAAGTTCTGTAAATTCTTTTGTTACTGCTGATATGTCTTCTGTCAAGAATGATTTAAACGTTCTCATAGCCATTTTTACTCTTATAGTCTTTGATTGCAGCTTTAATTGCATCTTCAGCAAGAACACTACAATGTATTTTAACTGGAGGTAAAGATAGTTCATTAACTATCTCTGTGTTTTTAATTGTTTCTGCTTCATCAAGTGGTTTATCTTTAATCCACTCTGTTGCTAATGAACTCGCAGCAATAGCCGACCCACAACCAAATGTTTTAAACTTGGCATCAACTATTGTTCCTTTATCGTCTACTTGGATTTGGAGTTTCATTACATCACCACACTCTGGAGCACCCACAAGGCCAGTGCCCACAGAATTACTCCCACTATCCAAACTACCAACATTACTTGGTCGTTCATAATGCTTTAATACCTTATCTGAATATGCCATTTTATTTCCAACCTAAATTCTGCTTACCATCTGCAGGAATATCCTTTATTGGTGTGAAGCTTTCTCCACACCCGCAGACATGTTCATATTTAAGTCTTTTAAATATAAATCCTTGTTCTACTAAATTTCCTATTTTATAATCTACTTCTACATCACCAATTATATCGTTAAGTATGTATTCATCAACTACTAGTTTAACACCATATTGTTCAAAAATCAAGTCAGTAGAATCATCTACTGTATCTTCATAATCTAAACTATACTTCCAACCAGAACATCCGCCTGAATTTGCTCCTATCCTTAAATATGAATCCGCCCAATGTTTATCTTCACCAATACACATTTGTTTAAATTCTACAGCGGCTTTTTCTGTTATTTTAAGTTCACAACCAACTTGGCTCTTTTGCTCCATTTACTCCTTCGTGCATAAATGATGTTCTACATCCACAACTACCTTTTGCAGATGGATTATTAAATTTTAATCCACGATCATTTAATTCATTAGACCAATCAATTTCTGTACCTTTAATATATAAATGACTTTTTTTATCTACTAATACATTAAGTCCAAAAGATTCAAATTCTAAATCAAACCTATTCTTCCTACTATCGAAATCTACTGTATAAGTAAATCCCGAACAACCACCACCCTTAACACCAACTCGTACTCTTGTGTCATCATCTACTTTTTGTTCATCCATAATACTTAATACTTTACTAGCGGCTTTTTCAGTAAATGAGATCATCTTTTATCATATCTTTATAGGTTGTACTGTTCTATTGATGTAATCTACCATTTCTTCTGTTTCATGATATAGTTCAAATGGAAATCCATATATATCTTTATCACCCTCAAAGTCTAATGAAAATTCGGGAGTAACATGAATCCTTTGAATTTTAAAATTATTAACCACTACTTCATCCCATTCTGGTGTATCTCCACTATCTTCATCCGGTTCTTGTATTTTTTTCTTAGAGTAATCTAAAAGTACCGATTTTAATTGTTTAGAGTGCTTTTTCATAACACCTTCCATACCATCGATATAATCTCCTATGATCTGACCTTTAATTTTATTATCTTCTGGACTTCTGCTTCCATATTCTTTACCAAGAGCAATCCAAGAATTCTTAACATTCGGCATGTGTATCGGATCATCTGCATATTTCATAATAATTTCTATCATCATTTCTTCTATATCATTTTCCATTCTCTTGAGTTTTACTCCACCACCCATACCATGTTTATCAACAGGATCAAGTAATGTACTTAAAGTTAACCACCTTCTTCCTGTTTTATCCGGTTGACTCATTATATCATCGGGATTCGCCGCAAGAATATCTCCTTCTAATTCTACAACATAACCACCATCTGTTCTGATTCCATCATCAATGGCTCTAGCAGTTATATTCCAAAATGCTGAAATTGATCTTTTGCCCCCCTGCATCTTTTTTAAATGTTGAACACCAACTCGATCTGTTAAATGAAATACAGTTGTACGAGGCAGTTTAGGCCATATCCTCTTCAAGATTGAAGGTGATAATGGTATCATGTAGTGTGTTCGTGTAAGATCAAACAACGCAGTAGACAAACTTTCTGTCCACGCCGGTGCACGTTCTTGTAAATATCCTCTAAATGATTTCATACCCTTAATTTCTGACTACTAGTTTTAAAATCTTTCTTTCTCATTACTGTTTTTGCAACGAGATCTAACATTCCACCTTTATCAAGATTGATTACAAATGGCATATTAACATCTGTTTCCATATCTGTAATGACTGCTTCTGCATCTGGATTCATCTGTGCAATTTTCTTACCATACTTCTTGTATGTTAAACGAAATAATCTAACCAACTCCGCTGAATTGATTGGTTTCTTATTTCGTTCATCGTTCACTCTATCATGAAAATGTCTAGTAAATTCAACATCTATTCCAACTGCTGCAAATAATCTATCTGCATATTTTTCTACTTGATCTAAATCTGACTTTGATATTCTTTCAAAGATATATGTAGAAAATGTTTTCATTAATTTTTTTCCATCCATAATGTTGTTATCTTGGCATTTTCTTTTATAAGTTCATCAACTTGACCTTGATATGATGATGTTTGATATACAAGTAATCCAAATGTAAATAAAACTATAAACCACAATCCTAAAAAAGTTATCATAACTATACTTGAAATTAATCTTTCTTCTTTCATAAATACCTATGGCATGAAAAACTGTCAGGGGTTGGCCTTTGGTAAGTCAGCCCCATCATTTTCTCTTTGATCCTACTAATCTACTTTTTTCTGCTCTACCCCTATTAACACTTTGGTCTTCCATTCCCACAATCTTTCCGCCTTTATGAGATGCATCTTTACCATCACCATTTCCATAAGTTCCCTTATCTCGATTGTATTTATTTAATTCTGCTCTATATTTCTTCATCTTTTTAGATGATTGGAATTTTTTATATTCTGCTTTATAATCTCTATCTTCATCAAATGATAATATCTTTCTTCCACCCTTACCCAATTTAATATTTTTAATACCAAATCTCATAAACATGTTTTTCTTTTTTACTACATCTGATGCCATGTGCCAAAGATTATCCCAATAGTGTTGCATCTGTTGAAGTTTTTGTCTTGATGACATTGTTTTTTCCTTTATCTCTGGATCATATTCAGCAGACATAGTGGTTAATATTGATAGATTTCTTTGCCACTTTAAAGGATCATAACCTTTTTGTTGTGCTTTCACAATAAGTTCAAGAGCCTTATCTTTTGAAAGTTTTAATTTCTTTGCTACCTTAGTTGAAATATCTGAATATTTTTTGAAAGATATCATCTCTTTTTCCTTGCTGGTACTTCTTTTGCAACGACTTGTCTTGTATACATTTCCAAATCTACATCAGAATCCCATTTCTTAATTGGTCTTCCAATATCTTTTATTTCATCATGATATACATAATCTGCATCTTCATAGCCTTTTACTTCAAGAACATGAATTTTCTTAATCGTGAAGTTATTGACTATTTGTTCATCCCATGAATTATCAGTTTGTCTTTTTGATCTTGCATAACCATACATAATACTACCCATTATATCTTCATGTCTTTTAAGAATTTTCTCTACACCATCAAAATAATCTTTTATCACCGCAGCTATTTTTCTACCATCATATTTTAGATAATCTTTCATTTCTTTCCAGACATCTTTCCACATATTTTGATTATAAAGATTTTTATCTACATGTTTAGAAACTAAGTATTGTTTTAATGATAAAAACTCTTTTTCTACCATAGCGAATCGGTCACGACCTAAGTAGTTTCTTGCGGCAGATGAAAAGAAATCTAATGTAACCCATCTTCTACCCGTTTTATCTACTTTACTCATTATATCATCTCTTGCAGATACAAGAACATCGGCTTCTAACTCTGCAACGATACCCCCTCCTGTAGCTACACCAGTTCCCATATATTTTCCCATCATTGAGAAAAATGCAGAAATAGTTTTTTTACTTCCTTCCATTCTTATCAATGAATGAAGTCCTTTTAAATCAGTAGCATGAAAGACTGTGGCACGAATTGAATTTGGCCAGATTCTTTTTAACATAGGACCAGATATCGGTATGTGATCATCCCATGTGAATACATAATCTGAAGTACTGTATACAGCATATTCTTTTAGGGTTAACATTACTTATCATCCAATTCGTAATTAAATGCTTTTGTATGGCTCTTTGCGGGTTTTGCCATAGGTCTTAACCACACTTTAATTATCATTTCGCCTGTTGGTGATGGAAAAGTAAACGCAGGTTTCTTCTTTTTCATTTGGTAGTCATCAGTAGCATTCACAGGAAATCTTGCGAGTTTCCTTTTCTTGATTTCGTTACTAACGTACTTATCAAGTTTGTCGTCTAATGAACCTTCTTTAAACCTTGAATACGTTTTCATTTTATATGTCCACCTTTTTTCAATGACTTAAGACGCTTCTTTGCTGCTACTCCTTTTTTACTTTTTGCTTTTCTTGCAGCAATTTTGGCACCCTTTTTACGTTTCATTTTTTCTTTAGCATCCATTTTAACTTCTTTACCACCTACCATTTTAAATCCCGCTTTATCGGTAACTTTTTTCACCTGTCGTTTTCCACCTCTGAATACTACCTTTCTCTTTACGGCCTCACTCCAACGTGAAATTAATTCATCTGTTAATTCTTTAAAAGTTTTCATATTACCTTTCTTTATAGAAAATGTAGTGCAAGTGTAACAGTTACACCAAGTGCACCTCCCACTACAACAATCATACCCATAAGTTTTGATTTATATTGATCTAAACGATCAAGTCTGTGTTCTATTTCTTTCTGTGCAGATAATTGCTTATCATGAAGATCACCAATTCTTGTATGAAGAATTTTTAGTTCATCACGCACAGTAGTATCATGTTTGAGATGATCTTCCTGTCGAGTATTTAACTTTATTATTTGTACTGTAAGCTGTTGAAGTTTGTCTGTGGTGAGATCAAGTTTAGAAAGAAGAACCTCTGTTTGTTTTCCTCTGGCTTCGACCTCATTTTTTAACAGACCGACTTCGAGCTTAACATCTTGGAGCTCCTTCCCTTCTGCCATATTTTATTTCCTATTTCTTTCCATATTTTAAATATAACATAGCTCCGTTTACTGAATTCTTTAAAATAATTGCTGCTTTAGGATTTTCTCTTCCGTATTGACGGATTGCTTCTCCTAATTTATCGTTTCCAACGAATTTTTCATATCTCAAATATCTAGATTTTCCCAATCGTGATTGATAATATACATCTGGAGTAACTACGAATACCTTTTGTCCTGCAAAAGATTCTGTTTCTACTTTTGCGTTTTTCCTTTTCTTCTTAAAGGGATCTAAATTAACGTTTCCACCTGCTACACTATTTGCGGGTGCTTCTTCTTTTAATGGATCTCCAATATCATTATCTTTATGTGCCTTTTTAAGTTTAACAACCTTCAGAGTTTTAGGATCTTTCCCATAATGATAATCATGTTTTGAAATAGTAGAAGATTTGACAGAATCACGGGCTCCTTTCTCATCACTTGTGAGTGCTTGAACTCTATTTTTATCTGCGGTATCAATAACGGCCCAGTTATATTTCCGTTCATTAAGTTCATCTTCTTCTGGTAATATTTTCCATTTAAAATCTTTCATAATAGCATGAACTTCTTTTTTCCTCTTAGGGCTAAGTTCTTTAATAAATTTATTTGGAATTCTACCTTTCTGTAATGCAGTAGCTATTACGAAAAGTTTATCTGCTTCCGCTCCACCTTTACTTGCAAGTTTTTCTATTTCATCACCCACTTTATTTCTTTTTGGATAATTATGAAACCCTGCTGCCTCAGAAATTACTTCAAAAGCCGCTTCAAGACCACCGACTAGAACTTTTCCTCCCATTGGTGCATAGTCTCTTGGAGTTTCATGCTCATTTGCATATTTACCAATATACTTCTGTATTGCTTTTCTATCAAACTTCCACCCTTTAATATAAGTAGAATTTGGACCGTATTCATACGATAAACTTACACCATTTCTTAATACGATTTCCCAATCTCCTCCCCATGATTTTCCACCAACAGGATCTCCGACAAGTTTTTGTTTATACTTCCGGGCCATTGATTCGATGTCTTTTGATGAATAAAGCTTTTTCTGTGTAGATAATAGCTTTGCTCTCATTTTATCAGTTAAAGTGGCCGAAGGTACATAATCGGGATCTAATGATGGTCGTCCTTCTTTTAAGAATTGACTAAATTTTGGTATTTCAGGTTTAATATTAAATTCCTCTTTAAACAGTTTTTCTAGTTCATCATCCGTAATTTCTGGATGCATGTCTTTAATCTTTTCTGGACTATCTCCTTTTTTCGCCATTACTTTTGCGTGAGGATCTACTTCTTCTTTCGCCATCTTGAATGCAAATTCTGCCGATTTCATAAAACCACCTTTGGTCTTAATCATTGTTTCAAACTTCTTTCTTGTGGCGGGTTTTAATGCATTATATACTCCCATTAAAGCAGATGCAGAGAAAAGATCAACTCTTGCTTTACCATCCTTAAACATGAACACTGCATTCTGTTTGTCCTTTACAATCTGTTTAAGATTATCTACTGTTGGTTGTACTGCTACTTCCTTTTCATTAATTTCTTCTTCACCAAACATAATAGGTGAACGTGTTTTTCCTGAGAAAGTTGTGCCATATCCTTTACCAGCACCAAATCCACCTTTTCTTGATATACCATACGCTGGAGTGTGGGGAGATGAAGAAGGTGAACTACTTTTCTTCTTAGAGGGGGCATAAAGTCTCAAGTCCTTCATCTTTTTAATCTTCTTTGGTTTAATTTTTAATTTCATTATTTTCTTTTCATCCATTTCTTCATCATCTTCATGTGGATGTTTATGGGGTTTAGTACCCTTATGTTCTACTATTTTCCACCCCTCTACTACTTGCTCACCAAATTGAAAATCTAGATCTGTACTCTTACATTTTGGACATTTAGTTTTACCATATTCTAATGTAGATAATTTGGCTCTAAATTTTTTACCACATTCTTGACATTCCATTCCAACATCTTTTGTATTTTTTAAAGATTTTCGTTTTTCATCAAGATAGGTTTGAAAAGCTTGACCCATTATTCCTCCCAATTCTTCTGGTATGTGTGGTTTCATTCCTTTATTATGCATATGCCATGCGAGTGCATAAGGATTATCTATTCCTTTTTTCTTTTTCATTGCTTTAACAGTACCTTCCCAACCAGGCGGTGCTATTTCAAACATCCAATCGGGAGTTCTATCTGTTATTTTTACACCTCTTTGTGCTCTACCTTTTTGGACACGATCTGCTGCATCCTTTTTTAGATTACCTTTTTTGTCAAAGAATTTTGCGAGGTGTGGTGGTAATTTTACCTTCTTATGACCTTCTTTTAAATCTTCAAATGTTTTTTTATCTAAATCACCTTCGTAGTTTTCTTTGAGAATGAGTGCATCATTTTCCCAATCAGTTTCTAAGAAGGACAAAAATGATTCTTGTAATTCTTCTTCTGAAATATTATCTTCTTTGTTTTCTTTAATCAACCAAAGAGCGGCGGCGTAAGATGCTAAACGTGATTTACCAAATGGAATTTTCTCCATTAATCGTTTTAGTTTCCATACCAATCGATGCATCATGGTATAGGCATCTTTTTCTTCATCAGTTTTTAATTTTGCCTTTTTCTTGAGAATTTTACCATTTTCATCTACAATTCCCAATTTAAACGCATCAGTCTTATTAAAAGGAGTAGTAAGAATCCTTATAAATTTATAGATAAAATATAAATTTGCTGCTCCAGTGATTACGCCCATTTAAACCTTTATTGATCTTAATCGAGTAACAATACCATCGTCCAGTTTAATATTGGATGTTAGTATTGTTTCACCCCTAATCGAATCTATCTTTTCAGGCATTCGATCCAAGAAAATTAAGAATGTTTTTAACATTGGCCAAAAGTCTTTTTCAATCTTATAAAACAATATTCGTGTGCCTGCCTGTACTGAAAAAACATTGTAAAATACTATAAGGTGATTAAGAATTAATCGTTCCTTTAATTGACCATTATTTTTGTAAATATTAAAGAGTCTCTTGATATACTTAATTTTCTTTAAGTCATCATAAAATTCTTCAATATCTGTACATTGTACATCATTATATTCCTTCATGGCATACATGAGGAAATTATCATCATTTAGATCATCAAATATCATTTTTCTTCATCGGGGCCAGGTCCGTGGTTTTCATCTGATAAATCACTACCAAGCTCGACTACTTCTGGATCATGTCTCTCAATAAGTTGATTGATTGCTTGAATTGCTCCTGCAATCATTATTAATTGTTGTTGAGATTTATCTCGTTCTGCATTAAGTGCTACAACTCTTTCACCTAGAACTGCACGATCTCCTTCAAGTTTTGCTTTTTCTGCTTTTAATTCTGTAATACTAATTGTCATTTCTTTTGCCATAATAAACCTATCATCAAAAAGAGTAGGTCTTTCGACCTACTCCACATTAAAAAACTATGGATTAAGTTACTGCGTAACCATTTCCACCGATAATCTGCCATGCACTATCGTTCCAAAGTAGAACAACAGTATCACCAACAGCATCAAGAGTTGCATAAGTTCCACCATCTAAAGTAGTTGGTGTAACTCTCACATCTCCACCATCAACAGTATGTGTGATGATTTTAACTTGACCTGCTTGTGTTGAGTCAGCAAGGCTAACTACTTGTGCTGCACCAGTAGAGGTACAGTTAGTAATTGCTGTGGTGAGATTTGCGGCTCCAGCACCGGAAAGTGCTTGAGGTGTTCCAGCAAATGCGATCCATGTTGGGATCTTGTTGAACACATTCGCGGCGGTGATCTTCTTGTTAGTAGGTGATCCACTTGGATCATCAACTACGTGTAAAAGATCATCAGTACTTAATGCGGTTGAAGCATTAAGTGCGGTAATTTTCTTATCAGCCATTTTTTCTCCTACGGCTATGTGACGGGACTCGCCACCGTTAAAGACATTACGCTAGAGCTCCACATTCTTGCGGAAGGGAATGCTCTAGACGTAACTCTGTAAAAAAACTATTAGACTACAATTCACCTAATAGTGTATGAAAACCTTTTTCTTCAACCATTTTTTTGATCTCTGAATCACTATGGTTTCCATTTTGAATCATCCCCCATATAACTGCCGCATCTCTGCGTTGTTTTGAAAGGGATTCTATATGATCTCTGGCAGAAGAGGGCTTATTAGTAAGTTTGTGTACTTCCTTTTTAACTTCCTTCTTCACACTTTTAGAGGCTTTCTTAGCCTTCTTTAATAAACTTTTTGCCATTTTAACTCCAAACATTAATTATTATGATGCAATTGTTACTGCAACTGCTGAAAGACCGGAAAGTACTAATGATGCAGCAAGAGTTGTTCCACCTACTACTGTATCAGAAATTGTTCCACCATTAAGTGTAATGTTTGATCCACCTAATGTCAGAACATCAGTATTACCCAAACTTTGACTTGTTGCTTCAAATAGTTTTCTATTTGCAGTTGAACCAGATGCAATATAACTAAGTGTATAGTTACCAAATCCACCACCTGAGGCGTTACTATTAGCAACTACAACTTGTGGTGTACCTGCAACAGTTACTTCCTCATCCCATGTGATTTCAACACGAACTCTTGCTGTTGAATCAGCGGCAGTTAAATCTGTAGTAGCAGTTGTTCCTTTGACAAATCTCATTGATGTAATAGTTGGTGCTCTAAGACCACTAGTCGCGTCTGCTCCTGCAAGACCACCACTTGCAACTAAAACTTCCGGATCTGCAGCTGTATTGTCATTTCCAGATGAAACGTGTCCTGGTTGCATTACCCATCCAGCTTGTGTTGCATAGCTGTCTGCTCTGGCATAATCTGAATCCTCATCAGTTGGCAAAAACTTGGGTTTGTTTGTTGCCGATGCATGAGCTGTTCCCCATAAAGGCATGTTTTTCTCCTATTAAATTGAGTTGTTATTATAATATTTATGACTTATTTACTTCTCTAAACTTGTAAGATCATAATATGTCATAATTTCTTCTTCGCTTTCTACTAATGCGTCTCTCGCACCTTGTAATTTTTGTTTAACTTCAGGAAACCCCGAAAACTTTTCCATGATGTCATCAATCTGTTTTAGACGCTCATTAACGAGATCTAATTCATAATTATACTGTGTCATTTCGTTGTTCCTTGTTTTTGTACCCCTTGAAAGAATGCTCCTCTATTTGGATTATGTGTAGATATTGCTTTACCTACTAAATCTACTACAGGATCTACTTCAGGCAATTCTTCTTTAGTTTCGGTATCTGACTCTTTTACTTCAAGTGAATCATCAGGTTTAGTATTTACAATATCATTGACCATAGATGCAACATTTCTTAACTTCTCGGCCTCTGATTTATTATCAAAGTAATTATCATTTTTTTCCATTAGATTCCTTAACTGTAATTTCCTAATTCGATTTCGGCTTTATATTCATCACCTAGCTGAATAGCCACCGACATCTTTGTATCTTTATCAAAAGTTTTCACGCCTGGAGAGCTGTACAATTTATCATATTCTTTTGCGCCATTATCTACCCAATACATCCATAGTTTAGGTGCTTGTTTATGATCATATTTACCACTCTTCATTTTATTTGAAATATTCTTAATGATAGAGTCTTTTTGTCTCATTAAAGATCTTTCATTTTGCATGAATAAGTATAATTCTCTTGCTGCCTCGGCGTCAACCGCTTCAATTATTTTTGCACGAGCTTTAGATACTACTTCCCATGCAGTTCTCTGTCCTGGAGTATCTTTTTTATATTGATTTATCATTGCATCAGTTCCATCTTCTAGAACTTCTTCACCTACAAGTTTTGGTAATAATGATTTGAATTTACCACCAAATTCTTTTTTCAGTTTCTTTTCGGCTTTCTTTAAATCTTTTTTCTTAACAACCACTTGACCTTTACGATTGATATCGGCTTTTATTCCTTCATCATCTAAAGACATAATTGCTTGAAGTTCTGGACTTTCTTTTAGAGCCATATCCCCCTCCGGTTTAAATGAATCATTAGTATTATCTTTTGGTTCAGGTTTCTTGTCTGGTTCTTGTTTTGTGTTAATTTTCCTTCGCCGTTTTAATTCTTTTGCATAATCGGCTCTTGTCATCAACTCTGGAGCTTCACCATCTGCAGCGGCGTTTCTCCATCCTCTTGGCGCCTCACCATGTTTTTTGAAATATGCTTCAGCATCTTTAGGATCTTCAATTCCACCTCTTTCTTTTTCACCCTTTTTATCTAACTTGGCTTTTTGATCATCTTTTTTCTTTTGTGTTTTTTCATCACCATATTTCTTATATTCATCAGGAGACATTAATTTTTTTAACTTCTTTTCGTTCCCCTTCTTCTTTGCCTTTGCAATTTTTTCTTGTCTTCGTTCCTCTTTATCATCGGCTTTTTCTTTTCTCTTTGCCCTTGCTCCCTTAGTTGGAGCCCATTTATTCCAAGCAGCTTTAAAACCCGCGGCTCCACCCGCAGCAGCTAAACCAATTAATAAATCTCCAAGAGAAGCAGCTTCATCAATAGATTTCTTTTCTACTGTCTTTTCTATTGATGGAGCTACTTTTTCATCTTGGTTTGAGATGTACTCTCCAAATCTCTTCATTTTTTTGCCTTTTGGACAAGTTTTGTGGCTTTCTCAATGATATCATCAGTTAGTTGATCAATATCCATATTTTGAAGAATATTTCTCATTTCTTCGATATCAACTTCTTCTTTTTTATCTTCTGGCTCAGGCTTTTCATTATCGGCCTTCCAATTTTTATCAACATAATCAAAGAATTCTTTTTTCTTATCACCTTCTAGTTGATCAGGCTCATCTACCCCAAACTTCTTGAGTGCTGCTTTGAAGAACTTTTGATATTCATCTCCATCACCTTTAGTATCTTTTTCAACACCTTCTTTTCCAAGACCTGCATTCAAATGTTCTTTTTTGACTTCTTCTTTAGCCTTCATTGCTTTAATTTTTTCATAAGTTAAACGTTTAAGGGCTTCTCTAAATCCTTTTAGTCTACCATCAACGGCTACTGATTCCATTTGAAGATACTCTTCTTCTGATAATTCTTCTCCTACAATTTTAGGAACTTTTCGAATATCTTTAGAGTTTTTAAGTACCTTTGCGGCTTTCTTTTCTGAACCTTTTTCTACATATAATTTACCTTTTTCAAAAAATGGTTCATAACCTAAAGGGCCATCTATACCTTCATCTTCTAGAATATCAAGGACAACAGATTCATAACCTTCTTCTAGATGTGTGTCCGTGACGGCCAAACGGATTGCTTCTTGGAAATTCATTCTTTCTCTCCTTGTTACTATTTGTTCCATTTTGGGTTTAGTATCTATTTTTTCTTTCTTACCAGAAAGTTTAATATCGTCTTTTGTTCTATCTTTTTGAGCATCGTCTGCTGCCTGCAACATATCTTGTATTTGTTGCATAACTATTTGGGAAACTTGTTGAACTAATGCAGGATCGGGTCCAGAAACTTTATTATCATAATCACCCTCTTCTTCGTCCTCTTCTTCACCTTCTTCATCTTCACCCTCTTCAGGTGGTGGCTCATCTGCAGGCGGTTGATTATCAGCAGGTTCTCCTACTGGTTCTTCATCCTCATCTTCTTCATCTTCTTGTTCTTTTTGCGCCTTTACTGCTTCTTTAGCTTTCTTGGCGTCTTCTTTTGCAATTCGACCATCTCTCTTGACTAGTCCTTGAATTACTGTTAATAGGCTATCAGAGGCCATACATTTCTCCTGAAAATTGTGTAAATGTTTTTCGTGGTTGTGCATTAGGTGCAACTTTTACTTGAAGATCATTCAAAAACGAATATTCAAATGGTATGCCTGTTCGTTTTTTAACAGTCTCCAAAAGTTTTATTGCTTTCTCTGAACTTTTTATGTAATTCACTTCATCTTCTTCTGTTATTTCTTCTTCTGGTACTTGTGAAATACAAAGACATTTATCTGTCAACATTAGTGCTTCTTTAAGATACCCCTTTTCTGGGGCAGTAAACGTTCCATCACCGACACTATTAACTATTTCATCAAATAATTCAAACGCCTCTACACAAGTAGATAAATTTACAGTATCATAACCTTGCCAAGATAGTTCTTTTGTTTCAATATTATCTTTATGTTCAACTATAACAGGTTTCTCATAACCTCTTCGGCGTTTCATTGCTTCACGTAATGAATCTAATTTCAATCCTTTTCGTACATCATTCATTAGATTTCTCTTTTCTTTTATAGTTAATTCACTTGATGCGCCTGATATAAACGACTCAAAATCACCCTTTGTTGCGGCTGATCTCATCTTAGATGCTGACATTCCAGAAGCACCATCTGCATCTGGGTCTCTTTCACCTGCACTATATACTTTTATTTCTTTATATTCATAAAATCCATGTTTAGACTTTATCCCATTGTAACTATTTAGTAAAGAGGTAAAGTCATCGACTCTATCACTACCCACTACTAATATTAATTTATCATATTTTTCATTTAATGTATGTGCGATTTGTAGTACATTTCGTTCTTTTGCTTTAGTTTGTATCGACTTTTTAATTCGTGGGAACATTTTTTGTAAATATCCCATTTTTTCTGAATGTGAAAGGGGATTTTTTCTACTATCTTGTGAATGACTTCCATAAATGTAGGCAGTTCCACCCTCACGTTGATTAGTAGCAATTACTGCGTTTATCAACTTTTCATGTCCGATAGTAGGAGGATTAAATCTCCCAAAAGCAAATACAGCTGTACTCATGCTAATACACTTGAATGATCTTTTTTAGTTAATCTTAACTTCTTATGAAGTTTTGTAGTTTTAGTTCCCCACGAATCATCATCATATACACTTGGTGGTGTCATTAATGGAGTTTGACCCTTTTTGTGCATCTTCATCCAAAGATCATTATATCGATCTTGTTCTTTTTTAGACCAACCACCTCTACCAGCAGCTTTCAAACCAAGTTTTTCTAATTCTTCTTGATCTTTATCGATTACAGCCTTTTTACCAAAAAATTCTTTAAATGTTTCCATGTTTTTCCTTTTTTTTATTTACTGGCCAATTTGTACAGTATGGATGATCTGGATCTTCTCGTTGTTCATACATCTCAGATTCATCTTCTTCATCTTCCCATTCATCACCAATAATATCAACACCGTGGTCTATATGTGGTATTATAACTTTTTTCATCTTATACACCACCTATTTCTCCGCGAGCCGCGTCATCCACCTTATCTTGACTCTTTGCCCACTTCTGAGCTTGGGCTTTGTTTTTAAATCCACTAGAAACCGGCATCCATTTGTTTCTTCCCACATGACCCATTACATACCATTTCTTGTCGCTTGGGTTCTTGGAAACAATATACTTGGAATTTTCTTCTAGATACTTTGAAAATGTTTTCATTTATCCCAATTCTTTGCTGCGTTGAAGTTTTGCATTGAAAATTCCATTCGATCAACCAACTTGACTGCACCACCTTTGAGTTTGTCTATAGCAACGAACCCCTCTGGAGAAGTAACTTTAAATCCTGTAGATGTTTTCATTAACGTTTTGATAGATTTAACTTGTTCTAATTTTCTAAGAATTATTAATTTTGCATCAATAAGTAAATTTTGTAATGCAAATATCTTGACTAAATCTGAAGAATGTTTTCTGAAAAAGTCAACATATAAATCCATCTTACGTTGTTTCTCTTTTTTCGTATTTTCTCTTTTTACCTTATCTACATCTGCTTTCAACTTATCATATACAAATTTAATCACTCCTGCAGTATGTCTTTTAGGATTTGAAATCTTCTGTCCTTCTCTCACCATTTTATTGTTATACGTCTTTATCAATTCTTTTGGTGTAGGATCTCCCGCTACCATAGCCAGAGTATTAGAGTCTATTTCTCTAAACAGTTTACCAGCTTGACTTAATATTTTAGTAACATCACCAGTCTCTTTACTTGTCATAGTGGCACTTCCAGAATGATCTTTGAATGATGCATCTGCTTGCCATACTGAACTACTTTCACTAAACGCCCCCGAACTAACACCAAAGGAGGCGGTCATGTCCTCCATCGTATCTCCACTATAAGTGGTGTGCCATACGATTCCCATATTAGAGGACAGGATTTTAGCCGCCAACTTTGATTTCACTGGTATTGCATAAACGATAGTATTTGGTTGAAAAGTAATATAAGGTTCACCATCAATCGTTTCTTTTGTAATATCATTATGAGTATACATCATATCACCCTGTAAAACACCTTGTATGTTTACTTTGGATAATTCTTTAAGTGCAACTTTAAGTTTCTCTGCTAATCCTCCTGAATGATTATTATCTATATCTGTATCAGTATAATTTATCTTTGCATTCTTAGCGAATACACCTTTTGTTCCTACAAAGAATTGATCATTCTCAGGATTAATTCCTGCAAACACTGCGGGTGCTCCATCCCATTTTACTGTAACATCTACAGAAGAAGCTGAACTTCCTGCTAACATATCCCTCAATCCTTGAAGGAAATTTATTGCTCCCCTAGTTCCTTCTACTCCACCATTTAACACCTCATCTTCAAGGTGTTCCATGTGGAGATTCTTTTGTTCAGTTAAAAATGAAGCAAATGCGAACATTATTGTGCCTTCATGTGTGGTGCAGACCAAACTGATTCTGATTTAGCAAATAGTAACATACCTAATACAATTTCATGTAATTTGTCTACACTTTTTCGTTTTATAGAAGAAAACACCGCTCCTAACATAATAGTTTGAAATCGTGCCATAACTCTTACTTGCATTTCACTTTCTCTCAACTTCTTTTTTATTGCATATTCATTAACATATTCTAAAAATGTTTTAGAATCTACAAGTCTATCATAATTGGCAGGATTTGCAGTTGATGCCCACTCAATTATATTATTATCTCTTACAAGTGGCCATGCTCTCTTGACTTTATTAAATGTCCTTGCACCATCTGTTGTAAATTTATAAACTCCTGTTTTTTTATCTTTCTCTACAATTTTCTTTGCTACACCTGCAACAGCTTTTGATGCTTGCGCCCCTCCCGTTAAATGATCAATATATTTTAAATAAACTTTCCCTTGTGCCGCTAGAGCCGCTTTCTGTTGTGCTTCTCCCCTAATAAGTTCTCCAATTTTTGGGCTAAACAGTCTATACATAACAGAATAGCCTTCCATTCCCATTCCACCATATTCTGTATTAACATTTTGGGCAAATAAATCACCAAATTTCATATCAAAATCATCAACAACATAAACTGGACGTTTTCTGGCATTTATTGTATTTACGTTACCTCCACCTAATTTTAAAGATATACCTATGATACCTTTACCACCTTCTATAGAAGCTAAGAGATAGTTATTTAAGTCTGCTAAACTTGCTTGTTCTGTTAAATCTTCATAATAGAGCCAAACATCTGCTGGATTCCATTTATCTTTATCAAATATTTGTCCAGGGACAGCTTTCGGAAAAAGTGCTTTTGCATGTTGAACTATATCAAGTTTAGAATAATCTTTAACATATCTTAATGGTGCTGATGAAACACTTTTAATGAACTTATTTGCCTGTTTTCTATGAGATTGTAACCAATCATTATTATTAGATAACCAAAAAACTAAACCTTGTGCGTCACTTTCTCCTAAGAATTTTCCCTTTGAATTAGTGATTTTTGAATATACTTTTGCTTCACCCGACAATTTTTCTAAAAATTCATCATCTACTAATTCACCATAACCTTGATGATAACCACTTAATACTAAAAGCCAAGATATTTCTTGTTCTTCTGTTTGTCTACTACCTCTACCTTTAACTGCTCCTGCAAGAGTTATTTGATTTTCGTTCCATAGGAAAGTATAAAATGAAGAACTAGGATTACCTTGATCTTTGGGAGCAAGAACTACAACATCATCCACTTCAAATGTTTGTTTAATCAGTTTAACAAAATCACCATTTTTCATTCCTTTAGGATTGTAAACTCTTGCGAGATTAGAATGTTTTTCTAATCCTGCGGCTTTCCCAGCGGAGATTATTTGAGCTTGGATTTCTTTCCGGCCTTCATTGAGAATATCTTCTATTAAAAAATCTTTAAAATCATGTTGTTTTTGATTATATAATCCTTTTCGTGCTTTTGTTTGCATTCCGGCACGTTTTGCTGCTCGTTGTATAGGTGTATCTTTAAGTTTTTTCTTTGTATTACTCCAATGTTTTGGCTCAGGCTTACACATTTTTGCGTGTCTGTCACGTAAAACTTTAGACCTTAACTGAGTTATGTCTACTGCACATATATCTTCACCCTTTTCGGTAATAAGTGCTAAATCATGAGCAAGTTTCTCTGATTTAGAGGCATCATATAAATCTGCAGTAATTTGTTTAAAACGTTTCATTTTCTCCTAGCATTAAAATACACTTTACTGATATATTTATAATAACAAGTCATCCAACTTGTGGCTCTGGGGGATCTGGGGGTCTATTATTTTCAACAGCTTTTAGAAAAACATCTTTATGTAGTAAATGCCAACCTTCACAAGTCTCTTCTTCGACAATATCTGCAAAGAAATTCCCATATTGGTCTTCCATTATATAAACTGCTTCTCCGAAATGTATACTTTGATCTGTAATAAACAATACGTGGATCATTATCCCCATGTCAGGGTAAATGTAGTATTGATCTGGCACAAATGTCTTGAGGTTGGAAATAGGTTTTGCGTCTACCTTATGTTTTTCCTTTCTATATTCATCTAAATCTACTATATTATCATCACTCAAAATTTAAACTCCCCAAAATCTTTTTTACTCTTCATCCTACCACCAGTAGATGCATCAAATAGTGGAACATCTTCTTTTTCTTCTTTTCCTCCAGTATCAACTAATCCCTTTTGTGATTCTTCCCCTAAATCGGAAAGTCTCATCTTTGCTCTATCTACTCCCACTAAAAATTTCTTATTTGTGGTAGGATCACTATATCGATTTTTTAACTGTTTGATTAATATTTGTCCCGCTTCTTCCAAGTTTTCATTACTAATAATCGCAAACATAAAATCTGCTGTTGCAGGAAGTCCGAAACTTTCACTTGTATCTTCAAGACCCACATCTGTATTTTGAAATCCTTGTCTATTGGTTTGAGTGGCCGATAAAATTGGAACATCAAACTCTACTGCCAATCCCCTAAGTTCTTCGGCAATAGATTTCACATAACTATAAGAATTTACATATTGTCCTGGTCTAATTCGTGAAGAAGAACATATATTGATATAATCGACTAGAATCATATCAGCTTTAAAATTTCTCTTAAGATTTAATTCATTCAATAATGCCCTAAAATGATTTGTATTCGCTGCAGCAGTAGGATATTCTTTAACGATTAATCTACCTTTAACTGTATTCTTGAGATCATTAATTTTCTTCTCATACATTTTTTTGGGTAAACTAATCAAATCATCTAATCTAATGTTCATTAAATTTGCATCAATACGTTCTGCTATACGTTCTTCTGCCATCTCCAATGTAATATACAAAACATTATTACCTTGAGATAATGCATTAGCTGCTACATGACACATAAATAATGATTTACCAACACCTGTTCCGGCAAGAGCTACATTTAAAGTTTTAGAAGAGAGTCCACCTTGAGTTATCTTGTTGAAGTAGTCAAGATCAAAAGGAATCTTTTTTTCAACCTTGTGATAAAAATCATAACGATCATCAGAATCCAAAAGATAGTCATGGCCGACATGAGGATCAAAACTAACAGAAAGAGCATCGGTAAGCAACTCAGGAATAGCACCTTTGTCAGCGTTAGATTTTTCGGGTTCATCCAATATTTTAATTGAGTTGACAACGGCGTTGTAGATTGCTTTGTCTTGGCAAAACTTTTCTGTTGTCTCCAACAACCATACCAAGTCCGATTTCTCATCTTCTTGACCCTCTATATAAGTTAATAATTCTGTTACATTAGAAAATTCTTCTTCCTTCAATGATGAAGAATCTAATTCAATTACTAATGCTTCTTTAGTAGGTAAATTATTATATTTCTCAATAAATTTATTAATTTCTGTATATAATATTTTATCTGTATGTTCCATAAAATATTCTTTATTAAGAAAGGGTATAACTTTCCTAGAATATTCTTCATTATGAATTAGATTTTTAAGTATTATTGTTTCTATCCTCTGCTGCATGTTTTTCCATTTGTCGTTGTAAGATTTCTATAACCCATTCCCCTAATCGTTTTTCAAATTCTTGACCATCCTTATCGGTAATTTCATATCCCAAATCATGTGGCGGCACTTCAATATCATATTCATATTGACATGCAATATCATTTCCACCTAGTTCTTGTTCTACCAATTTAAATGAAGTGTATCTAATCACTGCTCCATCAAATGGTGATGCGTCTTGTACTACTATACACAAAGATTTATCATTCGGATCATTTGGATTAGTACATTCTTTATAAAGTGCCCCACCTGTTTCAAAATAAGGATCATTTAATACTGTCCTTAAATCTGTATCAGTTTCGTTAGTACCTTTAAAAAAAGGATCTTTAGTTGGTTTCGTTGACTGGGACTGTCTCATCCTCAGTTTCGTTTCTTTCTTCACTTTTTCCACCATAGAGAAATACTGTTTTTGCATAATCATTTAATTTATCAAGAATTTCCTTTGTAAAATATTTTTCAGGCTCATTCAGTATTGCCTTTCCAAAAATTTTACCACCATCCGGCATCTCATATCTTGTAGAAACCTTTTTAAAAATCCCCGCTTCTTCTGCTAATTCAAGTAACCCATAATATCTATTCAAACCTTGATCATACCTCAAGAGAACATCTACCTTTTTATTTTCTTTCGTTAATCTAGATTTAAAATTCTTACAATGTATTACATTACCAACAACATCTGTGCCCTCTTTTTCTTTTCTCTTGGAAAGGAAAATAATTGTAGATGCTGCATACTGTAGTCCACTACCACCACCCATCACATCTTGTGGAAACATAGTTCCAACTTGTTTGTATGTATGATTGGTTACTAATAATGGAATTCCTGCTTTACCTAATTTCAATGTCAAGACCCTGAAACACCCTTTAACAAGTTGTGCCCGTGTCATATCTTTAGTCTCCTTACCTTCTGTAATATCACCAACTTCTTTTGTTGTTGATAACATTCCAAGTGAATCGAGACACATCATTATCGGTTTATCTTCTGTATGATTTTCTACTATTTTAACTGCTTGGTGAGTAAATTCTTGTATAGTAGTTACGGGGAGAATTATCATTCGTTTTGAATCGATTCCCCTACTCTCAATCATGTCTTTAGTGAGTGCAGACTCAGACTCAAAATACAAAACGCCGCCGCTAGGATTATCTGAAAGAAACTGTTTGACCATACCAAGAGCGAAAAATGTTTTACCCGTTGCAGTTTCTCCTGCCAGAGCTGTAATTTTGTTTGATGGGATTCCTCCATAAATGTCTCCTGAAACTAATGCATTTAAAATATAACTTCCTGTATCTACATGACCAGTAACATCACCAGCTTCAACCCCATCTGAAACTTTTGTTGCGAATTCATTACCTGTCACTTTTACTAAATTATCTAAATAATCACTCATTATCTTTCCTTAATCTAAGTTCTGTTTTAACTGCTCTAATTTCTTGATTTATATCTACTCGTTCAGAATATGTTTCCACACGATCTCTTTGAAATTTTAAATCTGATAATAAAAGTAGCAAATCTTCTGTGAGCCAACCACCAAAATCATCTGTAATCATCTTTTATCTCAATTATATGGTTTCCATCTTCTTGCATTCTTTGTGCAAAAGCCTTTGCTTCTGATTGAGTTTCAAAAGTCATATAACTAATTGAATCTGGATCTATATCTATTGAATAATTTAATTGTTTTGACATTTGAGCATGTGACCCTGAATTTTCTTTTCTTAATTGTTTTGTAGTCTTCTTTGCATATCTTACCATTACACTTCCTGCCATGTATACCCCCTATTATACACTATATAAAAAAATTGTCAAGACTTGACTTTCTCTCTGTTTCCCACCCAATTACATCTAATACACCTTTTAATGGTTCGATAAATGCTTTCTCAAATTGGGTATCATAATCTATATATTTCTCTAATTCAAATTCTTTTGGTAAACTATTTAATACAGAAATTACTTTATCACCTGCTGGATTTGGATCTTTGAGATAAGTGAACTTAACCTTTTCACCCTCTTGTATAACAGGATATCTTCTAGTTAATTTCTTAGTCCTCAACATGTGATTATAAATTAAACTTCCCTTAACATGAATTGGAGTTGATTTTTTATAAATTGTTGCTGAATCTTTATATTTTTTTAATCCATTAACAGATCTTGGAAATGCTACAGCTTCCATATTCAAACCAAAAAACTTCTCTTTAAACTTTTCAATATAACCAATAACATCATCTTCTGTGCCTGAAATAATAATATTGAAAATCTCTCTAAGTGATTGTCTACATGCTTCTGGTGTTGAACTTTTAATTGCTTCAATACCCACAATCTTTAATTTTGGTTCTTCATATCGAACACCCTCAGAATCGTGAACGTTCAGAATATAATGTTTCTTTGCTGTCCAAATTCCTGTATCAGCAATGACCTCACGTTTCATGACCATCTTTTGTTGATAGGCGTTCATGTACTCCGCTAATTCAGTATAACATTTTTCAATTACTTCTTCGATTCTTCCACAGGCCTTGTCCAAGAATCCAATGATTTTTTCCTTATCGGTAATACCAATTCTAGAAACAAGATCATCAAGACGAACATATAAAGAATCAGTATCCATAGCAACAATATAGTCAACATCTTGTGTACCTAATGTTTTGTTTAAATAATTGTTTACTGCATTCTCGGCCCATTGAATTGATAACTGACCTGCTGCAGTAACTGCTTCTGCATTACGTTCATCATAATAACGAAACCATTGATTACCCATTGCTCCATAGGCGGAGTTTAATGCAATCTTTAAATTTTGTTGATAGTTGTAATATTGTGATAATTTATTTGGATCAGAGTTTCTTCCCTTTTTCTGTTCATCTAACATTTTCTTTTTATATTTCACCCTATCATTGTACATACTTTCCATTAATTGGGGAAGAAACCCTTGCTTATCTCTACGATAAACAGATCCATTCGGTGTAACTGTTATATCTTTTTGTTTCCAAACTGATGTATCAAATTCTTTATCGATTAAACCTTCTACTCCTATTTCATCTTTCCATTGTCCTAAGATGGTTTCAGGAGAAATATTATATTGCATAATCAAATGTGGATATAGACTGTTTAAATCAAAACTCACAATCCATTCATGTCTACCACATTGTGGTGCTTTAACATAAGCACCCTCATACATATCACCTTTACTATGTTTAGTCTTTTGAGGAATTACAATTTTCTCTCTCAAAAGATGATTGTAAATAATACAATCCCACATTCTAGTCTGTGCAAATACATCTGTGAGATTACACTTCGACAGATATGCCAGAGAAATAATCAATTCTAAAAGTTTTAATTTATCTTCAAGGCGACTAACCAATAATGTATCTTGAATATTGTATTCAATGAACTTTTGAAAATCTTTCTTGTACAATTCATGGAGTGTTGCTACTTCAGAAAAGTCTAGTTTAGTTTGACCCAATTCTACATAAGCAATATGATCTAATCTATATGACTCTTGATTAGTATAAGTAAACTTCTTGTAGGCATCCAAGTAATCAATTTCAGACACACCATAGATTTCATAAGTCTGAACTTCACGACCACCCATACCAAAGATTTTTTGTTCTTTAACAAATCCCCACGGTGAAAGTTTCTTGACCCACGTTTCATTTAAGATATTACGAATTCTGTTAATAAGATATGGAGTATCAAATGTTTTTGTGTTCCAACCAGAAATTACATGAGGACAATTCTTCTGCCAATACATGACAAATTCTTCTAATAATTGTCGTTCATCAAAACATCTATTATATGTAATATCCTCTTTATCATTCTTAAATTCATTACAACCCCAAACTTGAATATCATCACCCATCTTTGTAGTAATGGCAACTACTTCTTCTGATGCGTTTTCAGGATCAGGAAATCCTTGTTCAGAAGCAACTTCAATATCTAGAAACATCATTTTAAGATGTTCTAAATTGTAATCAATATTTTCTGGATATGTTTCAGCAATAAAAGAATAATTATAATTTGTATGGCCGTAGATTTTCATGTTATCTACACCTTCATACTTTTTTACTGATTCGCGGGTTTCTTTAATAGATCCCCATTGAACAGGGGCTACTGGCTCATCTTCAAGTGTTCGCCATTTAGTTTCAGTTGTGGTAGGAATATATAAGGTAGGTTTAAATTCATGTCTTTCTTCAAAAGGTAATCCATTTTCTATTCCCCTTTCGAAAATATAATTACCTAGACATACTACGTTAGTATAAAATTTTGACATTTAGTTTTTGGGATACCAGTTTGTTCGCGTTTCTTTATCATAATCACTATTAATTTCATCTAACCTATTATAACACAGTTTTATGTGTTTGTCAACCCATGAGCGACCCATGAACGCGCCCACCGTGAAAAGTATTTGAAGATAAAATTTAATGTAAAATTCGATTAAACAACAAACCCGTTTTTGTAAACTGTCTTTCCATTTTGTACTAATGCTGTAGTTATCTTCTTTCGATTTTGACCATTTTTTTTGTATGAACAATGTATCCACCCCGAATTAGGTTCACCTTTTTTATAAAACTCTAATATGATTTGATCCCATACTAGATTTTCTGTTATCCATTTTGCTACTGTTGGATTAGGAGTACCTAATTGCTCAAAATCTACCGCCTCACCATTCATGTGCTGAGAGGTTTTTGATCCACCAATAGCTGCATTTAATTTGGGTCCTCGATATCCAGAATTGACTGTGATTACTCCGAAATGTTCTCTGACCGGTTGTAAAATTTGTTGTGTTATTACTGTAAGATTAACTAAATGTTCTGTCTCTGGTGTATTATCAATACCCTTTCTTTCTGCAGTAGAACTCTTGATTAATTCACTAAGCCAAAAGTTCTTTGATAATTGTATATTTCCTGCCATTTCATTTCCTCACTTATTGGTCTTTTTCGCTGGCATTGCGCGAGAACCGAACCAAAAACTAATTATTGCTGCAAATAGAGCCTCAGTTTCATCATCCCACACAATATCAATAGTTTGATTTAAATCTGCATCTATTTGTATTGCTTGCCATACAAGTACTACTTTAATACCTATAAATGTCAATACAAACACATAAGTTATAAAAGGTCTTACAAATGCTCTTAACGAGTTTATAAAACCCCCTTGTTGACCTAATGCCTTATCATGTTCAAGAAGCATTTTCTGTTCATCAAAATCTTTTTTTGCTTCAAACAATTTAATGTCTAAATCTACACCTGCTTTTTTTGCTTCTATCTGTAATTTAAATTCTTCTTGTTTTGCTTTCTTCTCTTCTTTTTCTTTAAAGAAGTCCATTATGGTAGGTACAGTAGAAGTAGCAAATCCTAATACACTTCCTAATATTGTAAGCATTATAACCTTTCAAAAATTATTCACATCCACACAGATCATCTGCTGAACATTCACAAGGATCACAAGTACAACCCTCACAATGACAATGTTCGTTATTACACATATTTTCTCCTTTTTTTCTAATATTTAGATAACAAAAAAGCCCACCAATACAAAAGTATTGATGGGCGCATCGAATTAGTTAATCGACTTGACTTTATTTTTTCCAATAGGAATTAAACGTGCTCGTTTTTCCTCTGGAATTATTCTTTCAAGTTCAATGGTTAACATTCCATTCGTTAAATCACAACCCTTAACTACAATGTCATCAGATAATGTAAATTCTCTTTCAAATTGCCTTTTAGCAATTCCACGATGTACATAATTATCTTCTGGTTCCTGATCCGATTCCTTCTTAGAACGAATATTAAGAACTTGACTCTGTAATGAAACTTCCAAATCATCTTCATTTAGACCAGCAATCGCAAGTTCGATGAAATATTTTTCATCTCCTTCTCTCCGAATGTTGTATGGGGGATAATTTGTATTGTTCGCCGTATTGAAATCAAAAACCGATTCCCAACGATCAAACATTGAATCAAATCCTACGGAAAATCCTAGAACTTTTTCTAAATCACCAAAATTTAAAGGGGTGTGTGCTGCGCGAAGTACCATAATTCCTCCTTATAAAGCGAGGTTAATAAAATAACGATTCTCTTTCGCTTGAGCAATCGTTGTGTAAAAGAGGTTTCCACTATGGACAACCTCAGTCAATGAACCCTTCTCCTTTGAAGAAGTGTCCAAATCTGTGTTTTATAACTATCCAAATTAGTTCACTAAACGAATCTGCTGTATATTCACCAGAGTCTTTTACTACTAACTTAAATTTTGTTTTCATCATTATTTGTAATTAAAAGAAGGGGCCAAACAGTAGTTTGTACCCCTTCAGTTCTACTTCCATAATATAAAATTCACTTAGGTTTATTATATCATGGAATTTGGATTTGTCAAGATCCTTTACTGACCTCTACTATAGATGCCCCAAAGAACCCATAACGCAACTAGACCTACAAGACCTTCTCCACCAAGTTTTGCAACTAGGGCAAGAACGTTTCCTACAATGTCTATTCCAATAAATGGAATCGCTGCGGCTCCTGGCCAGATTATTTGTAAAACCACTCCAAGAGCGATTAATGCAATTCCGGCTTCGGTAAGGCTGCGCATCCATCCGACTGCTTTATCTAACATATAAACTCCGTTAAATTAAGTTAAAGACTAACTGGTAGTTATTTACGTACCAGTTGAACCAAATCCACCTTCTCTATCTGTTTTTTGAGTTGGTGCTTCATCAGACTCATCCAATGTATATTTTTCACATCGAACTAGTTCTCCTTGGCATATCCTGTCTCCATCATAAATCTTTACGGGTACATTACTCATATTCGTAACCATTGCAAACATTGGATCAACATAATCACTATCGATAATCCCTTCACAATTTGTAAGATAAACTCCCTGTTTAAATGCCATACCAGATCTCGAATGTAATCTAACAGAAAATCCCTCTGGTATATCTGCGATAAGCCCTAGAGGGATCAACATTCTTTCTTCATTATTGATTGGTATAAATGATCTATTACTATTTATATCAAATGAAACTTTTCTGGGTAGTACTTTAGTAGCTATTGCCTGATAATACTGAACTTCCTCACCATTTATCAAATTTGCATATAAATCAAAACAAGCTGATTGTTTTGTTGCAAATGTTGGTAATATGGCTTGTTCGTTCAATCTGTAAAATTTTAAAGATGTACTTGTATTGGTTGTTGGTGATGACTCTGTTTTAGTTACCACCTTCTTCTTCGCCGTACTCATAATTTACTTTCTTACTTCCAATATTGTATTTTGCGGTTAATGCCCATTCATCTTTTTCTTTATATGCTAGAATTTTTAATTGATTTAACGGGACAACTAATGCAGAAGATTGATCAGGATTTACTAATTTAATTAATCCCCATTCTGCTAATAAGTTTGCTATTGTGTTTCTTCTCGCTTGATCATTTTCTGAAAAATTGGTTGGTTTACCATCAAGTGCAAATAATTCTTTAAAGTGTACAATAAAATATCTTCCTTGTTTATGTAATATATGACATGATTGATACAGAGTTTTATCTTTTCTGGATGCTACTCCAATTCTAGTCAATGTCTCTCTAATTTTTAAAAAATCATCAGGTTCTGTTAATGTACATTCCACCATCTCATCTATGTTTACTGTCATTATTTTTCTCCATTCCACCTTTTGCAAGTTTTCTCTTAATCTCTTCGATATCCTCACTAGAAAGGATTTCAAGAGCATCCTTTGCTTTTTCATTACCGAAACCAAAATACTCTTTGACTAGTTCTAGATTATCAATTTTGTCTGGTTTCAACCACTTAGACCATCTCTTTCTTGGTCTAATGTTATTTAGCAAATAATCGAATTGGAGCTTGTGGTCAATAAAATGTAACCTATTCATTTCATTGACTTGTATAACAGTATCTTGAAAAAACGATAAACCACGATTAACAAGAAAAGGTACATAATCCTTTTCAGCCAATGGATCACCATCTTTCATGATATTTTTATGTGTATTGATTGCTTTTATAAAATCAAATGGTCCCATAAATCTTGTGTTACTTTCATATCAAAAATCATGTGATACCTAAATGTATCACCTTTATTGTATACGGAGTGGGGTTTTCTCTTATCCATATACCAATATTCACCTTGTTTCATAGAATATTTATGAGTCTTTCCCTGAAGGTCTTGTAATTGAAAATATGTTTCAGGATTAGATTTCATCACATAATGTATTCTTGCCGTTTTACCAATCTGTATTCCGGCATTCATTTTGTCGATACCTTTATCACTATGTCTTGATATATTACCACCTTTTGGAGATACTTTAGCAACTGCTAACCACAAACAGTCATCAAAAGTGGTTATCTGATTGATAATATTCTCAATAATAGGAAATCTCTTAATATATTCTTCGTTTAAATCGCCCCTAAGACCTTGTTTTGCTTTTTTAGTACCATAAGTAACTATTAATGGTATTATTTCGATAGATGTCCACGTTTTATCTTTACCACCATAAGATTTTTGATGATCTGCTATTCCCCATCCATCTTTCACGTATTCATCTAATTCTTCTGAAAATTCATCTAATCCTTCAATATATGGATAATCTAATCTACAACAAGGAATATTTTCATGTTTTCCTAATCCTATTTGTTTTTGTTCTCCAGAATAATATACTCCTCTAACTTCTGCTGCTACCGCGTCTATTCTTGAAGATAACCAAGTTGCATTAAATTCTTTAGCAACCGCTTTATCTCCTTCATGTTCCATATTAATATGAGTAAACCATAAATCACGATCTCCGAATGTTGATTCTCTCATTTTCGAAATATGATTTACTACATTTTCTCTATATCCTTCTTTGTAGAAAAATCTCTTGATACAGATATCTCCTACTTTAATTTGACCAACAACTTGATTAGAAAAATCTTTTACTTCTCTACTTGTTTTAGCCTCACTACCTATTATACCATAGTTTTTATCATTGTCAACAAACAGTTTTCCATTGAGGTGATTCTCTTGAACAGTACCCCAATGAACCTTTGCAAATGGATTAATCTGAACTTCTCCATCATAATCCATGAATAATTGACTAACTTCTTTAAACTGCTGTAATTCCATAAAATTATTTATGCTTTTGCATCTTCACATCTTTTTTTCCCCTTCTCAAAATATTCATCAGAGGGTTCACAGCACAAATAATTTCTATTTGTGTTTATAGCGGCTACCGCAGTAGTACCACTTCCGGCATAAGGATCAACTACTGTATCTCCTTCATTAGAATGTTTTTTAATTAATTCCTCAAACATCGGTAAAGATTTTTGAGTAGGATGAAATCTATCTTTTCCGCCATATATTGGATAATCATAAATTCCATTATCATATTTACTGTTAAATGTTGCCTTACCACCTTTTACACAACTAATAGCTATCTCTCTTGCATTTGATAGATATGTTGCATATTGATTGACTGGCATTGGATTTGATTTAACCCATTCAATAAATCTATGTTTGGAAAATTTACTTAACAACTTTGACAGAGTTTCTATTTTCCATATATCAAAAAATATAATACATGAACCACCAGATTTTAGTATTCTATAAAATTCATTTATCGCTTTTTCTAAATCATCTATAGTGTAAGAATTATCCCACTCACCAAATTCAGTAGTTATAGCATATTTCTTTCCAAATTTTTCATCTACCTTTCCACCCTTCTCTAAACTATTTTTATAGGATTGCATCCCAGATTTTCTAGAGATAATATACGGTGGATCTGTAAGAACCAGATCAACAGAATTATTTTTAATCGTAGAAAGTAATTCTAAATCTGTTTGTTTAGTGATTGATGATTTCAAAATTTTCTCCTGCTAAATCTTTAGTTGAAACTGAACCACCTATTCTCGGATCTTTTTTACTAGGATTTTTCCAACTATTTGTCCATTTAGGCATAAGTAAATTACAAACTGTTTCTGCAGGAACTTTAAATGTTTTTACGAATTTCCCTTCCTCATAATTGATGATAGACCAAAAATGAAAAGGATCACGAAAAATCTTTTTCAGACAATAATCTTCTTGTTCATTCCAATCTTCATATCGACTTGTTCCATTGTATGTAAAAGAGTTTGTCAATTCTTGACCCTTCGCGCCAAGACCTTTCCAAGCAGAAGCTTTAAACTCCGCTGTTACACCATCTTTATCTTTTCCATCAGAACCACCACCTACTTTCTCTAATTCAAAACCAAGAATTTCAGCCTGTAACCACTCAAATGCTCGATTATAATTAAATGGATTACCAAGTGTTTTTTTCTTAAACCACTTCAAAACATAAAATAAAATTTCTTTCATTTCTGCCCTAGAAGCAGTTTCTACAATACTAAAGTCTCTCATTAGAAACCCCTCGCCCAAATTTTCCTTACAGATTTACCATTTACATAAATGGACATAGTATCAAACACATCAAAGATAGTGCCGACTAACTTTTCCAATTCATCAACTGCACGGAGATGTCCAGTTTTCACATTAATATTTTCCCAAAGGGAATCGTTATTGCGAATCGCAATCATTGCTCTCATCAATTTGTTAGCTTCATCTACAGTTTCAACTGTTTTTACGACTCGTTTTCTACCCGCTCTGAACTCAAACATATTCTCTCTCATTAAGGTTATTACTCATTGTTCAGTTATATTATACCACGGTTTTGATGAAAAAGTCAAGTGTTTATTCAAAAAAATCCAATAAAGGTGAAGAAGCATTGATACGTGCTTCTGCAATCTCAAAATATTCCTTCTCCCGTTCAATTCCCACAAAATCAAATCCTTCATCCTTCGCAGCCATTCCAGTAGAACCTGAACCCATAAATGGATCAAGAACAATTCCACCTTTTGGAGTTACAAGGCGACAAAGGTATTTCATCAACTCAATCGGTTTGACTGTTGGATGATTATTTTTGGTAGGATTGACTGTTCTTTGTTTCCCACTAGAAGTATTTACACTATTAGTTCTTATAGATGGTAAATTAGTACAATCTTCTGTATTGTGTATCTTTTCTTCCATATTTTCCAATCCCCCGTTCCTTTCATTTCTAGAAACTTTTGGACAATAGAAGAATCGTGCCCACTCTTGTTCTAAACCATCGTGCATCACATTTGCTGGAAATCTACCCAACTCACTTGATCCTTGATCTTCTCCTGCATATCCACCAACATAAACATCTTTTGCCATCTTATCAGTTTTCCAAGTTCCTTTACCGCCCAATCTTGGATCATCACCTTCAGATAAATCTATTCTACAATCATCAATATTGATACCACCTGTTCCATGTTTCAAAACATTATCTGCGACAGTTCCTTCAACTGGTTTCCTCGCCATAACAACAGGTTCGTGTGCTGGTTTGAGTGCAGTTCCCCAACCTTTTCCGATATTCATACTCTTTGGAAATCCTGAACCATACAACCACATAAGTTGATCTCGTACTTCAAATCCTGCTGATTCAATACCACAAGCCAAATGATGATAAGTCCTTGAAGAACTAAATGCTAAAATATAACCACCTGGCTTTAATAACTCTAAACACAAAATTGCCCATTCGTTACACCATTTCTGAAAATCCATATTTTCTTTGTGAGTAGTCATTCTCATTCCTGCTCCCAAATTTGTAACTACTTGACTCTTGGTAACTTTAGTACCTTTAAATTTATCCCAATCCTTACCCATAAAATGAATACCGTATGGGGGATCTGTAACAACAGAATCAACTTGAATTCCATCATCAATCATCTCTTGCATTTGTTTCATGCAATCTTCATTATATAATTTCATCCGAAAAAACTCTCTAATGGATTTTTTTGACCATAATGCGTCAAATACGTTTCTTTAATTCTTTCCTTATGATTCTTGAGGTAGATAGTGTGACAACCATCTTGAAAAGTCTTTTTTGGTCTGAATAATAATTCATCTGAAAGTTTGCCAGAAAAAGCTTTTCTTAACATTGGTTTCCACACTCTATCGGCTGTTTGCTTATACTTCGGGGGAATTCTCAAACAAAATTCGACCAAATCTTTGTGAAGAAATGGTGTTCTTAATTCTACTGTTCCACCATACATCATTGCTTTGTTGGTTCGTATTAAATTGTTTTTGTGGAGATTTACTACCAGCTTATATCGTTCTTTGATGTAATCTTTATCTTCATAGTTCCACGCAAATACATGTCCATAGGAAGCAAACAATTCATCACTACCTTCTCCACCAAAGACGACCTTAAACCCTTCATCATGAATTCTTTTGGAAAGTGCTAATTGAGCAACCGCCGGAGAAACTTGTGTCCAACTAAAATCTTCGACTGCATAGACTGCTTCAGTTAAATTTTGTTCTACCCACTCCTCATCAATAATAACTTCATGGAGTGGAACACCAATTTCTTTAGCCGCCATTCTTGCATAGTACAAATCATCTTTCTTTCCAGTATCACCCATACTCACTACAAATGCTTGTAGATCTGGAATTTTTTGTTTGAGTAGATATGTAACGACAGTAGAATCTACTCCGCCTGACAAAATTGTACAAACAGGTACATCACTTATTAACTCATTATGTACACCTTCAGTTAATAAATTACGTATACCATCCATCACTTCTTCTTCTGACATATCTTCAATATCATCCATTGCAGGAAATTCATAATATGTTCTCTTTGTCAATTCTCCTGTTACATAATCAAATTGATAGTAACAACCTGGATCTGCTAATACTACATCAGAAGCATTAATGTTCAATGAGTTTGTAATTGCTTTTAGTTCACTTGCTACGATAATTTCTTTACCTCTCTTGAAAAAGTACAAGGGAATTCTACCCATAAAATCTCTAGCAAAGGTCAAGTAATTTCTTTTATTATCCAAGACCGCAAACCCAAACATACCATCAAGTGTTTTGATACAATCTTGTTGGTCTAAGTGAAACATATTGAGTAACAACTCTGTATCACTACTAGTCTGTAAATTGAATTTTTCTTTATGTGGATTCATACTGTGCCATAATTCACCATTATAAACTAATGTATAATTATCTTTAATCATAGGTTGATTAGATTCCTCAGTCAACCCCTGAATAGAAAGTCTATTATGACCTAAGTAAGTATTTGTTTTAATACAATAATTAACACCTTTATAATCTCTACCGCGATGATCAATAAGACTCAACGCGGCATGAAAGTGTTTTGTATCTTTAAAAATATTTCCAGCTACGAATCCACACATTTAATATTTTCAGGTTCTGGAGTTGGTCAATTCCCTTTTCATTTTACTAGGATCACCCAATCCAGCTTGAGACAAAAGTTCTTCTCCAATATTTACTTCTAGAACATTACCATTTTTCTTTGTTATATGTTCTAGATCTATTTGGGTATTGCAACTAATAATAATTTTTCGGGCAATAAGAACAGCTTGTGAAACACCTGCTGTACCCTCTAACAAATCTTTTGGTTTGAATTTACCCAGATAATCATCTAAAAAAGTTTCAAGAGCGAACCTTTTATCACCTTCTCCAAGATATTCTCTGATAAAATAGTAAACTGCTGCCAGTCCACCAATTAAACCACCATTAAGGGGTTTTTCAATATTATTCCACTTCCTAAATTTGGAATCGTTTTGAAGTTTTTGATATAGTTCGATTGCTAAACAAACACTTTTAAGTCCATAGGCTTTATGTGCCTCCATTAACTTAGAATAACCATGAACTTCAGGCCCATCTTCGTTTCCAAGTCTTTCAACATGGACACCCATATCTACTAGGTCTGATAAAGTCTGTAAGGCCTCTTCAAGTCCTTCTGCAATATCTGCCCTAAGTCTATCTACTTTACCAGCTTGTCTACGTTTACTGTTTAACTCCCTAAACTTTTGGGCTTCCGCCGCTTCACATTCTTCAATGGTATAATGTGAGGGATGTATATCTATTTGACAAGGCAATATAACATCACCACGTTCCTCAGTATACAAAATTGCAATAATTGCAGTATGTTGTCCATCTGTTACAACATAATCACCATTTGGTCTTTTAAAGACATATAAAGGTCTTGCTAATTTACCATTAAAAACTTTAGCCCCTTTAATCATCGAGATTATGACTATTCTCTGAATATCTGTGGCTACTTTAAGTTGACTTGCTTTGAGGTAAGTTATTGGTAGGTAATCGTTTTTATTGAACGATTTTCTTTTAGGTGAGAGATTTAATCTTTCAGCTATAACTGTAATAGGTACAGTCTTATTTTGTAGCAGTCTACTGCCATTTGTGTAATTTTCCATTACTATCTCCAAAAAAGTTATTTAGAGTTGCGTCCACCACGTTTAAGGTATAACAACTTACTTGATAACAAAACCATATTGTTATCTACTATTATATAGTATATCATGACTTTTTAATTTGTCAAGTGTACTATATCCGAATTTCATTTCTTTCTGAAAAGAAATACGGGTTCATATTTGAATACATCATTTGCAATATTCTTTCCTGGCATCTTTGACAGAGAAAGTTGAAATGTATCTAAGTATTCAAATCCTTCAGACAAAACTATATTTCCAGTTTCATCTTCTAATGTATCAAATGAGCTAACATTAGCTATATTGATAATTAAATAACGATTTTTCTTTAAGCCTCGGTGACAGTTTTGAATTGTCTTTCGTAAAAAACCTTCTAACCAATCTACTTTCTTTGGAAACTTTTTATAACTTTGAGTATCTTCATTAGAATATTTTTCTGTATCAAAATAGGGCGGTGAAGTGAAACACAAATCTAATGAATCTTCCTCTGGAACATAATCTTCACTTCCACTCTGAACTATTTCTAAACGTTGTTTTATTCCAAAAAGGTTTGATTGTTGACCCCAATCCTTTGCGATCTGAGTCAATCCATCAAACGTTTCTTTCGCCGGTTCAGTAGCAATATAATTTATTTGAGTTTTTATTGCTCCCAATAATCTTCCACCATAACCTCCAGACATATCCCATGTAGTTCCACCATTTGGTAAAAACTTTTCATATATTGCTTGAGCCGCAGTAGGTCTAAAATTACTAACTCCTTGTGAGCCTGACATAACCTTTAATGCTTTTCTCAAACCTGAAGGCGAATCAACATGACCAAGTTGCTCCATCTTCTTTTTGATCTTTTCTTTGTCATTAAGAAAAGTTTGTAAAGGTGTATTCATATTACCACATTTAACATCAAAGGCGTGTGGCATATAAGACCACGAAAGTGCTAGACCATGCATAGTCTGTTTTATTATTTTATTATCCAATAAGTTTCCTTGATACTGAATAAATTTAGAAAATTCTTCTCTCCTCCAAACATCATCTGTAGGATAATAAGGAAATTCGTTAGTCTCCAAACAATGCATTACCTTTTCGTTCTAAAACAATTCTACTATTTCGTATGGGCGGTTCATACGTTGGTTTATCCACTAATAACCATTGTATTTCTTGAAACACCATAGCAAAATATCTCATATCATATTGGCTTAGTCCTTGTGCTTCCCATGCAGTGTGTTTATGATACTTTACTTTTCCTGTTTCTATTAATTCTTCTCTTCCTTTAGGATCTAACATATCCATTTGAGCATGTGTTATTCTACCATCCTTCGCCGCTTCAAGTAATGCCTCATTATCTATACACGCCGGTCTTGATATAGAAATAATACTTCCATTAAATTTTTCTAACAATGCGTGATCTACGATTGGTTGAGATGTAGGTGATGAAGCAACGATTATTGTATCAAACGTGTCCATGTATGGATAAATTGTATTATAATCAGTTTGGGAAGTCACTTCTGTTACTTCATGATCTAAACCAAGAGCTAACATCTTACCAATTTTACCTGCACCTAATAATAAAATTCGTTTACCCCTTTTCCATCGGTTAATCCAATTTGCAACATTTTCTGTATCTGGATCTAAACAAACAACTCCCACTCTACGAGCTTCAGCTAATTCTAAATTGATATTATCCGATCCGTGTGCTCTACATTGAATCCATTTTAGATTTGGATATGCATCAAATGTTTTTTGTCCTATCTTGGAAAACTTAACACTCAATACTTGTGTTTCAAGATCACGTTCAATTTCATCTTGTGAGCCCATGATTTTATAATCTTCCCACTCCATTCCATTATCTGTAACTTCATCCCACGTTTTGAAGTGATCACCAAATTGATGGATTTCATTCATATCTTTTTTGTCTTTTAATACAACTCTACTCACAGTTACCCCTGTAATCTATGTAAAAGTTTTTTACGATCTTCTGCGTATTCTTTAAAAGTGGAGAAATTGAAAATTCTCACTGCAAAGTAAAAAAATGCAATTCCTAATAGTGCTACATGAATGTGTGGCCAAACAAAATATGATCCTATTAATACACATAACAAAGAACATACCCATCCACAAACTCTAATTACATCTTCATCTAATTTTTTCACCAGTTACCTCCCAGATTCCAAAATAAAATTTCACCTTTAAATTTGTCAATGTTTTGTTCTAACCAATACCAAGCCTTCTTATCCCAAAATTCATTACAAGGAAATGGAGTTTCATACGAATCCATCATATCATCAAATGCAAATTTACTCTTGACTATTTCAACTTGTTCTGTTGGTTCGATACCATATTTTTTAAATTTCTTTTTAATAGTTCCTTCACTTGATACACATACAGTATGAAAAGTTCTTGTATTTCCTGTATCAAATAATTGTGGCCACGGTTCATGTTCCATCACCATTCCAAGACAAGTAACTCCCGATCCAGAAGAAACTACTAAATGATCAAACTCTAATTCTTGTTTAACTTCGTATAGTCTAGCTTTTTGTGTTTTAATATACTCTAGATGATCAAACGCATATGGTAATCTAATGTAATCTTTTTCTCTTGCTATCTGTCCCACTTTATTATACATCACGTTCATCATATTAGGTTTAATAGGAAGAACATTTTCTGATTTGTCTAAAATATGTTTTGGGAATTTCTTAGAGTCAGGATAGGCCATAATAAATTCATAATCTAATTCTTTTGACACTTCAGAGAGTGCCCATCCAGACCAAGACCCATAAACAGAAAGATGTATTAATGGTTTTTGAGGATTAATAGTCTCTAACACCTTACGTAGAGCAGTCAGTTTACCCCACGGTGGATGTTCAACTCCATCTCCCATGAGATCATCACGTTTTACATGAACAGTTTTATCTTTTATTTTATACTGTTCTAATGGTGTGATTTCATTAATCAAAAAACCCCTCTAATGAAGATTTCTCAGTTGTTGCTTCTGATAACTTTTTCTTTTTAATAGGTTGTTGAACAACGATTGGCCCCATGCCATCCAAAGTAGAATCTTTATAAGGAGCAAAGATATCAACATTATTATTACTAGGATCAGGCTTTCTAAAACACCAAACTGATTCAATAAACCATTTTGCTTGCCATTCATCATATTTTGCTTTTCTTTCTTCATGGGTATCTCCCTCAAAAGATTTAATACTTTTAGGTCTAGCCATAATTCTCATTCCAATTTGACCTACAAAATATTCTTTAAGATCATTTACCAAATCATCACAAGATTTATGTCTTTTACCTTTAACTTTTGGGTCCATGATATTCACCATTAACCATCCACCGGGAGATAATTTCTCAAATGCTTTTTTCATTACTGGAAGATAAAACCCATCTCTCCATGCTTCATAAGAATTATAACGACTCCATGATTGATCATTTTCGAACTTGCTTCCTTCTGCATATTTTTCAGTAGCAAAATACGGAGGTGAACTAAACATGATATCAATATCATCTGGAATTTCATCCCACGGCAAATCCTCTGCCGGTGATCTATAAATTTTTACTTTCTTTTTACCTTCAACTTGAAACCAATTATCTCCAGTTGTAGTTTGGGGATTCTCTGCACCTAACCAATTATTATATTGTACGGCCATTGAGTGATAGTTTTGATGTAGATCACCATTCGGGTCCATACCATAATATTCTTCGGCATTTGATGCAAAGAATCCTGCCATTCGATCACCCCATCCTGAACTTGTGTCAAGAACTTTTTTAGACTTAGTAAAATCATAAAAGGCTTTTGCTACTGAAGGTTTAAACTGAGTAGCAAAATATGCTCCGACTCTAACACCCTCAATATATAAATTATTCTTGAGTGGCATTCCACAATCAGGATGAAGTCTCCATATTGGAGAAAGAATTTGTTTTAAATCTGTTTGATCATTCCACATAGTAATTGGGCTAGGTGAACGATCATAACTACATTTCATTCGTTCACGATTCATGAACATATCTGAAATATTATTATAATTTGAACTAAAATTTAAAATACCCATTCCCCATTCTGGAAAATTTCCTACATAGTCATCGTATTTTTCATGTACAGTTTTACATTTTTCTTTAGGGAAGATATTATCTTTTAGATTGAGATTACATAAAGTATAAAAGTTTTGTCTAACATCGTGCTCATCAAAATCTCTAAATGGAAATTTAGGTTTGTGTTTTTCAAAGAAATGTATCATAGTATCGATCATGACTTTAGCCCGTTTAGACATAGGCAAAGAAGTATCAGGATCAATATATTTTGTATTTATATTTTGCCAAGTAAATAAATCGAATACCGGCAATCCATATTCATTTGTATTATCTTCATATATTTTTAATAGTTCTTCGTTCATTTAAACTCGCAATCAACCATCATCTCTGTGAGACAGGCAACTAAGTTAATTTCTTGATCTGCAACAAACGCAGATTTATATTGATATTCTGCAATAACAAGAACAGCTTGTGGAATTGAAGTATCTTTGAGATGTTCATGTACACCATCATAAATCTTTCTAAAAATCTTTACTGGATCATTATCGATATTTTGTGTAACCCATTTACGAACTTCTGAAAAATGTTTTTCCTTCAACGCCTTCATCAGTTCAAGAAGATTGATTTCACCAATCTGTGCTAAGATACCGGCATCAATAATTCCACCCGCTGCATATCTTTGAAGTTCATTTATCACTCTCCTCATATCTGGAAAATGTTTCAAAACTAATTCTGCAAGTACTTTTTCTTCAAACTTAATTCCTTTTTGTGTTAGAATTTCTTTAACCCTAACTAAACACTCTTGAGCGAGTTTTGGTTTCTCTGATCTTGGAGTAATAAATTCTACTACAGAGCAACGACTATGGATAGGATCAATAATCCGATTACGGAAATTACAAGTAAAGATAAAACTAACATTGGCACTAAATTTTTCAATGAACCCCCTTAATGCAGGTTGTACCGAATCAGCATTCATATAATCTGCCTCATCGACTATTACTACTTTTCTTCCACCTGACATGGAAACTGAACTACAGTATTGTTGTAAAGTAGTTCTTACTGTATCTATATTTCTTCCCTCATTAGATCCGTTGATCATTAAATGGTCTACACCAATTTCATCACACATAGCACGAGCAACAGTAGTTTTACCTACTCCCGCTCCGCCAGATAAAAGTAAATTAGGAATTTTACCATCATCAACGAAACCTTGAAAGACTTCTTTAGTTGGTTCTATAAGAATACAATCCGCTACAGTCTTAGGACGGAATTCTTCGACCCATAAAAAGTTTTCCATGTTTATCCATTAAACGTTGAATTTTGTTCTGTTGCTATCCAATATTGTAATTTAGAATGTTCATGTGAAAAATGTGAAATACCTTTAGAAGAGATTCCAACTTCATAATTTCCACTTAAAAGTTTCATATTTTCAATCTTGAAAACCATCTGAAATTGTTTATCTGTAGTTCCAACTTCTTCTGGATGTTGATCTGCTGAAGAATTATTAGTATCAGTTGCAACTAAAAATATTTTACTTCCATCTCCTTGTACAACTAATTCTGGAACTTGTAAAATCGATGCCATTTTCAAACACATATCATACTTATCTTTTGGCATTTTAAATTGTATCTCCGGCTCCGGAAAATCAAGTTTTTTCTCTGGAGGTAATACTAACATGGCCGGATCACCATAAGTATATTTTGTTTGACCATTAATTAACAATCGATTCTCTTCAAGTATTAATTCTGGAATTTTATCATAAGCACTCATTGCCGCTAATAATCTATTAAGATCATAGATAGCAAATGTTTGTGAAATCTCTTCACTAATTTCTGCACTTGATAAAATATTTTTTTGGGGGGAAATGGTTGATAATGTCTTACCTTCCTTAAACTGTATGTTTTGATTTATTGCTGCGTAATTTTTAAGTATCGCGACTGTTTCTGCTGTAAGTTTCATATAACTCCGTATGTTGATTTATTAACTGTATATTCTCTTATTATAACATATATTTTTGATTTGTCAACCATGAGGTTGCGTTATTTTTTTCTTCTTTCCTTTCTTTGCTTCAGCCCTCCTTTCTGCTCTATTTTTCTTTCGTTCTTCTTGTTGAGGTCTAGTTGTAATATCTACACCATGTGAAGCATATTCTAACTTACCTAATTCTTTTAATGTTCCATTAAACACATAAGTACCTACATGATTTACTTCCATCCAGGGGCACAACCAAGTTGTAAAACCAATCTTTCTAGACCATTGACAAAACATATAATCTTCAGACAAATAACGATCTGAACCTCCTGAACCTTTTCCTGCATAAGTATCATTATCAATGACAGTATCAAAAAAGGCGTGTATATAACGTGAACCATCAAAATGTTCTGAGCGGTTATGATCTGGCTTATATGAAAATTGAGGATATTCTTCTCTAAATTTTTCAAACACTTCTCGCCTAATCATTACAAATCCAGTACCAACTTCTAATACTTCTGTAGGTTCATCGATTTTAATTTGAGTTGTTCCTGCTGTTGGATTAAATACAAAATCACCAGTATATTTTTCTAACTCATTGGGATTTTCATCTGCAAGTCCTGCATCAACTGCGTTTCGAACTTTTTCCCATGCAATACATTTCTTTGGGTACGGACCACCAATAATAGGTTTGTCCTCATTACACAATGAAGCGAGTGCTAATACATCTTGTGGATTAAAATTAATGTCCGAATCAATGAACATCAGGTGGGTATATGGGGAACGCAAAAATTCATCGACTAGATAATTTCTTGCTCTTGTAATTAAACTTTCATTAAAGAGATAAAAGAACTTTATGTCCATACCATATTTTGTAGCAGTGGTTGCTAAATCAGCTGATGCTTTAGTGTACATTCCCGTACACATTCCACCATACATCGGTGTACCTACAAATATTTTCTTTTCTCTTAATTCATTTATATCAATAGAAATTTTCATTTCACTTTCCTATTATAAATTAATAATCAATATCACTAAAATATTTATATACTTTTAATTTTAGACTCATCTATTCCACCATGTTTTTCAATCACTTTATCAATGACTGAACACGGAACATAACCATATACAGTATCACAAAGATTTTCGCCGTCTTCTGCATACCTTGCAAGTAAATGTTCTTCTTTAGATGGATAACCAACTTCAGCTTCTTCGTAATGATCTGCCACCTCTTTCGGTTCACTATAATTAGATTGTCCTGCTTGAACAGACATTTTAAATCCATCTTTACAAATCACATAAGGACAATAACTACTAGTCATGCCTGGAATAATTTTTTTAACTGTTCTGTACTTCTGTATAAATTCATTAATCTTCATAATCCATCTCCTGATATTTCTTTACATGAGATACTGCATCGTGAAGATACTTGTGGAAACTGGCGCCCATCACTTCTCCGTTTTCATATTCCTGTACAAAATATGGACCATTTGTAGGAGAACCAAAAATAGTTTCACCTTCATGTAAAATTTCAATCGTTGCTTTTTTCATAATGTCTCATAAAAAAATGTAAATCTCTTTCCAACGTTGCTACCCGTTCTCTGAGATTTATTATTTGGTTTTCTAGTTTATCAACTCTACTAGTATTTGGTTTAAACGGATTCATAATTATCTCTTTTAAATTTATTCTGGATATAGTAACCCCCTATTAATTAACATATCACTCATTGTTAATCTAAGTTGTTCTATCGCCAATTTGGCCTCATTGGATAGTTCTGAATATTTCACCTTCTTGTGCATTATTTGATCCATATCCCGCACTACAAGTGCCCAATCCAAACCCCTTGAAGCTGTATCAAATTTTATCTGATCTCTTGGAAATTCAAATTCAAGTATTGCTTTCATTAAACTTCTCCTCAGTCAGCATATTTTTAAATGTTTCCATATTGTAAATAAAGCATTATTCTTATGTAAAAATATGCCCACCATAAACCAATTATCATCGATGTCCACTCCAGTTTTCCCACGGATCATCAAACATTTCCATTTGTCTGCGATCACGTTCTCGTTCTCTTGCAAGATCAACTAATCTTTCAGTTTCAACGTGATCAATGTGCTGAGACTTCATATCTTCTATTGGTTCTTCAGCAACTTTTTTTGCTATTTTATCGACCATACCTTGGCTCCAAATATAGGTTAACATATTTATTTTATAGACTAAACATTAATACTACGACAAGATATAACAATCCCATCATTAAGACAAATGTTCCTATTTCTTCTAACCACATTTTCATATTATAACTCCACTAAAGAATCTCTCCAATCACCTAACTCAGAATCAATCGCAACTGCGGTTTCTCCTTCGATTGCAGAAGTAAGTTTTAAAATTTCACCTTCTTTAACATCCCAAGTATCACAAGCAATGTCTGTTGCGAGACTCGGTTCATTTTCAAAGGCGTAAATTTCACCATTCATATCTCTTGCGACATATTTATAGTTATTTGCCACAAGAGTTTCAACATTTATTTTCATTATCTCTCCTAATAAGGATTAACATTTTCTTCGGGATATTCCTCTTCTGAAACTTCTTCAGTTTCTTCAAGGTCAACACCGGCGTCAATCTTGGAATACAAATCCAAGAAACTAGTTTTTGTGTCTTCATCAAAACGATTGACACACATTTCAATGGCTTTCATTCTATCTCTGAAAATTGCGAATGCGTTAGAGATATGAACCAATCGGCGAGTTGCGATAACTTCGTCAATTCCACCATCATAAAAAGTCTTGCGAATGGCGTTTGCCCAATTTACTAACTTTTCTGAAAAATCAGTATCGGAAACACCAAGTGAATCGAGAACTTTGTTCACGATTTTCTTTTCGGTTTGTGCTGAAGGATATCCAACTTCCATTGTAATCGGAAATCTTTCAAGGAAAGCTTCGTTCAAAATATTTGTAAAAACGAATCTTCCATCTTCAGAACCTTTACCTTTAGTATTGGCGGTTGCGACTACTGTGAAACCATCAGCTGGTTTTACCATTCGATTTACCTTCTTCAGATAAACACCTTTACCTTCAAGTATTGGTTGTAGACACATCACTTTGTTGGATGCCAAGTCAATCTCATCAAGGAGAAGAACTGCTCCACGCTCCATTGCGATGACTACAGGGCCGTCCTGCCAAACTGTATTACCATCAATCAATGCGTAGTGACCCAAAAGATCATCTTCATCGGTTTCAACAGTAATGTTTACTCTGATAAATTCTCTCTTGAGTTTGGCACACGCTTGTTCGGTCATATAAGTTTTACCAGTTCCAGATTCTCCAGTTTCAAATACTGGATAGAATTTCCTTGACTGAATAACTTTAGTCAAATCACCAAAATGTCCATGTGCTACAAACAACGGATCTTTTTTAGGAATCAATTCTGCTGGATTAAAATATGTACTCATATCCATTGAACTTTCTGAATTCTTAGATTCAACGACAACTTCAGATGCTTTATCAACTACTACTGTTGTTTCAACAACATCAGCTATTGTAGCTCCCTCACCACCATTAAGCGCCGGTAATCGGTATGTGTCCTTATCAACCTTAGTAAAAGAACCCATACGCCTTGTATCTGTCAACCAAAATGGAAATTTCAATCCATTTTCTTCGGCGGTTTCTGTAATGTTTTCCTTAGAAACAACTGCGCCTTCACCATACTTGGTAACTGCTGCACTAAGAAAACTCATTTGTTTGTCAGTATATTCCATATCACTTTTCTCTCATTATATGGTTTTGGGATTATTCCCTCATTGTTTAATTATATTATACCACGGTTTGGGGTAAAAAGTCAAGTGTTTATTCAATTTTTTTACGCCGCTACCATATCAATAAATCTTGAAAGAAGCTTTCTGTTTTGTAATTTTCCAGTAGAGAACTTCTTAAATGCTTTTGCCATTTGGGCTACTGTTGCTCCTTCTGCAACTTCCAAAGGTTGATCTGCAACTTCTAAGGCCTTTCCACCTTGAACCAAATACTGCTCATTGAATCCCATCATTTCAGGCATAATCATATATTTGTCTTTACGAAATTTTCTGAGTGAGGTATTTATTTCTTCGTAATTGGCTCCCAAAATTTCTCCTTCTGCTCTTTTTTGAGAATCAAGGTAATGTGCCATATCGTATTTTCTCATACTACCTATCAAGAAGAAGTTTACAATATTAATATCAAAAACCTCTCTATAAAATTTAACTAATGAAGTTGTTACATCTTTTGTTCGATTATGTCCGTTTGATTGTAACCTTACTGATTTTTTAGAAACTGAATCTCTAAGAATAACATTTTCATCTCTTATATCAAAATTACTTATCTTTCCTTCAGTATTCCAATATCCATTGCTGGAATGTGAATCACCATCAGTAAGAAAAATACTGTTAATAACATCAACTTGATTTTTCTTTTGAAATTCTCTCATTACTGAAAATCCAACAAACAAAGTAGAGTTCAAAGGAGTTCCACCTAAATGCATCACATCAGGAATATTAAAATCATGTGATCTATCCCATCTGTATCGGTCAGTATAATATTCTGCGGTAGCTGTCATATAGATATATGCTTCGTGAAGTTCTTTCGCTCTCATCTTTGAAGAAAACAAGTTCAAAAGATTGAAACGAGTAACTGCTACAGTACCATGATCCATAATTCTTTCATCTGACATATAATTATCACGATACCACTTGTTCTTAACTTCATCATCATACCTTGTGTAAGAATCACTAAAGGCATATACTTCAAAAGGAATGTTGACTCTCTTACAAAACATAACTAAGGTCATCATTTGTTCGATAGTTCCTTTCATATTTCTTGACATTGAACCAGACCAATCGACAAACATTACCAAGCCGTGATTCTTTCCATCTGGAACAACATTCAACTTTTTGAAAATATGTTCATTATACTTGTAAGTGTAAAGTCTTTCGGAATCAAGTATTCCTGAATTAGCCGTTGCTGTTCTCGCGTGTTCTTTCGCTGCTTTTTTCAACTCAAACTCTTTTGCGAGATATTCAACAACTTTTTTATTCTTACTACGAAACTCTTGAAATAACTTTGTAGCTTCGTTCTTTAATTCATCACCAGTAACTCCATCACTATATCGGCTTGTGTAACCTGCTGAATAATATTTTACATACTTCTCGTAAATTTCTTTGTGAGAAACAATAATTTTCTTTAAATCAACTTTGTTTGGAAGATCAACATATCGATAAGGCTTTGATTCTTCTGAAACCAATTCTATTTCATTATTCCTAAAATTGTTATCGGTCTTTGACTCAGGCTCAAAATCTCCATCTTCTCCACCTTCATCACCAAATGATCTCATATCATCTTCTAAGGCTTCTTCACCTTCATCTGCAGGAGTTTTTTCAGAACCTTCGCCTTCTTTTTCTTCTTCCTCGCCTTCTTCATTTTCTCCACCGGCTTCATTCTCCATAGGATTTTCTTCTGAATCATCTTCTGAATCTTCATAATCTTCAAAATAATCATCTGATTCTTCATCACCTTCCATCATTTGTTCTTCCCAATCGTGGTCAGACATATCGGTTTCAGATTCATTTTCTTTTGCATAATCGTAAAGATCTTCACAAATCTTGACAACTTCTTTCCAAGTATTTGCTTTATCAATTCTATCAAGAAAAACACTTTCTTCATCAGAAAAAGTAAGATCAACATGATCTCCCACTTTGTAGTGAAGATTAATCTTGTCAATCAAACCCAAACCACTTATATCCATATCTTTGAGGCCGAAAAAATCTCGTTCCATCAAATTCGAATATCCTTCAATAAAGGAACGGCGACCACCTGGATATTTAACTTTAATTTTTCTCTCAATTCGTGCATCTTCAACTACATTAAGAAAAGATTTGAAACCCCTTCCAACTCCTTTTGCATCGTGCATACCTTCTTCAGGAGTGAACAGGGCGTGTCCAACTTCGTGTAGCACAAGTAAATCGTAAAGATTCCCGCTCATCTCTTTCCAAATTGGAAGTCTGAGGACACGATTCTTTACGTCAAATGATGCTGTATTGTATTTGCCGTGTTCAACAGTCACGTTTTCTGTGGCGAGAAGTTTCGCCAGAATTGACTTTGACTGTTTATTGGCTAATTCCATTTTCATAAATTCTCTCTAAAAGAAGTTTTTCTCTCATTGTTTAATTATATTATACCATGAAAATAGGGAAAATGTCAAGTGTTTATTAAAAGTTTTTTTTGGTGGGGAGAGAAGGAGTCGAACCTTCACAGGAATATCCGGCGGATTTACAGTCCGTTGGGCTCACCACGTGCTCAGCCTCCCCATTGAAATCCTATGACCCGCCCCATCCTCATAGGCTCCCAGTAAGTACCTACACTCACCGGCCCACATCAACAATTCTCATTGTTTACTTATAGTATAGCACAATTGGGGTGAAATGTCAAGTCTTTTATTGAAAAAATTTGCTTAAGGGGGAAGTATCATCAATTATTTGATCCAATGTCCTATCATCTCCTTTTTTCCATACCCACATTGGTTCAATAATTTTTTTATTCTTTGACTCTGGCTTATCATTATTACTTCCAGGCCTTCGATTTAATTGTAGTCCGATACATCCCGTATATTCTGATTGTGGAAGGGTTTTTATAAAATCGTTCATAGGATCACAAATAGATACATAAGATTTATTTTGTCCTTTATCTGTTGCATATACATCTGCTATATTGACAATCATTGTTCCACCATCCTTTAAGGAGTTCCAACATTTTTCCAAAACTGGAAATAGAAAATCTCCTAACCAAACATCTATATCTTTTCCATATCGTTTCCAAGATTGTGTTTCATCATCTGCATATCTTTCAACATGAAAATATGGTGGCGATGTAAAGACCATATCAAATTCACTATCACTCAAGTCCACATCTTCAGCAGGAGCTTGTATAAATTTTGTTTTCTTATAAGTTTCATAAAGTTCATTTTGTCTTGGATAATTTTTCATCACTTCTTCATTAGGATCAATGCCTGTATAACTTTCTGCATTAGAGGCGTGAAATCCTGCCAATCTATCACCCCACCCCATAGAAAAATCTAAAACATCTTTTGCTTCAAATAAATTGTAAAGAGATTTTGCTACTGCTGGTGGATATTGTGCCGCCATATACATTCTCATTTGAATACACATTCTTAAATATTTACTATTTACCTCTGGCATACTTAATGTCCATAGAGGATTTAAAAATGTTTGATGGAATTTTTTAATAGTCCAAGAACGATAGGGGCTAGTATGTCTTGCATGTTGTACTCTCCACCTAGCAAGTTGATGAAAATAATTAGATGATTTTCTACCCACTACACTATTTTTTAAATACCAATGAGACAACTCATACTTGTAATCTGCTTTGGAATACAGATTGTCTTTAGTTAATAAAGTTCTTGCATCAAACTTTACTAATTCTTCAAATTCTTCTTTAGCTTCTTTTTCGGTAATTGGAAATAATGGTAATGGTAAGCCCTCAATAGTATCAGATATTGCATCTTTCAATTCTTGTTGTGAATACTCATTTTTGAGTTTATACCAATTTGGTTTATCAATTATCAACTCATCATCCACAATGAATGATTTTAAATTTAACATATTAAAAATTTAACATTGGTGCAATGGTATCTTGTTCTACTAACCAATCTGAAATATTATAATTTACAAATCCCCACGGTGCATCTCTTCCTTGTAATTTAAAATTTCGAAATCCCATATCATAAAGTTCTTTAAATTCGGCCTTAGAGAGCACACACGATCTTAAGTCTGATTTTGTCCACCTTTCACATATACTATTGGGGTGACTAGGATTATGAATAAAATCAACATTAGAAAAATTAAACATTCCATGCCATCCTTCTATAACTGCTGAAGAAGTTTCATCATAATGTTCTTTTCGTATACTACAATTTATAGTACATTTTTCGTTCACTAAAAGTTCATACTTATCAACTTTTCCAGATTCTGCTATTTTTTCACATAGTCTAAGATTAAGATTATCATCTGGATGTAAATATATTTTATCATATTTTTCAAATAAACTTTCGTAATATTCAAATGTTCTTCTCTTAGGCATTTCTGATGCTAGTTTTACAATCGATGCTTTTTGTGTTACATGTGGCCATTTATTTCTAATGTAATCTGACAAAATATCACAAGTAATAGCAACTGCATTATTTTCATATCCTTGTGTTGCTAAAATATCTAACAAATAATTACAACTTGGATCTGATAAATGTTCTTCTTTGATTAAAGTATTGGAAAAAGTAAATGTAACTCCGATTCCTCTATCGTTATATTGTCTAATTAAATCTTCTGGTGTCCATCCACTATAATTACTAATAGGTGAAGTACAGGCGGTTCTACCTCCCTGCCATCTCACATTATAACATCCAAATACTGAAGTAATTGGTAATACACAATCATATCTTTGCTTTATATTATCTAAAAGCTGAAAAATATTATCATCATGTACAAACAGTCCACCAACATCCCATTTAGCATCTGGCCATTCTGGGTTCAATATATCTTGTCCGTGTGGTACTTTGTTAGATTTTAATCGCATTTCTTCCTTTTAAATATTTATTTACTATTATTATATCATAGTTTTCCATTTTGTCAAGAAATCAAATTTTATAAATAAAAAGAAATCTCTACTGAAAGCTCACTAGTGATTATTTTTTTGGAAAGGAGAAATGAGCTCAATTATATCACCTTATGATTTCACAGAAGTAACTCGCCAACTACGATCCTTTTTTGATGATAGAGGATTTCAAGAAGTACATACCCAAAACAGATTATCTATTTTAGCAGCATGTGAAGATCCTACTACTGTTGCTACATACGAATATTCAGGACAAATCTGGCCACTTCCTCAAACTGGTCAAATGTGGTTAGAATATGAACTACTGACAAGACCTGAACTTGCTGGATGTTATTGTTTATCAACTTCATATCGACAAGAACAAAATCCAAAAGAGGGGAGACATGAATTAATTTTTCCTATGTTTGAATTTGAAGCTCCTGGTGATTTTGAGGATCTTCTTCAAATGGAAAATGATCTTTGTAAACATCTTGGATTTAAAGCCGGAATTGAAAAAAATATGTATACTGAAGATTTTCCTGGCGGATTTTATCAGAGTGTATTAGCAAAATATACTGGCTCAGAATTAGAAGCCCACCATGAAGAAGAAATGTATCAAGAATATGGTGATGTATTTTTTCTAACACATTTTCCCCAATCTACAAGTCCTTTTTGGAATATGAAACTTGGTGAAATGGATGTAAAAAAACAACATAAGCTTGCTAATAAATGTGATGTTATCATGGGAGGCATGGAAACTATCGGTAGTGCTGAACGTGGTACAGATGTTGATGAAATGAGAAAACAATTCTATACTATCTCTGAAGGCGGTTATGCAGACTTGTTATTTAATCTATTCGGAAAAGAAAGAGTAGAAGCTGAACTCGATGAATTTTTATCACACGATTTTATACCTAGATATGGGGGCGGAATCGGTGTAACTAGAATGATTAGTGCAATGAAACGTGCTAATTTGATTCTTAAAAATGATGAAGAGTAAGAAAGTTATTCCAATTTATGAGCCAAACGATATTTATAAAGTTATTGAGGAATTAAATAGAGGAGCACGTGAATTAGGAAAACTAACATTAGAAGAACAAACGAAAAGAGCTGAAAAACTTACTGCGGGGTGGCGAAACCGGCAAACGCGATCTGTTGTTGGCAGAAAATCTGTAGGTTCGAATCCTACCCCCGCAGCCATAAAAAACTATTTAGTAGTTGATGGCATTTGAAAAAGGGCAGTTACCCAATCTGGAGGTTTTGATCTAGCAAAAACTACCCATCCAATGTACTTAGATGGGTTTCTCCAATGTCTCTTTGTTCTAAATTCATTCATTGATCCGCCTGTAGTAAGGACATCATCAACAATACATATTGGATCTTCTCTTTTTCCTGTGCCGTGTTTATTCATTAATTTTCCTAGTATATTACCACCTCTAGGAATTCCAATTGCTTCTTTAAATGGGGGAGAAAGTTCCATAATCATTTGAGCAATACACTCCCACTCTCCATGTGAAAGTGCATCCATTTCGATTTTCCATTTCAAATCTAATCCTGCGTGGGATTTGAAATCTACCTTTTGAAATAAATCAATCATACTTTAAAAATTGGTAATTTTTCTAGATACACTAGATCATCTTTATCATAACCGGCCTCTTCCAATAAGACCGCCGCTTTACATACTATATTACATTCAATCTTTTTTAACATATTTTCTAATCCAATAATTGAACCACCAGTAGATACAACATCATCAACTATACAAATATTTTTACCTTCTAATTTTTCAACATCACTCTTATCAAGTACAAGAGTTTGAGCTCCTATTGTCGTGATAGATTGAACTTTCTCAACCATTGGTTCAGACATATATCCTTTAACAGATTTTCTTGCAATCACATAATCTACATTTAATCTTCTCGCAACAGCATGAACTAAAGGAATTGATTTTGCTTCAGGCGAACACAAAATATCAATTTGACTTACAGGATTTGGAAAATCTGCATGTAAAATAATTGCTTCTGCACAAGATTCTATCAACTGAGTGTCACCAAACATGACAAAGCTCGCTATTGCGAGCTCGTCATTAATTTGTACTTTGGGTAACTCTCGTTGTAGACCTGCTACGTTAAGAGTATACGTTTCCATTTATGCTCCCACAAAAATCATTTGAGTAACAAATCCTGCAACTAATCCATAAAAAGGATTCCACTTCATAGTTACAAAGGCGGTTGCACCAATTACCATTCCCATTGGACCGAATCCGTATGGGCCAGCAAATTCACCACCTTGAGCTATTGCACCATTAATGTTTGTCATGAAAGTAACGAATACTCCTAAGACAAAAAGAAATCCCGCAATAGATGCACGATGAACATATTGTCCAATAACAGGAAGTAATTTAGTCAAAAGTATGACTGCCATAATTCCCATCATAATACAAGATGCAACTATAGGCATTGGAGCTGCAGCAGTTCCTGAGATGATTGCCTCAACCGGCCCACCACCAAAGAATGCAGATCCCATGTCTGCAAGACTTGAATAAATTGCTAAATGGTCTATATTTGTATTTGCACCCGCAATAGATCCTGTAATCTTACCAAATGAGATATTTGCACCAATGTTTAGACACGCAAGAGATAATGCGCCTAAAACAATATTTTTATTTGTCCAAAACTTCCACTCAATATTTCCTGTAGTGAATTTTTCTCTTGACTTATCAACTTCAATCTCTTCTATTTCTACTCCCAATGTTTCTCGTAACATTGCATTTTGTTTAAGTAAAACGTAAAATGCAGTAGAAATAAGTACAGAAGAAATAATTGTCCATGCCAAATCTTTTGTCCAAAACCAAACAGCCAAGGCACTAACCATAGAGACTATGCCTGTCCATTTTTCTGAATTAAACAAATCTATTGACACATTTGCAAGCATCAATCCAACTCCACACATCATCGATGTGACAACAATCGGACCGATAAACTGTACAAGTGCTTCGTTCATTCCTAGCAATGACGGAATCAACAATAATGCGGCACCCCAAAATATGAGAGATAACCTCTCTTTCATAGTTTTACCTAAAGTACCGGCTAATGTAATCGTTTCTGCTTGAAACGAAATAGTTGCTACTGAAGCAAATGCTATTGATCCTATAATACCAATAACGAATGCTATTGCAGTAGGAAAGGCGGCAAACCCAAAAGATAGTGCTAAAATCCCTTGAGGTATACCATTAATCACCACCGCAACCGCTGTTAAAATGCTTTCTAACAGACCTTCCATATTAACCTTTCATTTTCTTTTGGGGGGAATTTCTCATCCATGAGGGCATCCCCAATTATTATTTTACAGGAAATGGTGAAGCCACTCCTTTGACAAAATATTGCATAGTTTCTAATTGAGGTCTTGCAATTTCACCTTTACCAACTGTACTACCATCTGCTTTTGTAACTCCTTGATCAAAAGGAAAGTATGTACCTAGATCATCTTGAATCCATTGCATCTTGATAGTTTCAACTTTATTCACTACATCACCTGGAACATTTTTACCCCACGGCGATAGAGCTACACAATTTTCTTGTAATCCCCATGCCCAACGTTGATTCATTTGAAGTTTACCTTCTGCAAGTTGATCAACTATATGTTTGTAAAGAACATTCCAATTAAACATCATTCCTGTGATGTATCTGTCTGGGCCGTTACTTCCCATAGGTGCATCATTGCCCATACTCCATACTTCCTTACCCTCAGTTTTCCATGCTTTTTGAGCAAGAGAAACTACACTAGGTGAATCGGTTGTTGTATAAAGTATATCATTTCCAGATTCCAAAAGTGCTTTGGCCGCATCCATATCTTTAGGCGGATCAAACCACGAATTAATCCATACGATATTCACTTCAATGTCTGGATTTACTGTTTGGGCTCCAATAGTTAGAGCATTAATGTTACGAATAATTTCAGGAATTGGGTGTGAACCAACTACACCAATCTTATTTGTTTTTGTCAACATTCCAGCTGCAATTCCTGTGAGGTATCGTGCTTGGAATGAATGACAAACGTAGTTGTCCATATTTGTATCATTACCCTTATATCCTGTGGCGTGCATAAAAACTGTACTAGAATCTTTCTTTGCAGCTTTCAACATGTGATCCATATAACCGAAAGATGTTGCAAAAACAATATCATGTTTTCGTGCTAATTTTCGGAATACTTTTGTTGATTCTGCTTCTGGCACCATTTCAACACCAGATACATTATAACCATGTTTTTTTAAGGACATGAAACCATGATAATGTCTCATTGACCAACCACCATCGTTTTTTGGTCCCACTAAAACATAACCAACTGAAGGTACTTTTTTACCAACTGCCATTATTCCAGTAGTTACAACAAGAGCCGTAACTGCTAAAATAGCAATAATTTTCTTCATATTTAACTCCTTCCGAGTTTTATTGTTAATTAGGAGAATTCCACCAATTCTCCCACGGGAAATGAATCCAGATATTTTCTGAATCCTTTGCACATTGCTGTGCATAATAATGAGGTTCAAAATTACACTCATTATTCCACCAAAGAGTAGCAAATCTAACATCTACTCCATTGGCTCTTTCTGTAATGTGGTTTCTCATTTTATGAAAAGTTTCACCAGAATCACATACATCATCTACAATTAAAACACGCTTATCTGTTTTTCTTGGTAAATAATCTTCCCATTCGGGATGATCTCTAAGTGCCGCTTTAATTGGTTTAAATGGTTTTTCCATCCAATGTGACATCATAACGCCTGGTAATAGTCCACCTCTTGAAATTCCTACTACAACTTCAGGATTAAATTTATCTAATGTTATTTCTCTACAAAGAGTATTTACATCTCTTCGCATTTCTCTCCATCCATACCATAAATCTACACTCATGAAAATACCTCATTTAATTGTCTATTAACTTTTACAAATGTACAACATTTTGGTAATGCTTTTAATGTTCGTGCTCCGGCATAAGTACAAGAACTTCGTAATCCTCCTAAAATTTCTTCTATTGTATCTGCAACATTTCCTTTGTATGGAACTTGAACTTTCTTTCCTTCTGATGCTCTATGTGTTTTCTTTTCACCATAATACTTGAGTTGTGCCTCTTCTGAAGACATACCATAAAATGTCATTGTATCATCTTCAACTTCGCCTTCACATTCTTTGTGTCCTGCTAACATACCACCTAACATTACAAAATCTGCTCCACCACCAAAAGCCTTTGCTATATCTCCTACTACTGTACATCCACCATCTGCAACAATGTGACCACCTAATCCATGTGCCGCGTCTGCACATTCTATTATTGCAGATAATTGTGGATATCCTATCCCTGTCATTTTACGAGTAGTACAAACAGAGCCCGGACCTATTCCTATCTTTACAATATCTGCTCCTGCTAAAATTATTTGTTCAGTTGCTTCTGGTGTACATACATTTCCTGCTATGATTATTTTTCCTTTGGTTGCTTCGTGTTCTCTCATTAATGCAACATAATCATTAAATCGTTCTGTATATCCATTCGCCACATCAAGACAAATCCATGGCGCCGAGTCAGACATATAAGGTAGTTCATCCAAATTTTGATCTAATCCGACTGTTCTTATTATATTTTTGTTCCATCCCCACTCAGAAGATTCAACAAACTTACATAGTGCTGTAAGCATAGGATATTCCATAAGAACATGTGCCATAGCAATTGTTCCTGTATGATCCATATTGGCCGCAATTATAGGAATTCCTGTCCAAGTGTGATTTGAATGTTTGAAGGTAAAATGTCTGGAGAGTTCTGCTTCTTTGCGTGAGGTAAGTTGAGATCTTTTGGGGGTAATTAAAACATCACTAAAATCCAATTTAGTATCATCAATAATTCGCATTACGTCCTTCCGACATTAATAATTAAAAGTGTGTGGATAAGAAACCTTCCATCTCTTATCTCTATTTATCAAATCAAAATCTTGACACGAATCGTGCTATAACTTGACAAAATGGAAGTAAAGCAATTGCCATAGCTGCATTTACTCCTGTATGTACTATTGCTATTTGTTTTGTTATTCCTTGAGGCATTCCATCAGAAACCATTATTCCTGCTAACCATATAGTGCCTGTCGTTCCTATATTTGCTCCCAATACTGCAGCAATCGCAGAAGGAAGTGGTAGTGCGCCTGAAGCAACTAGACCTATTATAGCAGTTGTAGAAAGTGATGAAGATTGCCAGAGGAGGGTACATCCTATTGCTCCGAAAAACATCCAATAGGGATTGTGTATAAAATATTCAAGATGTTCTAGTTTTCCCATTGACTTCATACCACCTGAAAACATTTTTAAACCAATGTAAAAAATTACCAAACCCAAAAGAGTTTGAAAAATAGGATTATTAAATTCCATAAAGTTTCCTTTTTTATATTTCCAATTATCGTAAAGTGTTCGATGTTTCTTTTTCATCTGTTAATCCCCTAAAATATTCAATAAATTCTTTGTATGTAGACTCATTTTGTAAGTCTTGATCCCATTGTTTATTCATCTCATAATAATCTAGTTGTGCAAGTTCAGCCAAGTTGATCCCGTCATATATACATGACAATTCTGCACCCGCTACATCTTTATTGATTACATTAATGCCTTCCATTACATAACTCCATAAACCCCAATTTGCACCGCCTGGATTATCTGGGACTGCATTAATATTAGGTATATTAGTTTTAGCCATTTCTAGTAATTCTTTAACCATTTCGGTTTTTGTTACACCAGTTTTTATATATTTCCAGAATTCACTATCTTCTCGGCCACCCATATAGTGCATTACAAGAAAATCTTTTAAATCATCATACATTATTCTTGTACGCTTGTTATAAATTGCAATACTGCCTTTATTTATTGTATTGTTGATGGTAGGTTTTACACATTCTAAGAATAGATTGTTTGCTTGTGCAATAGTTGAATGTATACTAATTGCTTCCAATGGTTCTAAGAAAGCACTACTAAGTCCTATTGTTACACAGTTTTTGATCCATGCAGATTCTTGCCGTCCAGAAGAAAATTTAATTGTTCTAATAGGATCAATCTCCTGTCCTAGTATAGTTTCTATTTCTTCTTGTGCTTTGTCTGGAGTAGTATATGCATCACAATACACATACCCACATCCTTTTCTGTCCATTAATGGAATTTGCCACATCCATCCTGCTTTTTGAGCCCAAGCTGTTGTATATGGTTCAGGAATTTCATCTTGTTTATATTTTAAATTGAATGGCATACCGACGTTTAATGGTAAGTTGTCTTTATAACTGATCCATTTGCTTGGTAGGTGTTTCATTATTACACGATTAAAGCCTGAACAGTCAATAAATAAGTCACCATCAACAGTCTGGCCATTAGATAGGCTCAAGTCTTTAACATATCCCTGTTCATTAAGTGACACATCCAATACCTCTGAATCAATAAATTTTATGTTATTTCTTTGTAGACAAATTTTCTTAAAATATTGACCAGTAAGGTGTGCGTCTATATGATATGCATGATCTTTTACATTTGTAAATTGTTTAGTATGTATGTTAAAATTACTACTACCATGATAAATCCTATGGCCAAGCCTTGATAATTTTAACATATCTTGTCGCGATAGCTTATCTAAACCATAATTAAACATAATGTCAGGTACAAACCAGTTAGTGGTCGTTCCATCTATCGGTCCTATGTAATAATCATCTATATTATTAGTCCAGCCTTTATGTTTGATAGCATATTTTAGTGTTGCACCTGTTTCTTTGATAAATTCATGTTGGTCACAACCAAAGTTTGTTGCTCCGTTTGCAAGTATAGAAGTAAAAAATCCTGTTGTACTTTCACCTACTCCTACAACTGCTATTTTACTGCTTTCTATAACAGTAATATTGTGATTAGGATGTCTTGCACTAGCAATTATTGCACTAATCCAACCAGCAGTGCCGCCACCAACAATAACTATTTTCATTTGGGTTTCTTTTTCATAGGTACATAATATAAGATGAGAGTGCTACAGTCAAAGAGTCCAACGTGTTTACGACTCTACTGCTGACGGATGACGAAACCCGCCGATCTGGTTACTGGTCAGTAGTCACCTGCGCCGCCCCAGAATCAGCACCCTCATTTTCTTTAGCTGGTGTGGAATATCCATCCTTGAACCATCCATCACCTTTTAATATAAAATTCATTTGGCCGGGAATGAGCTTATGAACACCTCCTTCTTGCTCACATCCCTTGCATAAGGTTAATGTGGGATCACTAAACTTTTGAATTTCTTCCCACATACAATTACACTTGTCACATTTATACTCATAAATAGGCATTATCCACCCCCATTCGTAGTATTGAAAGATATAGATATTCTTTCTTGATCTTTATTAAGATTGGGTGAAACATAATGCTTTAACCAACTTGGAAATATATATAATCTTTTTTCTAGCGCCTCTCCAATAAAGAGTGCACCCTTTCCACCATTAGGATAATGATGTAAAAGATCAAGAGCCGGATGTTCTAAATTAATGTTTCCACAATCTTTAGAAGTTTTAACGTAATATACACCAGAATAATGAGACATTGGATGTACGTGAGGAAGATTGGTATCTTTGTATCTATTAATATTAAACCATATATTAGATACAACTAAAGGAGTTTCTTGTATTTCACGCAGTTTCCATTCTATATCAGTAACCAATGTACAAATTTCCATATTGCTTAATAGTAAATTTGGTGATTGATAACCACCTTGATTACTTTTTGTTATAGAGGGGTTTTCTGCTTCAAACTCTAAACAATAAGTTGTTAGTAAATCATTATCTATTCCTAGTTGGTCAAATTCCCAAATAGGAATTTTAAACGGCTCATGTTTTTTCATTCGGTCTTATCCACATCTCCCATAATTCATTTTCTTGTTTCATTGACATTTTACCAAATATTTTAGCCCACCTATAACGATATTGTCTAAAAAACTTAGCCTTTTCTCTTTGTTCGTTTGTTCTGTCTATTATTATGGCGTCCTTTCCACCTCACCATCTTGGATTTTTTGAAATATAACTCCTACAAAAAGTCCAAAACCGAACATAAATAATCCCATCCACTTATGGGTATCTGACATTTCATGTATTATTTGAGTACACATATCGTAACTTTCCATGTTATCCTTTCAATTTAGTTTCAAATTCACGTAAACGCCTATAGACACTCATTAATTCAATAATGGTAGGCCACGCCTTTAATAGATATTGCATTGATCCTTCTACTCGACCAAATGCCCTTATTATTTGTTGCATTACACCTAGAGTCATCACTCCTGCAACTATTGCTGGTGCTAGGAATACATAAGCTGATAATACATTTGCTTGTAAGTATGCCATTCGACCAATATTAAAATATAGATAACGTAAGTAACTTAAAAAATGAATCTTACGAACATCTTCAAAAAACTCCTCAATTTTCTTTGGTCTAACTGTTCCATCATCTTCGGCAATGACAAGTATTTTTCTATATGCCGCTTCCTTTGCTTGTATATCATATTCTATACCAACTAGACGTAATATCCACCCTAATCCAATTAAAAAAGCAGTACCACCTAATGTCCAAAGTAATGCACCTGTAATCAATCCATATTCCCATTCACCAAAAAAGAATATTGGAATACCTATTGACAATCCAAATAGTATAGGAATAAACTGAACCAAAACCATAACTGATTCAATTAAAGATGTTCCTAAACTTTCCATTATACGGGTAAATTTAATTGTATCTTCTTGAACCCTTTGTGATGCTCCTTCTATTGTTCTGGCTTTCTCATATACACTATGATACCACTCAACCATTGCTGTACGCCATCTAAACAAATAATGGGCTGTAAAATAACTTATTACAACATAAAGTCCAACATATATTCCTGCTAGTGTAATAAAAGAAAATAAACTCGCAAAATATTCTTCTATTGTAACTGCATTTGGTGTAGCAAGTGCTTTTTGTATCATGTCATAAAAAACACCAAACCATTCATTTATTTTTACATCAATTTTTACTTGAACCCAAAGTGATCCCAAAATAATTATTGAACCAAGCCAAGACCACAACCACCATTTTTTATTCAAAAAGAATCTAAACATAATAATCTCCTATTTAACCATAAGGTCTTTTTTCTTTATTTAATATATGATTATCTTCATCTACACATTGTCGATAAGGTTTCTTATAGTTAGTATTTTTGCCTGCTATAGTACCTCTTTTCAATCCCCATCGATTATCTTCCCAAAATCCATAACAACCATCTTTATCTGTATTTGTAAAATTTGTTGTACAACCAACAACCATCCATGTCGCCATTATAAAAACTAATAATAGCTTTTTTTGCATTTGTTCCTTTATTATTGTTGTGTGTCTTTTGGTGTAAGACTTGTTTCAAAATCCCATTCATAAAATCCTATATCACCACCTATTGTAAAACCTCGCCGAGTGTTTTGCTCTTTACCATCTCCTTCATCTACTTCTAAATCAGAATCTTCTCCTAAAACCATAAAAGCACCTTCTTCTGATTTACCTTTAACTCCCTCTAATGAATTATGTGTTTCTTTAGAATAAACTATTTGATATGACATTGGTATTTTATCTTTACCCAAAACCCATAGATAAATCCATCTTGGTTCATCCACAAAGTGTTTTAAATACATTCCTTTTTGTGGTATTCCAACTTTTGGAAAACCTAATATTGAAGTATAAGTAACATAAGTTGAAGCGCTTAATACTAAAAGAATAGGGATAAACCAAATCAAAAATTTCCAACTCTTTCTTTGTTCGATTAATAACCAAAGACAAACAGTAGAAAGAACTACTAATCCAAAAACTAAAATTCCTATCATATCTAAAATCCCCCCACCCCATCATACTCTTCAGAAACCGTACCTGTATCTCGTTCAGAATAATGAGATTCTTCTGTACCCGAATTTATATATGGTGAACCTGTTGGTTCATGAGCAGGGGCGACCATTCCTACTCTATTATCAAATGGAGTCACAAACTTTTTTTCTTCATAAGAAAAAGCTCCAATTTGTTCTCCCTCTTTATCTATTTTAAATCTCACAAAAGTTTCTTCTTGGCCTTTGCGAAAAAATTTCTTTTCACCTACCCACATAATTTTATAAGGATCAACTCTATGTAGTTCTATTTTTACAGTTAATGGTTCTTTTTTATTATAAACTTTCTCACTTGAGACTTCTGGAACAACTCCAACATTCGTAGCTAATTGTCCCATGCGTGTCCACTCTCTTGAAGAATAATAATGTGCATTAACAATATATTCGCCAGGAATGATTCCACGAATAGTAACTACTTCCCTATTGATATTTACTTTTTGTACTGTACCATCGACATTTGTTACAACATCATTTGCAAAGCCCAAATCATCTTTATCTAAATACATAAAATTAATTATGGGTAATCTAAAGTGTACTTTATTTTCTGTTGGATCTTGTACATAAAGATCAATATCATCAGGTTGATCATGATCCCATTCCATAACAATAACAAATTCTGCTTTTCTTTCAAAATCTTCTTTTTTAGATTCGGGCTTTATAAGTAAAAATGCCACAATAAAAAGAAAGGCAAAACCGACCAATACGTTAAACAACATATCGGTAAACCCGATAGTTGACTTATATCTATTTTTATCGAACATGGGCTATCCTTGAAGTAACTCATTAGTTTCTTCGCCCACTTCATAATTCACTAATTGTACTTTAATGACTATTGAAGCAATTAAACCCGTTAAGGTTGTATATAGTGCGGTAGACATTCCCTTCGCCATTGAGGCAAGGGCGTCTTGTAACGTTTGTGTATTGGAAACATCTATATTTTCGAATGCTGTTCCTAACATATACAAAAAGCCGGTTACTGTTCCAACCATTCCTAATGCAAGACAAGTTTCAGCAATAAACCATCCAACATCGATTTTATTATCAATGTCAGAATTAGTTTCTAAATCGTAAGTTTTTCTTCCAATCCAAACTGAGGTAAATACGAAAATGATAATAATCAGAAAACTAAGTTTAGTAACATCTGCATAATATAAAAGTGAATGCAAGTTAAAATGATATGATGTGCCAAACCCTATAAGTATCAAGCAAAATATTAACCACCATTTTAAAAGTTTTGTTCCTATTTTCATTTATTCTCCTTAAAAGTTCTTTCTATCTAATATTTATCTCTTTTTCTTCCTCCTCTTCTAAGTCTTCTACATCATCTACAGACCAATTTTTATAATCATTATTTTGGCGTCTTTTCTTCCTACTGATTTTCTTATCTTTTTTAACTTTGAACTCTTCCATTTTTCCTTTTCCAGAGTGCTTGTTTTTTTCTGGCATTCTTTAATTTTAAATTGCTGACTCCATCTGTATATAATTTACCTAACATGTGATCATACTCATGTTGAAAACATTTTGCTGTTATATCAACAAATGTACCACTCATCTTAATTCCGTCTTTTCGATAATATTCTGTAGAAACTCCATACGCCCTCTCTACTGGAAAAAATAATCCCGGAAAAGATAAACATCCCTCGCTAATATATGTGGTTTGTGGAGAATATTCAACTATTCTTGGATTAAACATTGCTAGTGCACCACCATTATATCTCATCACAAATACTTTTAAGTCAACTCCTATTTGACAAGCAGATAAACCGATTCCTTCATACTTTTGCATTGCATCTAACAATTCTTCTGTTAATTTTTCTGGGTCTTCTTGTGGATTATCAAAATCAAAAGGAACTGCTCGTTTCCTTAAAATAGGATCATCTTCTAATACTAATTCTCTCATACTATCCTCGAAAAGTTTTTAAATTTCTCAAATCTAATAACATCTTTAAATTTGTCAAAGAGTACATCTCCCTTATGACTAATAATAAAAACATTTTGTTTTCCTGTTAAATGATTAAGTATCTTTAAAAATTCATCTGTACCATTTGCATCTAAAGAGGAATCAAATACTTCATCTAAAATCAGTAAATTTGTATTTACACTATTCTTCATCTTAGCAATAGTTCGCCAAGTGAAAAGAAGTGCCAAGTCTATTCTCATCTTTTCACCTTCACTAAATGAATCATAAGTGAATTCATCTCTATGTCTTGACTTAATGCTTTCTTCAAATTTTTCATCTAAATTAAAAGACACAAAGAAATCCATTGAGGCCAGATATTTATTAATTAACGTATTCATTATAGGAAGATATTGTTTAATGATACGTGTTTTGATACCAGTATCTTTTAATAAAATAGTTGCAGTTTCATACAACTGTTTCTGTTCTGATAATTTTTCTAACTGTTCTATACATGATTTAAATTCTTCTTTCAATTCTTTTAACTTTTTTACCTTTTCATCAAGATCATCTTCTCTTTCTTCTATTTCTTTAATTTGATCTTTTAGCTTTGTAATATAACCACCAATTGCTTGAACTTGATTTTGATGTGTAGTTATAGCTGTTTGAGTATTTGTTACTTCTTCTAATCGTTTTTTTAAATCTTTAATTTTGTTACCAAGTTCCCATAATCCACCTTTACTCGTATGCATTATTCCATGATGTGCGGAAATCATCTTCTTTTTGTGTTCTTCATTTAGTTCTTGACTACAAGTAGAACACGTATCGTTTTGTTCATAAAATTCGATTTCCTTTTCGGCTGCTAACATCTTTCGTTCAATACCATCTTGATATCCTTCTAACTCCTTAAGAGTTTGAGCCGTTTTATCATTTGATATTGAATCTATCAATTCTTGTATTTTTGTATTTAATGACTCAATTTCTTTTTCATTGTTACTAATATCACGTTCATTTTGTTGAATTTGATTTTTCTTGGTCTTTTTTAAATCATTAATTACACCTTCAGTAGTATCAATATTTCCTACAGATAATTTTCTATTGACTTCAACATTTTGATGTTCTTCTTTATTTTCTGATATTTTATATCTCAATAAGTGATTCATTACAGAGAAAATTTGAATATCAAGTAAATCTTCAACAATACCTTTACGATCTTGTGTCTTTAATTGCATAAATGGGATATAATGATTTGCTCCCAATAAAACAATTTGTGTAAATGATTTGTAGTTCAGTTTGAGTATTGTCTTTTCAAGGTATTCTTGTTGATCTTGAGTCTTGGCATCTTGATTTAATCTTTGACCATCAACAAAAATTTCAAAGATGTTTTTCTTGATTCCCCTACGAACCATGTAGGATTTACTACCAACTTCAAACTCAATCTCTACTAACAGTCCACCATCATTAATAGAGTTGATTAATTGGGGTCTATTAATTCTTCTAAATGGTTTACTGAATAGACCAAAGCACAACGCATCTAAAACAGTAGATTTGCCTGATCCGTTTTCTCCGACAATTAGTGTAGTGGAAGTTTTATTTAATTCTATTTCTGTAAATTGATTGCCGGTACTCAGTAAATTCTTCCACCTAATATTTTTAAAATATATCAAGGTTTAGTATTCTTTGAGTACGACAGGTTTTGAGGAATGTTCAAATCGATAATCAAGATCATCAAAAGCACTTTTAAGAACATCAATACATAATTGATTTAAGGTTATATCTCTATCATGTGCCGCTTTGGCTAGATGTAGGAGATCACTATTTGATATTTCTAGTTCTACATTTGTAGATCCTTTTGGTAGTTGTTCACTCTCGATTAAGTCTTGAGCGAATTCTTTTCTTTTTTGTAGTTCTTCTTCACTCCTTCTTGCATCCCATTCAGGAGCAACAGCCGGTATATCAGTTTGACCTAAACAACCATCATAGTCTGCAGAACCCAAATTACGTTCTACTTTGGCCTTTTCTTGTCTTTTCATTTCATCAAAATTATAATTAGTCATTTTCTCCTTTTTTTCTCTTTCAAGTCTTTCTGCATAGGTTTCCATCATATTGACTCCACAGTTAAGGCTTCATTATATAAATTTCTCATCAACATATTTAATTCAGTTTTATTTTCTATGTTTAATGAGTCTACATATTTACTTAAAATTGTTAGGGTGTCTTGTGCTTCATCTATTAATTCATCATCTTCCATAAACTCCAAATCTGAAAAATCTTCAACCACTACTAAATTAGCTACATTTTCTGTATACAACTTATCTAATACAGTATCAAACCAAAAGGGATTTGTTTTCTTTTGAACTACTACTTTTACATGTGTATTTTCATATTCACTATAATCTTTTTCAGTTAATGATTCAAAGGTTTCTTCGCTGTCATCATAATAAAATTTTCTGAACATTCTATAGGGGTTTTGTATGAATTCTAACTCTCTTGTCTCTGTATCAAAGATATGGAAACCCCTGGCGTCCTTATAATCACTCCATGTTATCTCATAAGGATTTCCAAGATAATAAACTGTTCCATTGTCAGACTTGTGATGAAAATGTCCACTCATAGCCATATCGAACTTATCAAAGAGTTTTGCTTCTACACCTTCATGACTCCATGATCCAATATGTTGTTCAAATCCTTTTACTTCAAGATGACCCATAAGAATTTGACATTGTGTATTCTGAATTGATTTCATACACTCACCATAATTATCTTCATTTATCCACGGCATCATAAGTATACCCAATCCATCAAAATCAACTTCTTTTGGTGAAGAATACATCCACGGCTCTACCTTACCCTCATGTGTAGTAAATATTTCTTCTATGGAATTTAATTCATTAGTATTTTTATGGAAAGTATCGTGATTACCTATAATGATATGTGTATCAATTCCCATCTTCCATAGGCGTTCAACAAAATTTGTTCGTAGATCATTCAGTATCTTGAAGTTAATAAATTTTCTACGATCAACTACATCACCTAAATGAATTAATGTTTTGATATTATGTTCTTCAAGGTAGGGAAAGAAAATATTATCATAAAACTTTTTAAAATAATTTAGAAAGGTGAGACTATCTCCACGTGCTCCCCAATGGGTATCTGTGATTAAAGCTATTTTCATGCTGCACTCATAAAAAGTTCTAAAGCTGTATCTTGTTTCTTAGTAACTTTCTTTTTCTTACTCTTTTCAAAGGTATCTACAAATTCATCAACTATTACTTTGAAATCTGAATTTTTATAATCATTAATGTTTTCATGCTCATTTGCTTCACCACTAAGATCAATATCCATATAATTAGGATTTGTTTCATAGTTTTGCATACTTTTATATTTTATGTATAACTGTTTTTTCTCTTTTTGAATTCTTCGAATAAAGGCGTAATAAATTATTTGAGTAAAATAAGCAAAGGGATTGTTGGATTTTTCTGGATTGAAATTGTGGATATAATGTAAACAGTTTTCTATTCCATCAGAAATCATATCATTTTTAAATGCATAATTTATGAAGTTTGGTCTGAATGATAATCTTTGAGCAATCTTTAAAAATACTGAACCTAGATATTCTGAAATTTGAGGAAGTTCTTTATTCTTTTTACGTGCATTATCATATTCTGCTTTATATTCAATCATTGCCTCTAAAAATTTGGCATTGTCCACATAGTGTAGTTTATTCTTACTTGATTTTCGTTTAGCCATAATATTCTTTATTTCAATTAATGTCGTATTATTATTATATCATAAATTTGGTAGATGTCAAGTTTAGTTCATTAATCCTTCAGGTTCAAAATCTTCTAATATTTTTGTCATTTTGTTCATTTCTTGATCTTTATTATGTCCCATATCTTCTTTTACAGAATTTATATAAAATTCTTGATAATCTTCTCCCAATTCCGAAACAGACATAATACACCTTGCTGCTAGGGGTACAAATGTAGTATCTGTAAAGGGTAGCCATTTAAGTAGTGCCATTTGTGATTCTCTTTTATCATCATTAAATTTCATCATCACTTTCATCGGCCAATGAAGTTCTAAATAACCATTATCCTTACTTCTATCATTTACTACAACTTTAGAGAAAATTATTTCACCATTATCTAATCTAATTACTTTTAGATTATCTTTATCCAATTTTTCCATTTATACCTTTAATGTAATATTGTGAATCTTGTATGGAAACTTTTCCTCATCATATATTTTTAATCTATCTTCATGATGGCGATAAGCATAATTTTTTCTATTCTTCCATCTCAAGTCATCTGCTATATCGTATAAGGTAGTTTTATCTGTTGTATCTGATAATCGTAATCCTCGACCTATCGATTGAAGATTTCGTATGCGAGATTTAGAAGGAGAAGCGAACACAATGTTATGCAAATTCCTAATGTTGATGCCGGTACTGAATACCCCATAACTTGCCACGATGATGGCATCTCGTTCTGTTTCTGCGATTGCTCGTATCTGTTCTCTAGTCTCGGTTTCTGTTCCTCCAAATACAAAAAAAGTCTTCCTATTGTCATCTGTCTTCTCCTCGATCATATCGTATAAAATACGTCCATGTTTTTTCACTAATCTAAAGAGTAACAAAGTATTACCTTCCAAAGACAATACTAAGTTTCTTATATATTTATTCCTTTTCTCATGACCTACCAAGAATTCTATCTCATCTGCATACTTAATTTGTTTAAATTGCTCACAGATCACATCAGGATACTTTAACAATATAATTTCCACATTTAAAGAAGATAACTCTTTTCGATCCATCAACTTTTTAGTTGTTGTAACTTTATAAACCTTACCAAATAAACCTTCAAGTACTAATTTATGTGTTTGTGTTCCATCTAATGTTCCTGTAGTTCCAATTCTATATTCAGCGTTCACACATTTAGTCATAAGAGTTGTAAGGGATTTAGATTTAAATCCATGTGCCTCATCACCAATCACTAACCTATATGGTTCAAATGTTTTTTTGTTAAGTTTGTAAATAGATTGCCACGTTGAAATAACCACTAGTTTATCGGAAACCTTATCTTGTCCGGCATAGACTTGATGACAATACTTTGCGGAATCCCATCCATACTCTTGAAAATCTGAATATAATTGTGAAACAAGTGAAGTGGTAGGAACGATTATTAATGTTTTAACATTGAGTGCTCGTACAATTAAATAGATGATTAGGGATTTTCCACTTGCGGTAGGTGATACTAATAAACTTTTTTTGTATGATAAGGCATGATGAAATCCATCTAATTGATAATCTCTTGGTTCAAAAGGTAACTTTAAGTCATCAAGGAAAGCTTGATTTTTTGCTATTTTTCTAGGTTTCCAATCAAAACCTATCGGGGCCACTCGATAATTTCGGGGCTCCGCAAAGATAAACACGTACTCAAGTAATCCACCATACAGTAACCTATTGTGAATATTGAATAATCTTATCTTACCATCCCAAATTTTCATACGATATGCTGGCATGAATGTGTGGCCCGGTACAGTAAATGTGAAATAATCACAAATTTCTTGTGCTACTCCAGCTTCACAGCTTATTTTGAGGAATACTTCATCTTTCTTAGTAACCTCAATTACTTCAATGACCTTCTGTGAATCGTTTCCAATCGATTGCATTTTTAATTAAATATCCTCTATTCGATAATCCCTTTACTATGGCTTCAAGATAATCCACCTTTTCTTCTTGTAGTGATATTTTTTTCTTACCCTCTATTATGTCATCATCAGCATCTATATACTCTTGTACATCTGCCTTGAGTAACTTATATTGGAATGGCTCCCAATCATAAGCCTCTAATTCGGTTTCATCCATCCTTCCAGAATAATACTCCCTTTTAACTTTTAAAAGTTTACTATGATCAAACTTCATAGTACGGAGTCTCAATCTTTCATCATGAAAGAGAATTAAATATTTGTTATGTAGTTGTGGGATTTTAACAGATTCTTGAGATAGTTCTGTTTCATCAATTTCACAATCTCCTGACCACAATTTCTGTATTTCTTCAAATTTCATTTATTCAATATATCTTTCAAATTATCAATCTTTTTTATGTGTTGCTTCCATTCATGGCTTGTATCTACCTTATATAAACGATCTGCACCATGAGCATAAAGACTCCTATAACCAAGATCTAAATCTTTTATATAGGTATAAGCTTCAGAATCACTCATCTCTATATACATGATAGGTTTATGTTTTCTTATTGTATTTTCAGCTCCTTGTAAAACTCTAAGTTCAAACCATTCAACATCTATTTTTATAAAATCAAGTTGATTAAAGTTATAACTATCCAACGTTTTTGTTTTAACTTGTATTTTTGGAAAATTTTCCCATTCGGGTTGTACCCATCTGTCACCTGTCTTTTGTTTAGGTTCATGTACAAGTGATGCCATTCCAGTATTGGTAGTATTTGGTACTTTCATTGTAGCAGTACCATTCTCATGCCCAAGTGCTACTGTCTCTAGAGTACTAATGTTACCCCAATCAGAATTATCTTTAATAAAACTCTCCATATTTTTTTTCCAACATTCTATATGTTTGGGAACGGGTTCAAATGCATAGACTCTTTTAAAATTTTGTGCTAACCTTCTAGTCCAAATACCTACATGTGCTCCAATATCAAGTGCCACATCTCGATTAGATATGTGGGGCATCACCTCATTGAATTGAGTCTGTTCATAATCTCCACCCCATTTATACCAATCTTCATCATCGGGAATCCATATTCTTTTATCACTTGTTAATTTCATAATCTTTTAATTTTTTAAGGGCAACCATCGTACCTACCTGTTCAATTATTTCTGCATAACCATCTTCAATCCACTCATCTATAAATTGTGTCACACCCCTACAAGTTGGATCAGTATAATCATGTGCTAAACACGGACCATTCAAATAATTCCAATGATGTATTAAATCTTTTTTAACACCTTCATACGAATGATCACCATCAACAAATAACATACACAATGGTATATTTTCCATTGCCCACGAATTGTCTACTCTAATATCTATTCGGTGTTTTTCTTCATATTCATTCAACCAATCATCTGCATCAGGGTCATGACACCCCTCAACTACATCAACTGAAACTACTTTTACTTTGGTATCATGAGTAGCCATTGCGAGTAAAACTGTTGATCCTCCCCAATATCTACCAATCTCTAATATAATATTACCATGTTCATCTTTGGGCATTCTTGTCCATTGCTGAGCCGCATACTTATATAACAATCCTGCTTCATGTAAATCTAATCGGATTATATCTCTTGTTTCTCTGGGCGAATTAAATAACCATAATAAATTCACAAAATTATTCTTTATATTTTTCATTCCATACATTATTAATAAAGTTTTCTAATTTGGGTACATAATCATAAATTGTAATAATAGGATCTATATCATTCCTCAAATATGTAAAACGTGGTAATAATACTCTTTTAACTCTTTTCTTTCTGCTATCATCTTCATCATCTTGAGCAACATACGTGCTGAAGTAAATATCTATTCCATCTGGAAGATCACCTAAACCATGTTCTTCCAATGATTCAAAAAACTCTGCTATCAGTTTTTTTATAGACCAATCTTTTTTATCATAAGTACACATCCATTTAGGATTATAAGTATCACCATCTTCAATGTATTCTAGTTGATCACCTATTCTAGAAAATGTATATTTATGATTTTTATAAGATCCTATTCCCAATACATTATAATTTGTCGTTATAATCATAGGAGTACTAGTCATTATTCCGTCAAGAAACATATCTTGTGAAGACATTTCTTGCCAATCTATTTCTTTTTTATACATCTTCAATTCTTTTCTACATTTTCTTCCTGTGTCATCACAAAAATAATCTTCGAATTGTTGATTTTCGGCGCCTGCCACACAATATTGTTTATTATCATTCAAAAATTTATTAACTATCCCAGAAACTAAAGTATCATATTTTCCCACTTCATCAAAAATTGTCTGTACACTTATTTCTGATACATTATGATCTATTAAGTTTTGTATATCTAAAATAAGTCTATTTATATCTGTTTGTAAATTACCCGTGTCAAAAAAGATAACATCTGACATTATAAATAATCCTAATGAATTTGCATAGTCTAAGAAGTTAAAAATGACATCATCATTTTTGGGTGCTCTACGTTTTTGTTGTTTAACTATTTCTCTATCAAAACTTTGTACACAAGCTATTACCGTATTAAAATTATATTCTTTCAGAACATCTAATTTTTCTTTAGTCCAATCGCACATGTGAACTTCCATGATCTTTTTGTTACAATCTTTAAAATTGGGTATAAGACCAAATATATTATTCATTATTTCTGCAGACATTAATGTAGGTGTTCCACCGCCCCAAAAATAGCTATGAATATGATCTGAACTTAATATTGGTTCATAAAATTTTATTTGATTTGGTAAATATTCTGAATAATAACGTTGGAAGGCGTCCTTTTCAAACATTGTACCCTTAAAAGTACAATAAGTGCATTGCTCTTTACAAAATGGGCTGTGAATGTAAACCCCCGTTTTTAACTTGGTATTGCTCCAAGCCTTTAAAATATCTTCACCCGAAATCGGTTTCATTTTAATCGTTTAATAAATTTTTAATAATATATTCTGTATAATTAAAATTAACGGTTGCTACTTGATATACTGGATCTGTTGTAGTACTGTCAAAAGATACTTCTGATAATGAGGTAGGAAAAATATCTTTGAAATGAAATTCCATTGTGGGATTCATAGAACTACTTAAAATAGTTAATACAGCTGTTGTATATTTGTTTTCTTCACCGACCATCCATTGAAAAACTTCTTGCCAATTTTTTAAATATTCATCAATCATAAAAGTTACATTAAGAGGCTCATAGGTTATAATACCAGTATGGCGAGTAAAATTTTGAAGTTGTGGTGTGGCCATAACCGCACCTTCTAATGTTATGCCTGGTAAATTAACTGTTTGAACAAAAAAGGAAGTTTTCGGTATTGCCGCAACATCAAATCTAAACTGAACATCGGCCAGAGGATTAATATTTTTAGGTTGTTCTGTTAAACTTGTCATATTTCCTTTTCATTCTTTGAAAATAAATTTGGTAGATTTGGAAAATTATTTCCTTGATAATTAACCCAAATAAACTGTAGTGCTGGATGTTCTTTAACAACTTTAAGAATTTGTTCTGTCCAACTTTGATGAACATCAATCCAACCTTTAGTTTTTTCATTTCCTTGTCTTATTGTTTTAACTCCATTTTCATGTATGTAACCATCGCGAATTTTACTATCTTTATTGAAATAATGTTTGGTATTCGCATAAAGATTATCATATTCATCATTTTTGTGATCAAAACCTAATAGATAAACCTTTTCATAATCTTCACAAGTAAAATCCCTACACGCAATATGTAAAGCTGAAGTTCCTGTAGACCATCCTATCACTTCAGTACCTATATTACGAATTTTGTCTTCCTTACCTCTTCTTAACCAAATAATATAATTTTCTGTGCCTGAACAGTTTTCATCTAGTCCGGAAATATATACAAAATATTCATCATCAAATCTTCTGTAAGATTCTTTCTCTTTTCCATCCAATCCATATTTTAATGCATCATAAGATTCAGCGGGAAGTAAATTCCAAGAATTATGTGTAAAATAACAATCTCCATCAAATCCTGAATCAATAATTTCACTTATTATTCCAGCATCTATGGCACAAATCACATCGGGATTAAAGTCTCTATGACAAGCATTACATCCTATAACTGTTCCATCTAATTTTGATGGATCTATATTTTTTCTACTGGGACCATTCCCTAGTACAAAAACATTATCAATTCCTTGAGCATCATCACCTTCAAACATTTCACTACCTCCATTATACACTAATATTTAGTAATGTCAATAAGCACAAAAAAAAGGGTGAACAAAAGTCCACCCTTCTTTAAGTTCATCCTTAGATAAAGGATTACATAAGGTTTGCAACGATAACGTGCCTGTAATAGCGGTTAGCGTTAGCAGTAAGTGAACCATCACCGGCTCCGTTATTTGCGGATCCAGTTTCGTTTGCGAAAGGATTGGAAACCAGACCATAACGAGTCTTGAAACCAATTTTCGGTTGAAATGAGTTCTCACCAACTGCACGAACCATCTGTAATGGAACATAAGGACAATAGAAAAGTCCGGCGTCATAAGCACTTGAACCTTTGTAACCAACTGTGAAATAGTTAGTTGCAGCGGATGGTGCATATGGATCAACATAGACTTTAAATCGACCATTAAGAGTTCCAACCATAGTTGAACCTGTGTCATCTGGGTCAAAATCGTTTCCAGAAGGTGCTCCGGAAAGTTGACCGGCCATAGCCAATGCGGATGCTACATCAGAAGATGTAATCAAGACATTACCTTTACCTCGGCGAGTGTCTTTAGCAATTGCGTTAGCTTCACGTTCAATCTGGAACATCAAACCTTTGAACTTCTCAACAGACCAACGTCCATTAGAGTCAGTATCAAGGTCAAAAGTTCCTGCGGATGTAGTATTATGAGCTGCACCAGTTTTAGCGTTGGTGTAGATTGTTCTCATAACTTCGCGGTTAATTTCAGCCAAGATTTCACTTGACAGAATATTTGACAGCTCAGTTTCTGCATCCAAACCATGAACGGCCTTAAGATCTTGGGCGAGTTCTACTGTGTACTCGGCCTTCAGAGCTCTTGACTTAGCGGTTACAGTTACTTTATCGATTGCGAATGCCATCTCTGAAATGGTAACGTCAGCTTCTTGTGTTGCTGTAGCGGTACCAGTACCAGTAGTCATGCTGGCATCTGCGGGGTTACTGTTAGCGGAATGAGTTCCACTACCAGAGAAAGAAGTGTCGGCTTCTTTAGAGTCAGCCGCTTCAACACCGGCCTGTGATGTAATATGTGATTTCATTGCAAAGATCAGTCCGGTAGGACCAGTCATTGGTTGAACACCACAAACATCATAGGCGATAAGATTAGGCATAGCTCTACGAACCAACGAAATCAAAACGGGATCAACGGTATCGATATTACCGCCGGTCTTATTAGCGTGAGCCGCCTCTGTCATAAAGACTCCACTACCTTGTTGAGACTGTTCCTTCATTGCGGTTTCTTGGTTTTCCAAGAGAACTGCAGTAACGGCCTTGCGGTAGTTATCTTTAATCTTAGGAAGGTCTTCGTGCTCTAAGACTGGTCCCCACTTCTTTTGTAGGTTTTCAGCTAGGTACATAGTTTTCTCCTATAGGGTTATATAAATTAAGAATTATAGCGACGGATCGCTGAAGTATAATGTTCCATGCTCTCATCTAATTTCTCAGGAGTTTCCTCACTTTGAACTTCGATTGTTTCATCTGTTTCAGTAATTTCTGAGGTCACTGCATCAGACTTAGGAAAATAACTTTCCTTGAGAACATTCAATTTTTCAATGTATTGCTCTGTATTTTCAAATTCGATACCTTCTGCTAACTTCTCAATTTTCTCCGAATCTGTATCGGCCAAATCTTTAGTTGCTGATTTAAGGGCATCGGTTTTTTTGTACTGAGCCAATTCTTTCTGGAGTTCTACTCCACGATTAATTTCTTCATCCAGAGAGCCTTCAAGTTCTTCGACTTTTGTGAATAAGTCGTCAACCATGTCAACTTTCTCTTCTGGAAGGTCAATGTAATGCTCTGTGAAAAGAGTTTTGAGTCCGGACATGAAATCTTCAACCAATTCGGAACGAATTCCTCTTTCGATTGCCAATTCATTTTCCTTCATCCACTCTTCTACAACGTAAGTGAGATATCCATCGACTTTTTCAGTAAGTTCTTTTTGAAATTCATCTTTAGAAGCGTCAACCTCTTTTGATTGCTCTTCCATACGTTTGTTAACTTCGTCAACAACTTTTGCATGAACAGCAGCTTCAAAAATTGTAGATGCTTTCTTCTTGAAATCTTCAGAAAGCCCCTCTTCTCCACTAACTAACGCTTCTACATCATCTTGAACGTTAGGGGGATCAATTTCTTGAGGTGAAATAGCTTGAATCTTAGTAGTTTCTGCTTCTTCTTTGACTTCCTCTTCTTTAACTACTTCTTGAGTAGCTTTTAAGATAGATTCGTATTTACCTGAAAGGTCAGACTTTTTCATTTTATTGACTTGATCATAAATGTTTTTCAACATTTGATTCTTAGTCTTAGGGATTTGGACGGCTTCAGCGGCGGGTTCTTCTTCCTCCTCTTCTTCCTCCTCATCTTCTTCTTTTTTAACGGAAGCTTTTTGTTCTTCTACTTCCTCTTCATCGTCTTCTTCCTCTTCTTCTTTTTTCACAGAAGCTTTAGAAGATTTACTTTCTTCTACTTCTTCTTCATCTTCTTCTTCGTCTGAAGAATCTTGTTCAGCAGCAGCTCTGCGCTTTTCAGCTAGTTCTTCTTCTGTCATTTCTTCAGACTCTTTGTTCAAAATTTCTTCAGACATGTAGGGTCTCCTGTATCTGTTACTTTAGAGTGTTTACTATTGTTATTATTTAGTAAACTTATAAACTTGACATAAACTGATCAAATGCTTTTATCTGAACTTCATCTAATTGCTTTTGACTAGTTATTTTTATTTGTTTTTCGATTCGGGCAACATGGCGTTCATCTAGAATACCATTATCCCATATCCATTCTTTACCTTCCATAATTCCATTGACAAATGCCGCTGGAGCGGAAGGGTCGGCAACAATATCTGCAGCTGTTGCAAGATAAAAATCATCTTGAACATGACTACAATTGCGTCCTACGGGTCTCAATGAACCCATTCCTCTGGATGAGACACCCAAACGGGCTCCCTCATCGATAAGGTTCTTTACAATTTTACCATAAGGTGTGTCCATAATCTTTGCTCGACCTACGAAATTGTCTCCATCCTCATCAAGTGACTGAATTAAATGGGAAACTCTCTCTAAATTAACTGTAGGTCCTTCTGGATGACCTAATTCTCCAAAAGCTCTTGATTGTTTTATGTAATTTTGATCATACCTTTGCGCCTCTTTTTGTAGGATAGCTTTGGGGTATAATCTACCATTGCGATTTTTCACATTGGCCTGCATAAAAACACCTTCGATAAAATAATTCTTTCCTTTTTTGGTATCTTCACATATAAATTCTACATTATCTAATTGTTCGCATATAAGTTTCATTAATTTTCTCCTATTATGTGAAATTACCTTTAGCGTAGTCTATTCTATATCCTAACGAACCATTTTCTTCGTATGCTGGGATATCAAAGCCTGGTGCTTGTTTCTTTAATTCCATTATGACTGTATAAGAGTCTCCAGATCCGTGTCCTGTTGTAGAAAATTGTATGTCTCCCAAAACTTCAGAGGTGTCACCAGTTGCGTTTATTGGTATTCCTGGCCATTCCATACCCGACATATTCCAACTACCATTACCACTTAATTCTGCAATATATTTTTCTGCGGTTGATCCATCCCATTCAATAGCAACTTGTAAACCATTCGTAATCCACATTATTTTAGTAACTAATACATTCCACTCTAAGCCTGTAAAATTACCACTATTTGCTACTGTTCTAGTATTGGCTCCAGATACTCCACCTACAATTGCATCACCATTAGACATACCTGTATCGATTGAAGTTGCTTTTTTGTTTGTATTATCCCATCCTACAACTTCTACTGTAGATGCTCCGGCTGTAAAACCAGTAACAAGAAATGTTTCTGCACCGCCTGTTGTTATTACTTCACCAATCTTAAAGTTTGGGCTTGCTGCACCTGATAAGGTCATTGTGTGTTTTGCCCAAGAAAGTGTCGATAAATCTACCTTCTTAACATCCGATTCTGATGCATCTGAAAAAAACTTTGCTACGTATTTTTTTTCGTCATCACGTAGTACTTGCGTCTCTGCTGCCATCTTCTATTTTCTCCTCGCTTGGTACACTTTCCGGCTCTTTCGAGTCTGTCTGCGTTTTGTTTAAAAAAGTTTTTGCGATATCCTGTTTTTTACCTTCTAACGATACCATCACTTTTTGCTGAAGTACATCACCTATTGCCGATTTTACTCCTGCTGCATCACCTTTAACGGATAATCCTATAATATCACCAACTGTAGTTTCATTAGACATAAAATTTCCTCTATTGTTCTATTATATTTATACTATTTATAAATTTTATCCAGATATAATCTTTAAATCTGGCTTATTTGCTGCAGGATCAAATTCCCATTGTTGATCTTCAGCTTCACCTTCACCACCAGCTTCTTCTTTTTCTTTGGCAATTTGTTCTTTCATATCATCTATTTCCTCTTGAGTCAACTTAAGAACATGTTTATTAACATACTCTTGTGAGAAATATTTACCAACAACTTCATCTCTATATCCCATATCATTTACTAACATTCCCAAACGTTCTCTCATCATTTGAGCATTTTGTAATTCCGCGAAATGTGAATCAGTTTGCCATTCATAAATAAGTTGATCTTTTACTAGTTTCCAATCTTGAGATGAAACAATTCCTTTAAGTAATAGTTGTTTCTCTATGAGATCATTGAATAAATGATTAAATCTTGCTCGTAATCTCTCGATAAAACGTGTAAATTTTACTTCATCTCTTGAGATTTCTTCTGCTCTACCAAGTATGAAACCAGAATCTTGTTCTAGTCTAGAAGGGGGAACATTAAGTGCTTTGTATAATTTTGTTTTGAAGTATTCAACATCAGCTAACTCACCAAGATTCTCCCCTCCTGGCAAAGTTGAAATTTCTGTACCTCTACCACCTTCTCTTCGTGGAAGCCAGTAATCCTCTAACATACTCATGTGCTTACGTTCATCCTTGATTTCGCCAGAATTAGAATCATATACAAGTTTGTTCTTGTATTTGTTCATAATGTCACGTAGATACTGTTCTGCTTTGATCTTAGGTAAGTTACCAACATCAATGTAGAATATTCTACGTTCTGGAGCACGTGAAATACGATAGATGACAACTGCATCTTCGATCATTCGTAACTGATTGAGTGGTTTGATTGCTTTGTGTAGATTACTTAAAACTAATTTTCTATCTGGATCTAATACACCTGAATGACAATATGAAATGGAATCTCCTGCAATTTGAACTGTAGTACCACCTGCAGTTTGTGAAATTCCCCTTTCATTGAACATAAAATATTCTTGAAAACCAGAAGTATCAAGTTCTGCACCATTGGGTCCTTGAACCACTTTTGGTTGACGAACTTTTTTAATTTTTAGGGGATCTATTGGGCGTAGTTCTAATATACCACGTTTGGGATTTTTCTCATCAATAATAACATGAAAATATAATCTACCATCAACATACCATTTACGAAATAGTTCGTACCCCACTCTTCGAAAATCTAGCAAACGTATTAGTTCCGCAAATTCGTCTTTTATTGCTTCTTTAATTGTATCTGATAAATTTGATTTCTCTAGGCTGATACTGACAGGAGATTCTTCCCTATTCGTAACAATGGCCTCATTAATAACATCATCAATTGCTTGGTCACACTCAGGATATGTTGCCATTTCCCGATATTTTCTAATTAATTCTAATTCATTTTTGGCATAACCCTCAAGATCTACATACGTTCCGTATGCTCCGCCTGAAGGACCAACCTCAAGTGCACCATCTTCTGGTTCAGGAAGTGCAAAAGATTTTTTACTCTTTTGATCTTTGTCAACTCTTCCTATAGAAAAACCGAATAATTCAACTGCCATACATCTTTCCTAATAGGTAAAATGGGAGCGGATTACCACTCCCATGTAAAACGTTTTTTTCATACTTAAATATATATTAATTAAATCCAGCGCCACTTTGACTTGATTTCCAATAGCTATACTCCCATGTTACATCATAGGTTTGGATATCATTAGTATCCCACGATAAAGTTATTTCTCCAGTAGTTGATGGCCATACATCAATAAATTCATAAGATTTAGTGTAAGATCCACCATCTTTGGCGACTTGTTTAACTTTCATCGATCCAGTATAACTGTTAATAGCGGCAAAACCAGCTTCTCTCACATTTGATTTGTGAGAATTGATTCTCTCCATCCAACTTTCTATATGATTTCTAATTTCCATATTTTCATCATTATAGATAGAAGTTGTTAATTGCTGGGCAGCTCTATTACCGGGAATATTTATTGATCTTCCCATATAGGTAACAGTAGCGGCTTCTATAGTTGAAGCTGGGAAATTTACTCCTTTACATAAAAATTTAAAAGAGCCTATTCCTGTAGTAGCTACATTTCCTTTACTTCCACTAAGTTCACATTCAAATAAACTTGCTAATGCTCCACCTTTAGTTAGGTTAGAGGTAAATGTGTCAATACTAAAATCTGGCATGTTTTCTCCATATCCGATGATTAGATTGAGATGATGGGGAAGTCTTTTTTATAAGTACCCTCTTCAGGAATCATCGTCTTCCCCCATCTGTATATTATTATTTATATGACTTTATTATCGATTATCTTGCACCGATAATTTCTTCGAATTCAACTCCGGTTCTAACTGCAACAAATTGTAATTGTATGAAGTTAATGGAACGTGATGGTTTCACGTAAATATCTCCACGAAATTCGTTTCGATCTACCACATCTCCAGTATTATTACTGTCATCACAGATAACTGCAAAGTCTTGAATTCCACCTCTACCTTGAACATCTCTCAAGAATGGCTCAACTGTTGCCACGAATCTACTTCGTGAGAATGCATCGTTGAATTCAAACAAGAAAGATTTGGCCATACTAGCAATTGATTTTTCTAAAAGAATAAACAATCGTCTTACGTTGATACGATCAAACGCAGAAGGTTTTGCTAATAGAGTTTTATCTCCAAAAAGAAGTATTCCACTTCCTGGCATTGCTGTAACAGGATTAACTCCATTCTTATAAAGTTCATCCCTTTGTGTTTTATTTGGATTATAAGGAAGTTTAATGCAATTTCTGATATTACCACGATCTAATCCAGCCGGTGACCAGAAAGGATCTCTTGATTCATCAGTAAATGCACAACATCCTGCGATATCACCATTTAATGGAATATATCGATAGACATCATTGTACTTATCGTACATATACTTCCACCCAGAATCCAAAACAGCATAAGAAGAACTGGGCATAGAATTTCTATGACCCACTACATCTGTAGTTTCACTTCCTGCGTTATTTACAACATGTGCTTGAAGTGGTGAAATAAAAGCTACACAATCTTTACGATATTCTGCAATGTTATTAATTGCGTGTATCTGAGTAGCAGCGTCTGCATCAGCAGTCATTAGAAGTGTTACATCAATTTCTTCAGTATTTTTGAATTTATCTAAACCTGTTTGAATATTACCGGCTGTCGAGGCTGAACCTGCGGCACCACCTGTCATACTTCCAGATACGATAATTCCTTTACCATTGAATGTTCCACTTGCTGCTCCACCCCATGCGGTTGTTGAAAGAGCGGCATCTACATCACCATCTGCATGATGATCCATCCATCGAATATACTTTGATCCTCTATTAACAAGGTCTTTGTAGTAAATACTTTGACCATCTTCACCTTTAGCTCCACCGGCAACTGATCCAGAATAAGTTTCTAGTACAGTATTATTTGCTCCCGCAAATTCTCCATCTTCGTCTACAACGACAACATGAATTTCATCTTGAGCTCCACTATTTCTTGCACAATGTGCTGAAGTAACTGGTTCACCATCAAATGAATCTGCATATTCCCATCTTCGTGACCAAGTGTTAGCCGAAGCGGCTGAAACAAAAGGTTCTGAAACTGTTAATACTGTATTACTTGTAATTGAAGAAACTTTTCGTTCTTCTTCAGTACCTACAAGTTTAATTAAATCACCTACAGTTACTTGAAGATCAAAAAATGTACTTGTTCCTGTAACAGTAACACCATTTGCACTTGCTGCACAAGTTCCAACCATTTGACCAACAGGTTCTTGGAATCCTGATCTCTTATGTCGAACCATTGATCCTGAACCAAGATCCGATCCGTGAGCACTACGTGCAACTACTGTTGTTGCATTTGTAATTGTTGCTATTACTAATACTTTAGTACCTAGTGTAATAGTATCTCCCACACTTAACTCTGTAGTAAATGCTGTACCTGAACCGGCAAGTGCACCACTTGATTCTGTCCATGCGGCTGTTCCTGTTAGAGCGGTATCTGTATTACTATTAAGTGTTCCATCACTATTTGTGTTTGCTTTAGTTGCGGCACACATGGAAACTCTTAAACTATTTCCAAGATCACCAACATATTTTGCTACAAACGGACCAAAGTCATCAGACTGTGTTCCACCCATATCTGGATCATAAGTATTTTCATAAGCTTCGTCATTTGCAATGTAAACAGTATTTGCTGCATCCATTGTAGCATTTTTTGCATCTGAGGTATTAGGTGTACGGACTACTTTAAGATTTCCCGAATATGCGAGATAACTTGCTGCAGTAAAAAATGTTTTATACGTAGCAGCGTCTGGTTTACCAAACGTACCCGACAATTCTGATTCATTTGATACTGTTGTTGCCCAATATGAAGGTCCCCACCTAAAAGGACCGGCGATTGCTCCCTCTGTCATAGAAATTTCAGGAACGACAGTCGTTAAATCTATTTCTTTGGTTACAACGCCCGGACTAATTGTAAAAGGCATCTTATCTCTCCTATATTAAATTGAAAGATTGGTTTCTTAAGGGTATTTTTACCATTGTACTGTTATTTATTATTTTGTAGTTCTCTAAAACCATAAATATTAAGAGTTCTCATAAATAATTCAAGGATTTAGATGGATAAGCTCACATTATTTAATACCAAAAAAATAAAAGACCGATTTCTTAAAAAGGTTGATCTATCAGAAACACATACTAAGTGTCACATCTGGCTTGCTTCAAAAAATAAAACAGGTCATGGTATGTTTTCTGTTATGGGGAAAACGATACCTGCTAGTAGATATTCCTTCATGATGTATAAAGGTGAAGTAGCAGACCATGAAGTAATAACACAAACTTGTTTTAATCCTTCTTGTGTAAATCCCGAACACCTTGAATTATCAGACAAAAGAAGATTAGGTAAAAGAATTTCTGTTAATCCAGCTCAATTAGAAACAGGTTCAATTAATTTCTTAGTAAGATTAAAGAAAGAAAGACCTGATTTAGTTGATAAAATTGAAGAGTTAATAAACGAAATTTATAATCCACCTACTGAAGTAAATTTTTCTGAGTTTGATCCATTCACTTATAAAGATTAGAATCAAATACTATATTAAATGATACACTAATCCTATCTTCTTGAGTATTATTCCTAGTAACATCATGCATAATCGGTGATCTAAAAATATACAAACTTCCTTCTTTATTGATTACATCAGCTGTTGGAGTAGTAAATGGTATATTATAACCTTGAGAATTGGGATAATTGTAATGATACATTGGATTATAGAGTCTCAATGTACCACAATCACCAGAAGGAATTTTAACATAATAAACACCACTCAACTGACTATCAGGGTGTGAATGCATAGAATTATAATCTCCTGGCCTATTTAAATTAGTCCAAAGAAATATCTTATAAGTGCTATATTTCATTCCAGCTTCAGTACTTAGTTCACCAACCGCCCATTCAATAAATCTTAAAAGGGATTTCATCACCGGATCATCAAACATATTCCCTTGAGAATGCCATCCCCCTTCATTAGAAGCATGTCTAGTTTTTTCATTTTTGGATTTTTGATAAACCCGATTCTCTATACTAGTATTAACTTCTTTAGAATTATCTAAATCAAATCCCCATAGTGGAACAGGGAATAATTCACTTGTTGTTCTTTGTGTAAACATTAATAATAAACTCTTTGACTTTCATCATCAACTGTCCATACTGTACCTTTATCATCTTTAAAGGATTCTGGTTCTTGTCCATCATCTATAATACCAAATGGCAACATATCTTGTTCTAAAGTTTCCATTTGTTCTTCCCACATTTTCTTTCGTATATCCATATTTGTCATTTCTTTAAAATATCTTTGTTGTACTAACCACCCAAATATCACTAAGGTCATTGCAATATCATCGTGAGATCCTTCCTCTGCCTGATATGTGTTATTCTGTAGAGCAAAGGTTGTAAGTTCTTTAATTGTATTAAAGTCTGGAACAATTAATTGATCCTGTTCTATTAGATCTTTTAATGCCGCACATCCAATTCTCTTGATCTGTTTACTTGTTCTTAATCCTAATTGAATGTTCTTCGCAAATCCTCCACCGATCTGTTGACCTGCTCTACCTCTCATAGTAATGATCATGATATTCTCATACTCTAAATCGTAGTGTAAAGTATCAGCAACTTGAGATCCAATATCATTTACTTCAACTAGAACATGAGCATTATTATACTTATTTCCCACATTATAAATTACATTTGGATATAACATAGGTGAAATTTGATTGTCTCTATAAACTGCAACTTGTTTGTACGGCATTTCAGAAACATCAAATACTGAAAAAGCAGAATAGTCCACACCTTTTCCTTGTGCCGTATCAGCCACTAATGCGTATGTACGATTTTTCTTTGGTTGTTCATATACATCTAAGTTATTAGCAGAGTGAACGGGACTCTTAAAGACCATTGTTCTAAGTTTCGATGGAGCAATTAATGTGTAAGTTGATCCCACAAATTCACATTCAAACTCTTGAGTAAATTGTACTTCAGAGGTATTACGTATCGTTTCTTCTTTCCATTTACCATCTCTGCCAGGCATCTCCGACCAATGAACTTCAATGGGAACATAATCACTTCTTCCTTCTTCAGCTTCTATCCACATCTTATAGAACATATTCAATCCAAGTGGAGTTGAAACGATTAAGACTTTTGTAGATTCACCAGAAGAAATTGTAGGATATACAGAAGTGAAAAATGATTCTGCTATGTTTTGGGGAACGTGAGCAAACTCATCTAGAAAAATAATATTAAAAGAACTACCACGAACTGCACTAGAAGAAGTAGCCGCTGCTACCACTTTACTACCATTCTCTACTTCAATATTACCTTTATTCCATATCACCACTCCTTGTTGTAACCATTTGGGTAAATGTTCATAGGCAAGTTGTAGTCTTGAAAGAAGTTCTCTTGCGGTTGCTCCTTTGTTTGCCAACATTGCGATATTGACACTTTCGTTGAATAGTAAATAATGAAGAAGAAAAGCTATTATTGTGGTTGACTTTCCTGTTTGTCGTGGCATTTTACATATTACAAAACGATTATCATTGAACTTATGAATCATTTCTCTTTGATAGGGGTACATTTCAAATGGTACGAGTCCTTGATCTACATGAATAATTTTAACATAGTTCTCTACAAAGTGAAGAGGATCATCTTTACACTTCACATATTCTTGAAGTGTTTCTTCTGTCCACTCTACATTTTGTCCTACGTTTTTTAAATTTGGATTGCCGAGATATGTTTCACTCGCCACGTTTCCCCTTCAGTAACTTTTGTAATTCAGCTGTAGATCCCACAAATACTGCGTTATTGACAGTAGTAGTGTGTCCACCCTTTTCTATACTTAGTTCTTTTTTGGTTTTATGTAGACCCATTAACTCTTTATTGGCATCCAAGCCGGATTTGATTAATTGACCAACTACTTCAAAAGCACGTGGATGTTCAGATTGTTTAGCAATCTCCAACATCTCCTCTATTGCATCTTGATTTCGTTCAATTAAATTGTAGTAATTCTCACGGGCATAATTATAATCAATGTCATCATCCTTACCAGATTTAGGTATGATTCTGGCAGGCGGTTCAGGTTTAAGTTCAGTAGTGGGAACTAAACTTGTGATTTCTAAAATTTCGTCTATACGTGTATCTTGTGTCATTTTTCCTCATCATGCCAAATTTGACCCTTTTCTGTCATACATTCAGTAGTTAATGGTTTAATAATATTATGTATGTCTATTGGAGGTCTATCTAAAAACTCTTCGGGTTTATATATAGATCTAATTTTATCACATATACAAAAACATTGTCTAGATACTTCTTCTTCTTTTAATTCTTTTTTACTTCTTTTGTATTTTGTATTACCTAGAAAATATAATGTTTCATAACAAGATTTAAACAATAATAAAACATCTTCAGTTTTATAAGTTTCTTTGTTTAACTTATGGGGTTGATATCTATTGTGTATTATTTCTTGATGTTCTGGTTGTATTTCACTTGGGCTTTGCGCAACACATACTGTTCCAACGCAAATGAAACAACCAATTAGAAAACCCCGAAACCACATGTTACAGAGTTACATCCAATCCGGTGCCTAAATTAGTATCAATGTTATCATCAAAATATTCAAAAGATTCTGTGTAACCAAAATCATCATTAGCAGTAACATCGCCGGGACCCGGAGTAACTGTAAGTCTAGTTTTTATCCCTGCTGCGCCTGTTCCTGTCGAACTAGTTTCTGTTATGAATTTCATATTACCCGTTGCGGTTGGTGATCCTGCATCAGCGTCTAATAATAGAAAATTTGTTGTAAAAGATGTACTATCTTCTAAAATAATATGTTCTGGTTCTTCTGCTTCTTGTGCCGGTGTTCTGAGATTCACTATCACAGATTTGGTGACAGAACCACT